ATGCCAGACTACTCGTACCGTCCGACCATTGGTCGCACCTACGTGTACGACAACAAATACTACAAAAACTTAGGATCCGTTATTAAAAACGCAAAGCGCAAGAAGCACCTGCTCGAACATGAGGAGGACGAAAAGCACTTGGATCCGCTGGACCACTACATGGTGGCCGAAGACCCCTTTCTCGGTCCTGGCAAAAACCAAAAACTAACTCTCTTCAAAGAGATTCGCAATGTTAAACCCGACACGATGAAACTCATTGTCAACTGGAGCGGTAAAGAGTTTTTGCGCGAAACCTGGACCCGGTTCGTTGAAGACAGCTTTCCCATTGTTAACGACCAAGAAGTCATGGACGTGTTCCTAGTCGTAAATATGCGTCCCACGCGTCCCAACCGCTGCTACAAATTCTTGGCGCAGCACGCGCTCAGGTGGGACTGCGATTACGTGCCGCACGAGGTGATTAGAATCGTTGAGCCATCGTACGTGGGTATGAACAACGAATACCGCATCAGCCTGGCGAAAAAAGGCGGCGGCTGTCCCATTATGAACATCCACGCCGAATACACCAATTCGTTCGAATCCTTTGTGAACCGCGTCATCTGGGAAAACTTTTACAAACCCATCGTGTACATTGGCACAGATTCAGGCGAGGAAGAGGAAATTCTCATTGAGGTTTCGCTGGTGTTCAAGGTTAAAGAGTTTGCGCCTGATGCGCCTCTGTTCACCGGGCCCGCATACTAATCTAGCGTTGACAACTGGTCGGCGCGTGTCAATAACTCGTTCACTTTTTGATCATCGGGCGCGTCGACCGCGCGCAAATACGCATTGGCTTCAACGTATTTATCGGCCAAGAGCAAATTTTCAATTTGCGTGAAAAACTGCGGCGCGTCCGCGGCGTACAGCGCCAGCATTTGTTCGACGTTGGTGGGTAAATTTTCCGCTACAGTGACGCGTTTTTTAAATGTATCTAAACTTACTTTGGCTTTATTCACGTTTTCGGCCGTTCGTGGTCTTTTTTGCAATAAAGAGGCAGCAGATCGAATCAAGTTGCTCAATTCCTCATCTTTTTCTTTTTTATACGCGTTTGTGCTTCTAATGAAGTTTAGCATGTTCACCGTGTGTTTCAACTCACGCTTGTTGGCTCTATCTTCTTCCACGTAGTCCCAATTATCTGAAGACTCGCTGGATACATCTGATGCCGTGGAATTGCCGGCCATAGCAATGCGGCGCTTGTCAATAGTGCCGGAAAGTAGAGACAGTTGTCCTGCTTTGTCTTGTTTAATTTTGCTACGTAAATCGGCTGCCGCCGGGGCGGTGTCTGCGGGTCTGGGTTTGGGTTTATTGAGCTTTTTGCCTCGTTTGATTTCATCTAAAAGCGCACTGCGCGCGTCACTTGCGTTTTTATTGGGCTCTGAAACCATTGCGTTTATCAATAAATTATCAACCGGATTGTCGAGCAACGGCGGCGGAGGCGGAGGTATGCCCGCCGACAAAGTTGGCGCTGCAGCATCAGTCGAATTGTCGAAAAACGGCGGCGGAGGCGGAGGCGGAGGCGGAGGCGGGGGCATGCTCGGCGTTGCAGCATTAACCGAATTGTCGGGCGGAGTTGGCGCTGCAGCATCAGTCGAATTGTCGAAAAACGGCGGCGGAGGCGGAGGCGGAGGCGGGGGCATGCTCGGCGTTGCAGCATTAACCGAATTGTCGGGCAACGACGGAGGCATGCTCGACAACGACGCACTTGTAGCAATAGAAGCAGGACGTGATTTTAAACGTTTTACCACCTTTAGGTTTGGGGGTTTAAAAGGTGTGGGCGGTTTGCTAGGCATGTCGGGCGTTTTAGCGTGCGTTTTATCCGGGTCGGCCACAAATATAAATTCGTCTGTAGGTCTAGACAATGTACCAATTGGTGATTCTAGAGTTGGAGAAAACGTACGTACAGGCTCAGGCGATTTGTGCTGCGATTGAAAAACTAATGCATCCGACTGCGTGTAAATCTGCGCTTGTGGGGGCGACGGCGGCGTGTACGTTTGTGGCGACGTGTGCAGCTGTGATTTTGGCGTTGGTGACGGCCTATACGCATATAGTTCCGGCGGTGTCTCCGTTCGCGATTCTGGCGGTGGCGTATGCAACTGCGACTGTTGTGTTACGGGCGGCGTGTGCAGCTGCAGTTGTTGTGGAGGAAGCGTGTACGTTTGAAGGTGCGTTTGCATAAATTTGGAGTATTCTTCAAAAAAATCGCCACTTAAACTTGTCACTTCCACGTCGTTCACCGTGTCCAGGCGCAGCAAATTTTCAATACGTGCTAAAATATTGTTTAAAGTGCGTTTGACATTAGGCTCTTGCACTTTGATTAAAAGGTGACGCATGCGGTTCAGCATCACAAAATGCCGCGACGCCTCTACCTGGTCCACGTGCATATACGCCGTGTCAGCGTAAATGTTTTCGGCCAGCTTGAGCAAGTCCAGAACGGTGGTCCTGTTCAGCCGCACTGTTCGGTCGGCCAAACCGAGCTTGAGGTTGTGGGCCTCGGGTCCTGCCACTCTCAAAAAGAAAGAATTGACGTCGATATTATTGTGCTGGTTGTTAATTAAATAAGACCGTACAGACTGGTACTGGCGCTCCATAATGGACGCAACCTTGCACTCGCTAACGCAGTTCGTAAATGACAGCACCGTTATCGCGCCTAAAGTAGTTAACGGCAGGTTTGGCAAAATCGACGTGTTGCACCACCGACCCACCAGCAAGCTATACCTGCGCAAAACAATCACCGCGCACAACTTTAGCGCAGACGAAGTAAACGTGCACGATATGATGGCGGATCACCCCAGTTTTATTGACATGTATTTTTGCTACAGTTCACCCACCGCTTGGGCAATTGTGATGGACTACGTGCCGTGCTTGGACTTGTTTGAAACGTTACAAACTCAGGGCGCGCTCTCCGGCGCGCTAGTGGCCAATATAGTGCGGCAACTGTGTAACGCGCTGAACGATCTACACGTCATTACCGGCTACATCCACAACGACGTCAAGCTGGAAAATGTCTTATATTTCGGAGCGCGCGACCGCGTGTACCTCTGCGATTACGGCCTCTGCAAACGCGAACACTCACCGGGCGTGCACGACGGCACGCTCGAGTACTTTAGTCCGGAAAAAATTCGGCGCCATAATTACGCGCGCTCCTTCGACTGGTACGCCGTGGGCGTGATGACCTACAAGCTGCTCACCGGCGGCAAGCACCCGTTTGAACGCAGTGTGGACGAGGTGCTAGATTTGTCCAGCATGCGTCGGCGCCAGCAGTACAACGACATTGCCGTGCTGAAAAACGTGCGCAACGCGCAGGCGCGCGATTTTGTCTTTTGTTTGACCAGGTTCAATCTGGAATGCAGATTGACCGATTACAAACAAATTGTAAAACACTTGTTTTTGGCAAACAAACACTACTATATTTGAATAATACACTGGATCAGCGGTGACTCGGTAGGCTTGTCATCGTGAACGTCGCTCGTCGCCGAATTTAGCACTAGTTGTGATTGAGTTTGTATGTTCAAACACACGTCTGTGTCGTCGGAAATCGGCGTGGTGGTGGTGGTGGCGGCGGCGGTGACGGGATGCAAAACAATAAAGCAATCATTATTTTTCGAAATAATACTTTTATTTACATCATCCATATTTTTTAAAACTTATTATATATATATATTATATTATTTATACATAATTATACACATCTATAAAATAATACTATTTGTTTATTATTATATATTTTTTAACGTGTTATATACTATACATAATTATACACATTTAATCGTCAATTGTTATAGTATCATGAATTTTTTCAATTAATATTACATCATCATCATCATTATTATTATTATTATTATTATACTTTATACCAATGTTGACGTGGCAAGGCACAGATGAAGAGCCAAACACTTCTTTTTGTAAAGTTATGATGCGTTCGTTGAGCATCATGTTTTCAAATGTAGAGTTCAACAACGAATTAAAGCGCTGGTGCAAAGCGGCGTCTGTGTTCCGGTTATTAAACTCGACGGTCACCGCTGACGTTGAAGCCCGCTCGGATTTTAAACGTTCCACAGTTTGAGTGAGGTCTGCAATTGTTTTTGCGGAAACACGATCTTTTTCTTCTAAACAACAAATCTTTGTATTGGCTGCTCTTACCTCCGCGAGTCTTTCAGAAACGGCTTTCTCGAGCTCTTCAGTCTGGCGTTTCAAACGATGATAATCTTTGTGGTTATTTATTATGGCAATGTCATACTCGTTGTTTTGGCGCTGCAAACTTTCATTTTTACGCTCTAAACTCTCATTCTTACGCTCTAAACTCTTAATTTTGTTTTTAAATTCATCATCGAGTTCGATGAGTTCATGGACTCGCTTTTGCAACGAAGATATTTGTCGGCACGATGAGTTCCACTTGGCGTCATGCGCGTCCTTCAGACGCTGCAACTCAGCCGTTTTTTCCTCTTGAGCGCGGTTCAGCTGCTCACGTAGCTCGGCTGCGTTGTTCGAAATGTCCTCTGGCAAAGCGGCGTAACGCTTCTTGAGAATGCCCATTGCGTCAGAAAATTGTTGGCAGTAAGGCACGCGGTCCGCCGTCTTTTTAATAAACTTGCAACTTACCACGCTGTTTGGAAAGAACGACTGCCAAGTGGTCGCGGTTTCTTGGCACATGGGACAGCGGACGGTGGCGCGCGGAATATTCTCAGCGTTGTTGTACATGCCAAGCACGCATTTGAAGCAAAACATATGCGTGCAGTTAGCAGGCATCATAAACTCGACGATGTTATTAGACTGCATCACGTACGTTTCGTAGCACACGGAGCAAGTGGCCGACACCGGAGTCACTGGTTGCTCACTCAAAGTTGTCAATAGACGTTCCTGAACGCGCTGGCGCTCAGCATTATTATAAATGGTGTGTCTGTGATATGGGCTAAATCTTCTGTACATGTTGCCTGTTTAGTAGTTGAAACAAAACTGTTAAATCGCTCTGTTGAATTAGCAGAGTGCTCACAAGCTTTAAACGAACTGTGTTTACAAGATCGCGCAGCCCGTATTTATACCCAGCGCTCCCCTCCACAGCCAGCAATTTGATAGGCGTTATCAATCTGACGCAGCGCGTCTCTCCATTGTAAACATCGTTACGTACGTCTTGTAGTGCCGTGTGCAAAATATATTTTTATCTAATAGTATCTAATCTAATTTCGGGTTATCGAACTTTTTTGCAGTGTAAAAAAAATCATTAATTTTTTTAACCCTATACACAGTACAAAGTCTACATTTCGTAGACTATTTTACTTAAATAGTCTACACTGTACAATATGCTCCGTATACACTACCACATATCGAACATTTTTGCACTGCAAAAAAGTTGGCTATTGCGCCTACGTGACTCGGCGCACGCGCGTTATTTGTTTTGTTTATAATCTAATCTAATTTTATCAAATGGCGCAGTGTTTGTTTATCGCGCCCGAGTGATCTATACCTTATCGCGCCTTTAAATACAGACCGCATCGAAGTGGGAAGCACAGTAAACTCCAGCCATGAACCGTCAAATTTACGTTAATAGTCATGTCAGACGCCGCCGTTCCGGCTTTCGCGGTCGCCGCCTCTCCTATTCGCCACGCATCGATGCACCCGCGCCGACGCCGCGCATCGATGCACCCGCGCCGACGCCGCGCATCGATGCACCCGCGCCGACGCCGCGCATCGATGCACCCGCGCCGACGCCGCGCATCGATGCACCGGCGCCGACGCCGCGCATCGATGCACCCACGCCGGCGCCGCGCTCCAGCATTCTTTCACGCCGCGCTGCCGAAGAATATGTGCAAGCGTGGCACACAATAGGCGACACTAACGAGCCCGTGACTTTACACTTTGTCCACAACAACGCCGACTACCTTGTGCACGGCAACGCCCCATTCAGCACAAGAGATTTTGAAGAAGACAATGACGTCCACAACAATGTTGGCGAACGCGCGCATCACCGCGCCGTACAGCTACACGAGCGCCTGCAACAAACGGAACAAACCGAAGCGCCGTCGCCCAATTATTCTCCCGTGCACACTCCTGTGATGCATGATTTGGAGTCGCCGCGACAAGTGTGGCAGGACTCGTCAGATGACGAATCGGAATACGGATTTCCGCATTACTCATCAAGTGACGAATCGGAGGACGGCGTTGCGCCTCCACAAGTGGACATGGCCGTGTTTTGTCACATTTGTTCGTGCACATTTCAAGATACCAAAAATTACAATTCCAGTTTTGTAACAACGTTAGACTGCAATCACGCCGTGTGCTTCAAGTGTTACATTAACATTATTTTCAAAAAGAGATTATACAAATGCAGCATGTGCAATTTAGCGACACGGGTGTGTCGCGTGTACAACCATCGGGGCTATGTGGAACTTATGTCGACGAGGTCTGTTTGCGATAAGCAAGCTATCAAAACACATTGGGCTCAGTTGCTGGACTCTAACATGTCTGACAATAACGTGTCTGACGACACCATCGAACAGAACTACGTTCAAGCATTGCAGTCGGAACTGGCCGAGTTACGTGCTTCGACGGCGCGCGCTAAAGAACATTTAGAGGAAGTCATATATACAAAAAATGCAGAGTTATTGGAAGAGCGCGATAACAGACTGAAAGCGCAATTACGAGTTGACCAATTGGAAGAGCAAGTTGACGAATTACAAGACCAAACCCACACTTTGCGCGCGAAGAACTTTAGTATAATAGCTTCTGTTGAAGAATTTTCAGATCAGTTCAACGAGTTTTCGCGCCAGCAAACAGATCGGTTGGACGAGTTTTCGCGCCAGCAAACAGATCGGTTGGACGAGTTTTCGCGCCAGCAAAGAGATCGGTTGGACGAGTTTTCCGGCCAACAAATGAACCTATTAAATAATTTTAGAGCTTCGATTGACGATTAATTTAACAATATTATTTTTAATTAACAATATGTTTGATATATTATTTTTAATAAAATGTTTATATTTTATTTAATTTTTTTTTACATATACAAAAATAACACTTGTTTTTTTAACATTCGTACGCAAATAGCAAGATTAACGCTGACGCATACTAATAAAGTATGGCACATGCTTTCATTTACAATTGCACTCAAAAGACAAGTCGCGTTATGTCAAACCGACTCGCTTTTCCAGTATACTCAAATCCAAAAGGCAAATTATCGTAACAAACAAATAACAAGTGTTAAGGTCATCGTAACACTTAATTAACCCTTTAGTGGGTAACGGCAAGATATTTGCCGTCATACGACTCAGATATTTTATATTGCTGAATTAGCCGTGTTAGTTACATATGACAACGGAAGTAAAAAAATTATTAATAAATATTAATTTATTTATTTTAGATACGTCGTGCCACCCGTAGTTCCCCCGGCAAACTGACATGACGGTCTTGTCACTTAATGCCCTTGGCTGATAGCGGCAAACATGTTGCCGTCTTATAATTCGGAAACCCTGCAATAATATATACATTTCTCTTTCTCAAAAATCATAAAAAAAATCACGTATCGTTAAAGTTCTCGATTCATTGCTTTAAAAAAATAATGGTCAAAGGGTTAACAAGTGCCATAATATTTATCATATAATAATAATGATAAATATTAAGTCGCAAACATGAGCACTTTTTTTACAAATCTGCGTAGGGTTAACAAAGTATACCCCAGCCAAGCCAGTTTCGTGACCGACAATACGCGCCTACTGACAACTACACCAGCGGGGTTTACAAATGTGCTAAGCGCGCCCAGCACTCGCAACTTGGGCAACGGCCGTTTTGAACCGGGCTACAACCTGTCCAATAATCAGTTTGTGAGCGCGGGCGACATCAACCGCATTACGCGCGGCAATGATGTGCCGCGCATCCGCAACGTGTTCCAGGGCATCAGCGACCCGCAAATAGGGTCATTAAACCAGCTACGGCGCGCCGACAACGTGCCCGACGCAGGCCTGCACGTGAAGCGCACGCGCAGCGACGCGGTTAAGCAAAACTTCCCCGAAACCAACGTGCGCTCGGCCGACGGCGTGGACCGCGCGCTGCAACAGAATCCGCGCCTCAACACGTATCTGCAGGGCGCCAAGACGGCCGGCGTGGGCGTGCTGTTGGCCGGCGGCGCTTACCTCACCTTTAGTGCCGCCACGCTGGTGCAGGACATTATTCGGGCGCTCAACAACACCGGCGGCAGTTACTATGTGCGCGGTGCCAACGGCGGCGAAACGGCCGACGCGTGCCTGCTGCTTAGCCGCACGTGCCAGCGTGACCCCAATATGAACACGTCCGACGTGGTTATTTGTAACAACGACCCGCTCATCGCCGACACGGCGCAGCTGCAAGCCATCTGCAGCGGGTTCAACTACCAGCAGGAGCAAACGGTGTGCCGGCAGAGCGACCCCGCCGCAGACCCCGATTCGCCGCAGTTTGTGGACATTAGCGATCTGTTGCCCGGCCAGACCATCATGTGCATTGAGCCGTACAACCTGGGCGACCTAATTGGCGACTTGGGCTTGGATCACTTGTTGGGCGAAGACGGCTTAGTAGGCAAGTCTTCAAATTCCAGCGATAGCGTTAGCAACAAACTCATGCCCCTCATTTGGCTGATCGGGGCCGTGTTATTTTTAGGTTTTATCATTTATCTGATATACAGATTTTTAATGAAAGGCGGCGGTGCCGGGGCGGCTATACCGCCAACCGCCGCCTCGCCAATTATCGTAATGCCACCGCCGCCGCCGCCGCCGCCCACACAAACTTACGTATAGTATAGTAACAAACAAACAAATTTAAATGCAATTAATATTTATTGTATAAACTTTACATGTTTATAATTAAAAAAAAAAAAAAATTTATTATCTTTATCGCATAAATTTAGTATCACTTTTGTTAGAGTATCATTGTAGTTTTATAATACTTTATAAACAAATTTACTATCACCTTTGTTGGAATATTGCTGCACGTCGTCTATTCTAATCAAATTTTGCAACAACAGTTGTAGCATTTTTAACAGGTTATTGTGCCACGTGGTGCTTTCGCGCCTGTTCACATTAATGATCCTAAACACATGATGCACGTTGCGGGTATATTTTTTGATCAAGTCGTCCACGTTAATGTCTTTTATTTCGCCCGCGATCCAAAAGAATTCAGTTCCTTTTTTTGCAATGGTCAAGCGCTCGTCGTTTTTAACACTTCCAAACTGCAGCACTATAAAATTGTGACTGGTGTCGTCGTTCTCGTTCTGCGACATGTACTGCTCCACTAGCAGCCGGTTGCCGTCTTCTTTTTTGACCTTCTTTAAACTGTCCGCGTTATTGTTATTGTGATGGCCGTATCTGTTAAACAACAAATTAGCCACGCTGCTGTACTTGTAGGTTAGCGACGATTTTTGGGTGACAATCTCATCTAGCCGACTAATGATACTATTGTCCGGATTGTTTTCGGGAAAGCGCAAGTTTTTGGAATATTTGATGATTTGCGCCACGTAAGACGACGTGTAATTCCTGCTCAGCGGCGTGTTCTCAATCATGGGCTCCTTGCGGCTTAACATTATGGGCAGCGTGAACAGGGAACGGTCTTGGAACATTTGATACAGCTTGTTCAGTAAAATGCCCGTCTTGCTTTCGCCCATGGACTGCATAAGTGTAACGAACGTGGTTTGAGAATAATACATGTCCAGGTGAAAATGGTTGATCAGCGTGGTTTGGAACACATTTTTGACCGGCTCAAAATAGCAATCGTAGGGATTGCGCTCTGCTTGCGCGTCGTCGCACAGGTTTACGTGCGGCGGGATATCAATGCCTTGCTCGCGCACAAGCTTGTACGACACCATAAACTTGACGTTATTCACCGACACCACAAACACGCGATTGTCCACCATGTAATAGTTATTAGTGTACTCGTTGGTTACGTTGTTTACAAACTTGGCAAACACCACTTCAAACGGCTTATGCTCGCTCTTTTTAACGACAAACACGTAATAGCCGGTCTCGGAAATATAATCCGAAAACCTGTTGGCGCTCATTTGGCAATCGCTTTTCTGCCTGTCCAAGTACACGGAAAAGTCCTGCGCAAAGTACTGCGCGATTTGGTCTGAGGGCGCCACGGTGCAGATCTCGGTGGTATAATGGCGTTCTTCGGTCAACGTGGTCTTGTTCTGGATAGTGGCCTTTTTGTAGCGCTGGCGCATTTTGGGCTTACTGACGCGTTTTTTGCCTTTTGAAGAGTCTACGCTGCTGTCAGAGTCGCTGTCTAGCTCGGACGCTTTACGCTTTGTGCTGCCGGCAATTGTTTCCACGACCTCTTCGGGCTCCATCGACGAATCGGCGCGAAAACCGGTCACAAACTCTGACACCGTGGACTCGCGTGTCAATTCACAATTAACGTCGCGAGCCAAGTTGTCGCTTTGTTCTTGAAGCAAAGCAATTAGGCTATACTGGTCGTTCGAAACGGCCGTGGGAGTGATTGCTTCATAAGCATCGTTCATAGTGTCCAAATTCAGGTTCTCTGGCAGTTCAGTGGAGCTGTTGAACAACGTGTGGCTCGGCGTGGACGGGCCCGTAAACATTGATTGGTGTAAAGCGGCCATATTCTTGGGCATTGCGAGGTACTGCACGCGCCGTGGCCAACTTGCAACTGAAACAAAAAGCAACATGAGCGTATATTTATACCAACCCGATGGCGAACAAGATAATGATATAACGTTCTACATGCCCCACGCCACCAACGGCGTTATCATTTATTTATTCAAAACAGGCGAGGGGGCTGCGCCCAATAAGACGCGGTTGGTGAGCGGATACGAAAACAGCCGACAGATAAGCATGCAGTTAGCGGTGAATGCTCCGCACAAAGACGCATTTATCCTCAGTTGCGTACGCGCGCCGTGCCTGTTCCGCGAACTTTTCATCTACAACAAGTATACGGCGCCACTGGGTCTCGCGGTCGTGCGCGCCGGCCGCGCTGTGCCCGAGACGTGGCACGTGTTGAGCGTGCGCCGCCGCGCCGAGGCCAAGCGCACACAGAAAATCAAAGGGTTACGCGTGCATAACAACTCGGGCTCGGACCAATTTTATCCCAAAGCGCTTATTTCGTTGGCGGGCAACGTGCCCGCCAATTTTATGAACAATCTGCAACGCTGCCGTGCGCGCCACCAGGACGTGAACGTACTGAATTTGCTGTGCCCCGATTTACGCGTGGACGACAGTCCGGTGCAGTTGGAAGAGACGTTTTTATTAACAAATAATAACAAATAAAATGATATAAAGGAATCAACATTTATTTATATTTTACAACAATAAATTACGGTACAGACGCGCCGTGCAACCCGTGCTCGAACAGTCGTATTCGATGGGCACGCAGCTGGCCGAATCCAGGTCAAACTCGTGGCCCGGGTCGCAAAACATGTGCACTTTGTGCGGGCACATGTAGTACGCGTTACAATCAAACGGGTCCGCGTTCAAGCCAAAATAGCCGCGGGGGCAAATTTTGTTGTGGTGCGAATCCAGGTGCATCTCATTGAGGCGCTTAAAAATGAGCACTTTGAGCAAAACTAAAAACAAAACTAGCAGGATCATGATTTATTTGTTAAAGTTGTACACTGTGAATTTAGAGCCGGCGCCGCCGCCGCTGATTTTGTCAAACTCTTCAATGGCGAACCGGAACTTGCTTAAGAGTAAATTGTACGCTTTAGCGTTCATGGACGAACGCAACTTGTTTACGAACAAGGAATGGTCAAGTAGCGATTTAGAATATTCCACCGCCCCGTAGTTTTTAAATATATAATAGTGCAGGTAAGCGTGCTCGACTATGAGCAGCAGCGTCAAGTACTGCGTCGCCTCGGTTTCGGTGATGCTAAAGTCCGACAATGCGTCCATGCATTGGCTGTACTCGTTGAAAGTTTTGGGCCGCTTTATGAACTCGTTGTCATCGTCGCTGGTGCGCCGTTTACGGTTGTTGGACACCAGCGTCTTGGCGATGCGCAGTCCGTGATCGTGTGTCTTCGGATCTACTACCGCGTCCACGTCGAACTCGCGGCTCAACATTTTTACAATAGACGGCCGGTCGACGGCGCACAAAAGCACGCCATCGTTTTCTGTAAACAAGATGGGCTCGCCGGGAATGCCGGTGTCGGCGGTTTCCGTCATTACAAACTCCATCTTGTTATTAAAGTGCGTCACTAACGGGTTGAACCGGTTGTGCACAAAGCCCATTGTGGCGAGAACGACTGCTACAATTTGGCGCGTGTCGTTTTTATTACGAAACACTTCTAGCAGACTCTGGGTCATTTCCAGTGTATTGACCATGGCCATGTATTTGCTCAGCACCAGCTTCACTTTGGTGGTTTCAAAACTTTCGAGGCTCGACAAGTTTTTTAAATCAAACTCGGCCAAGTCATATGTTTTGGGAATTTTAACATTGCAGGGCACGATCTCGGTGACGGTGCGCACCTTGTTGCACCGCACGCGTCTCATGTTAATGCTCTATAACAAAGCTTCTTATTTACAAACGTTGCGGTGTAGTTACAAACGGGTTGGCGCGCATTGTCTGATTCAGCGGAAAGCCCATTTGCGGAGTGGCGCCGGGCGAACTGCTGTTGTTGCCGTTGCTACTGGATTGTAGAAAAATAACTACTAGTGCTATTATCACCACTACGGCCAATATAATCAGAAACGTATTAGGTGTCAATCTGTTCAAATAACTGTTGCCCGTTGCGTCGGTGTTCGTGGTCGTGCCGGTGGCGGGGTCGGTGTATATCATGTTATTTATTTTTGGCGAGCAACGTTTGCGGCGACGCTAGGGCCGTCGACAATAAGCAGTTCGAGCAGCGTGTTTTGTACCCAGGGATTGAGGTCGCGCAGCGATTTTAGCTCCGACGTACTTTCGTAATCACCTCTTACTAAAAGATACGCAGGCACCGTGTTGGAAAACGTGTGTTTTACCAAAAATATTTTTTTGCCCTTATCAACAGCGTACACGTCGCCCGTCAGCCGCACCGGCGGCGAGCTTTGGCGATATACCAACAAGTTGGGGTGATAGTCCAGCGTCTCTGTTGCGCCAAACAGCCGATTCACAGACAGAATGCTCAAAATGCGCAATTTGGGGGCGTAGAACGCGTTCAGCGTACCGGTTAGCTGCAGTAAATCTCTGTTTATGAACAAATATGCCGATTCGTTGTCGTACATGGCGGGAAACACGTTAGTCAGCTCCATTTTGATGTACAACTTGCGGTAGCAGTCTACCGCGTAACGGTCGAACACAATCTCGCGCAGCATGTCGTTAGAGGACGCGCTCTCCTCTATGGTAAACTTGGTGATGAATTTCATTATCGAGCTCTTGGTCATGTATTCGTTGAGCACTTCCAAAAGGTCGGCCGGGAATTGCGCGTCGTAAATGTAGTCGCGTTGAATGAGCTTGACGAAGGGCGAATGGCTGTTCAGCTCTTTGTCAATTTCATCAAACACCTTGTTTGGCTTACGCGTAATAAACTTCATACTATTCACCACTTGGTATTGTAACCGATACAGCGGCAAACCCTTGTAAAAATTTTTTAACATAAACATACTGTTGTTAACGCGCATCGCGTTAGTTGGGTGCGGCGGCAGAATGTTGTGCGTTATAAAGTGCGCCGCCATTTCCTCACCTAGCAAATAGAGGCGAAACGGGTGCCGGTTGTTGTCAAGCCTCGGGGCCGCGCACATGCGCACGCCGGCCCAGTCGACGTACGCGTCCTCGAACACGAACCCGGCGGCGCCCGCCAGAACACACCCGTGGTTAGTTGTGTTCGCAAACAACCTATTTTTATAAACTTTTACAAATTCGCTGTAAATAAACGACGTAATTTTGCGCGGGTTTGATGTAAAAAAGTTGGTAGCGTACACGGGTGTGCCCGGCTTGATGTACATGCGCGAATCAAACTCCAGAATATCCACGGTGGAGCGATCACACACAAAGCGAAACTGCGGCTTGATAAACTTGTACACGTCTGGCGTGAGCAGTCCGCCCATCATGTGTTTCAGCTGAATGTTTTTTAGGTATTCAGTGTAGTTTTGTAACGTGTTATCGTCCAGCACGCGAAAATTGCAATCCAAATAGTTGAGGATGAACGCCTTGGCTTCGGCCGGCACATGACTAAAATCTTTCAAGTCAAAATAACTGCCCAGAAACAGATACTTGAACTGGTCCCGAGCCAGCGCTATAAGATTCTCGCCGCTCATGGTACGCACTTACTATGACTTGAACGACGTGCTGCACGCCGGGCATTTGGCGTGAGTGCTGGCCGTTTTCCATAGAATAACACAGCACGCGTTGCACAACGAGTACTCGCAACACTCTTTAGGTTTTAAAAACCGCGCATCGGTGGAAGTTTCTTTGCACAAATCGCACTCGTACAGCGAGCCGGTGTCCAAGAACAGCTGCATCACTTGCAATGTGCGATTGGCAGCTTCGATTTTATCGGCGCAGAGCAGGCAATGGGAAAGTAGGTCTTGCACGTATATTTGCAAGCCGTTAATTACCTTGGCGCAACACGCAAAAGCGTCGCCAAGTATTTTTAAGGCGACCTGCAGCTGTTTCAGATACGGCAGAAGCACTATTACGTTCTCGCCCGCGCTGGCCGTTTCCACACTTTTAACGCATTCGATCACGCGCGCGGCGTCGCTGACGAAATGGTGACAGCAGCCCGCATCGTCGGGCAAGCGTTGGGGGCACGCGTCGTCGCTCCGATCGCGGTAACGAAAAAACTTGTTCTCGATTTGGCGCTTGTAAAGTTCAAAATGCTTGTCGTCAATTATGCCAAACGCGGCGGCACGCACGCCGGCTTGCGCTTTGGCATCCACCAGAATGTCGGCGCAATACATGTGGGCAAAGATAAAATTAAGATCCATTACCTTGTTTGTCCCGCACGAATCGCTTTCCGAAACAACGTTGGGCCAGTAGGTGCCTTTTATCATGTTGCGTCACGCCGCGGTCGATACTTATATTGTGTGTTTAGGAACACGCTGCCGGCACAAAACTGTTTTTCGAGATCGCTTAGCGCTCTTTATATAACGCAGTGCGCGTGCCTACGTGACTCGTGAGCTTTGGGAACGTGTGCAAACGCGCAATAGATGATTCATTTGCATAACAAGATATGAAGCTTGATTAGATAACGCAAACGGTATATAAGCGCTAACGGGAACAAAACATGCACAGTATTGTGTTGATTGAAGGCCAGACATGAATTGGTTTAAGGAGAATAACATTTTCGACAGAAAGTCGCCACGGAACTCGCTTGCCGGCAAGCCGGCCGCCGCATCCTCCGCTAAACAGTTTACTGGGAATGCTTCGACCGCGGCGCGCAGGTCTAAACCGCGTAGCAAGAGCGAGCAGGCGCACGAGAAAATCATCCAACGCATCGGTCGGGGCAAGGACAAAGACATCTCCGTTGTTAACCTCGTGCCGCCCGAGTACGGTTTCCGGTTTGACAACGTGCCAGCTTACAGCCACAAACTGGAGTACGCGTGCGAGCGCGATCTACGCGAACACTTTTTGAGCGACAACGAGCGCGAGGCCATGCAGTCACTTATGCGCTTAGCTACCAATTATGTTTTGGGCTACGTCAACAGCAAAGACATGCTCACGTTTGGCCGCGCGGCCGGTCTAAAAACCAAAAACGAGCTGGAGCACGTGCAAGAGTCTGAGTGCACCATGTGCGGATACAAGTTCAAGAACAACACGCGTCTGTGGATGCTATTCGTCATCGTACGCCAGCCGTTGCGCTCCCTTTCAACGGGCGACGACCCCGCACCGCTGCCGCACCCGTCCAACCGTTTTGAATTTGCCTGCTGCGAATGCGCTCAAAATTACCACGACCAGCTCAATTTGCACCAAGTGTACCCCAGCATCGACTCGGTTAGCGCACAACGCTTGTTTGAGGCCGGGTTTTTTTACCAGTACGTGTTTCCACTTGAGTACAAGTTAAAATATTTTACGCTTGACGACATAGAAATTGTGCATCAGGAAGGTCCTTTTAAAACAATACAACGACTGTTGCGCGAATACAAACGCCCCAACGACCACATCATATCCATCACTTTACGAACCACGGGCGGCATTGTCTTGAAGGAAATAAACGACAAAGTCCGGCTGATGCGTTATCGCAATATCTACAAGGAGCCAACAGCCTCTGACGACGTTAATTGCTTTACAGTGAACAGCCCCAGCGCGTTAATGGAAGCAATAGCTAACGGCACCTTTGACTCAATTCAAGGCACAGTGTTCGCCGAAATATACGGGTTTGCTATTCAAGAGTTTGTGACCGGAGTCATCACGTTTCCCTTAAAAGTTGTCAAAGGTAGCTACTGTAAAGCGTGCAAAAAGAAAAAATTGTTCCACAGTAATCCCGTCATCAATTGCAGCAAATGTGGGTTTACCAACCGGTACATATATGAAGGAAAATACGACCACATATATTTTCATCCGGAGGCGGTGCAGACGCACACTATTCACGGCGAGTTCGTTCGTTATTACGATCTGAAATTGCACGCTAAAATTTGTCGGGATCGTTTGAAAGATTACGAATCTGATGATGAATAATTAATAAAAATAAAAATGTATTTATTTTATTTTATTTATTGGGGTAGACAATAATTAAATACAGGAGAACATGCGCCACTGCAGCACTCGTCGTTATGGACACAAACGGCGCCAGTTTCGGCGCAAGCTGCTAAAACATAATGTGCATTTAGCGCAACTAGCAGAGCAAAGGTCAACAGCACGGTCTTGATTTGCATAATGAAAGCAATGCGTTTACAACAGAGTTTTCGATTTTCTATTTCATCTTATTTATTTGTCAGTATAGTCAATATATAGTTAATATTGGCAAACAGAAATTTTGTCCTTTTCCTCTTGCGTTTGAGGCTCAAAGTTGGCAAACGTTTGCACATGCAACCGGTCTTCGGAATACGCCGCCAACCCCATCTGTTTGCCGTTCATAGTGTAAAACTCGTTAGTTTGAACCAGAGCGCCGATGAACGCGTCGTCCAGTTGGACACGGTACGGGCGAAACCAATGCCCGTCGCCGTCAAACCGGCTGTGCGCAGTAAACGTTAATTTGTCAAAATCCGTTTCTGGCACAATCGTGTTTAAAAACAACAAAAGTGGCAGGTTGTTGTACATATTAAACCCGTTTTTTCTAAAGTAAGCGTTTACGTCAATGCTGGCGTATTTTTGTTGCAACTTTTGCTCTATGAGCTCGAACGAGGCGTGCAAATTATTAAAATCCACTTTTACACCAACATTTTCATTGCGGCAAAACAGACTGTACAAGAGTTCGTTCGGCATGTCCTTAAGAAAATTGTCGCAAATTATGTTAACTAGAGCCGTGTTACGTATATCACCCGCATAACATGCGTTGTCAACTTCTGCTTCCCAGCTCTGCGGTGAATACAGTTTTAACATTTCCTTGTTGACAAGCGTTTTGTGCGCCAGACCAAATTGAAAGCCGCGCCGTCCATGAACGAGATTAAACGTGTAATGTCCCGGGTGCGTGCGCACCCGAAGAGGCATAGCAATATCACTGATGGTGCTCACGTACATAAATTCTTGTGTATAATAAAACGTGCCTTCTTCATTAAACATTATTGTTGTTCATAATTTAATTGCAAACATTAATATACTATTGATCACTGTGCAAAAACACACCATTTAAATACTATTTAATCATACAATGTTATAATGGATTTCAAGAACATTTGTACTCGAAAAGCGGGGTCGATTTAGCGCATTTTAAAAGCTACAAAAACTCGCTTTTCGAATACACTCGTACCCGAAAAGCAAAATCGGCGCTGACGCATGCACTCTCAAAAGCGGGATCGGCGCTGACGCATGTCTAAAAATAAGCGACAAATATGGCCGTGCTGACCGCCGTTGATTTAACGAACGCGAGCCGTTACGCGGCGCACATGCACCGGCTCGAGTTCATCGGTCGCTGGCGCGAGCGGCTGCCGCACATCCTTATCGACTACACGTTGCGGCCCGCGTCGAGCGAAGATGATTACTACGTGCCGCCTAGCCTGCGCGACCGCGCGCTGGCGGTCAAGCTGGCATTTAGTCGGCGAGGCTGCAACAGCATGAGTTGTTACCCTTTCCACGAAACGGGCGTTGTGTCCAACCAAACCCCGTTCGCGTACACGCAAACTTCGGAAACCAGCGTCGCGTACGCGCAACCCGCATGCTATCACTTGAACCGCGCGGCCGCTATGCGCGAAGGCGCCGAAAACGAGGTGCAATCCGCCGAGTTTACGTACACGCTTAACAATCAATGCGTGCTGGTCGATTCCACGTCTAAAATGTACTTTAACAGCCCCTATTTGCGCACCGAGGAGCATACCATCATGGGTGTGGACGACGTGCCCGCGTTCAACGTGCGGCCCGATCCTGATCCGCTGTTTCCCGAGCGGTTCAAGGGCGAGTTTAACGAGGCGTACTGCCGTCGTTTCGGCCGCGATCTAGTGAACGGCGGCTGCTCGTTTCGTTGGTGGGAGACGTTGATTGGCTTCGTGTTGGGCGACACAATTTACGTCACGTTTAAAATGCTGGCCAACAACATTTTCTCGGAACTGCGCCATTTTGACTATACGGCGCCCTCGCCCATTTTGCCGGCGCGGCCTGTGGCAGACTCTAACGCCGTACTGGCCGAATGGCTCGCTGTGCGCGATCGTGCAGTGGATTGGGACTTTGAAAAACAGTTTTTGGAAACGCCAACACTGCAGCAGCTCGGCATGGTGGCCGACAACGGCGCGCTGATGCAGCTATCGTACACGGCCGAAACAGGCTTCATAAAAACGCCCATTACGTACTCGACTCGCGCAACACCGCGTCCCATTCGCGACGCTGGCGCGTTTAAACGTTCGCTTAACGACAACGAGCTCGAGGCGATAATCGCCTCGTTTTTGGAGGAATACTCGCTCGTGTTCGGCATCGCCACCGATATCGGATTCGACATGCTGTTGACAGCGTTTAAAACAATGCTAAAAAAAATTAACACGACACTGATACCGGCTCTCAAACGTATGCTGGTGAGCACTTCGCAACGCGTGACGGTGCGTCTTTTGGGTGAAACGTACAAGGCGGCGTTAGTGCATTCCATGAACAGAATTGCCATCAAAACGCTCACCACGGCGGCCAAGGCGCTAACGCGCATTGCCATCAAGGCCAGCTCTGTGGTGGGCATTGTGCTCATTCTTTTTACGCTAGCGGATTTGGTTTTGGCGCTCTGGGACCCGTTTGGGTACAATAACATGTTTCCGCGCGAGTTTCCCGACGACTTGTCGCGCACGTTTCTCACCGCCTATTTCGAGACGCTAGACGCCAACAGTTCGCGCGAAATTATAGAGTTTTTGCCCGAGTTTTTTTCGGACATTGTAGAGACAGACGATGACGCCACGTTCCAGTCTCTGTTTCACCTACTCGATTACGTGGCGGCGCTCGAAGTAAACTCGGACGGACAAATGTTGCACTGGGACGAAAGCAACCAAATCGAGGATTTTGACGAGGCCACGCTTGTGGGCCAGGCGCTGGCCAGCAGTTCGCTGTACACGCGCCTTGATTTTATGCAATATACGTTTAGGCAAAACACGTTGTTAGAAATGAACAAAAATAACAACAAGTTTAATGGGTTACTGGCAGGTTTATTTTTAACAAATACAGGAATCGCTCTCGCAGCCTTCATGTTGCACAAAGAACTTACATTTTTTGTGTATTTTGCAGTATTTTTAATGCTCGCACTATACTATTTGGTTAAAGAATCATACGAGTACTTTAAAACTATCGACTTGCTGCTTTAGTGTCATTACTTGCGACTGCGATTTTTGTTCAATGAATTATCGGGTACAGGTACGTCGGGAATCTCTCCTCCACCAAGTATGTCTTGGATTGTGGTCACTTTTGTATCCAAAGCGGTCAATTGTTCGGACAGCCCGTCTAACGGTTGAACTTTGCCGTCCAATTCGGTCAGTTGCGCTTGCAACGCGTCAACTTTTGTGTCAACATCTTGCACAGTTGTCAAAATTTGTTGTAAAATGCTGGGTTTGGACATGATGATATTGAAAATGTTAACTTAATATAGTAATAATTTGTTAATAATGCTTATTTAACACTATGGCCTGCAAAAGGCCCTGGCAGCCGCCAATGCATCAATTCAAAACTGCCTTTGTTAAAAGTGATGCGCACTTCGGAATCGTTGTAGAACAGCGCGCACGATTCGGAGCCCTCAGCTTGTGGCGCCGTTTGCGACAGCGCGTGCGTCTTTAACTTGTCGTACGGCAACTGCACCGCACCGTACACGGATCGGCCGGCGCTCAAGCGTTCTACACGCACACCGTTCCGCACGTACGCATGACCGGACACTTGGCCCGACTGGCGCACTCCTGTTACGGGTAGCAACCAAACGCCGTCGGCGCGCCGGAACACCGTTGTCACAACCGACACTAGCCTGTCGTCGCACGTAATGGGCGCGCCCACGTGCAAATGATTGCGCATATCGTCGGCCACTTCCAACGCCGGAACAGTACCAAACACGAATCGTTTGTTGCACACGTGATAATTGAAGCAGGTGGTTACTAAAGTCCCCGAATATGTCCCGATTGTCGTAAAAACGTCTACCGTCGTGCCCATGGACAATTGTGGAAACACAACGCTTGTAATTACTCCAGGAAATTGGTGGTATTGATTCAGGGTTTCATCAAAAACTTCCTGGCCCGGCTCTAACACTTTGATGAACACGTTTTGATCGCCAATCTGCAAACAGCCACTGTCTTCGTCAAAAATGACATCCATTTTTATGTACATTTCGTTTGCGTTTATTATTAACAATGTTAAAATAAAAATAGTTTTCGTATTTATGTATTGCGTTAATGAGTATACTTGTTCTTGTAAAACACGTTTGTATCATGTTTGTTATCTAAATGATTCACTTACGCTATAAAAGGCCGAACATGGAAATAATACTTTAGTTGTCAGCCATCGCTCGGTGTAACAGTGTTTACGGCGTTGAAAGCTTTTATTGTGTTGATAAACATGAAACCTATAATAATTGTGTATTACGATGATGAAGAGCAAGAATTTGTTGAAATTCATGGCGAGCGGTCCGACGTTTTGAAACTGGAGCTGACGTACAATAAACAAATCGGCAGCGACCATGTATTGAAGGTGAACGTGAAGACTGGAAAACGAGTGTTAACCATTTTTAAATTTGGCGAAAAAACTTTTCGTTTGATAGCTAGTGATCCCATCTTTGATGGATTCTACGACAAGGTTAGCAACCGAACAAAGCAATTTAAGCTTGGCGATTTCAATGTGATCAAGCAATTGGTACAGCACGACCAAAAGCAAGTGAACAAACTCATTAATCAAATCCCCGTGCTCGACATTGTGATTAGAGAGTGGGTAGAAGAAACGCCACGTTGGGAAACGGACGGCGGGTATAGACGAGGCCGCGTAGAACTCGACGGTGATTTTGACGAACATGATAACATTCATCATGGGACTGTGTTTGGCGAAGAACCCCCCGAATTGTTTATTAAAGACCACCCGAAACCAGTTGGATACGAAACAAATGTGCTGAATAAAAACAAGTACACTAACACCAAGGGCAGGGAGGGACCTATTCTCGCAGAAATTAAAATTAAATTTGTGACTAAACAATTTATTAACATTGTATAATTGTTTAATAAAAAATTAAAAAAAATGCATTTTGTTTATTTTTATGATGATTTGTAAACCACCGCTAAATAATATGAACACTGAGGGAGGTGATCGGCGCTGCCACGCACGCCACAACAAAAGGTTTTGACAGCTCCGTCGGAGCCGGCGTAGTAGCCTTCGCCAGCTAGTGCGCGGGCGTTGTCGTATCGTCTGTTGACGAGGCTGGTGTGGCGCTTGTCGAAATCTAAAAAGGCAGCGTTGTCAAACTGATGCTCTTGCAACGCTAGCCCTTCGCATTGCTCGTGGTTGCGCGCCATGGCCGTTTCAAAAGACGCGTGGCCGTCCAGCACGAACCCATCGCAGTGCGCGCAACGCAGCTGCCCATACAACAAATACAACCCGCGACGCACCAGCGCATCCACCTGCGCCGCGTCGTACGCGTGATCGGCGGCGTTTTGCGCAAACGATGCGCGGCGGCGCTCGCCGCGTTTGAATTGGGCACGTCCCGCATTTTCCATGGCAAACGCCACGAACGCGGCGCCTTCTTTTGCCGCTTCTTTGTTGGAAAAATCGTCGTCGCGCGGCACCGTCAGAACCACCAGGTTTTGCTTAAACCGCACCACGTAAAAGCACACAGGCGCGTCGCGCATCACGTACATTTGCCGCTGCATCTGGCGATAGTGGTCGTGCGTTTTGACCACTTCGAACTGCGGCGGCCCTGACTTGTTGACGAGCAACGCCGTATGCTTGACACGGTACTTGCGATTGGCTTTGCCCAACTCCAAGCGCATCTGGTCCACCGTGGTGTCGCGATAATTAAACGGACACTTGATCTCCACGGGCACCCACGATCCGTCGGCCATGGCAAAATAGGCGTCGGGCGACGCTGAATGCAGCCCCAATGCGCTAAGAAACATGCCACAGTCCAGCACCGTTTCCGCGACCGCGCAACCCGCGCGCTCCGCGGCGAGATGCCCCAGCCGCTCAAACAGCTCCGCGTTAATCACTTTAACGTTGGTCTCTTGCGCGTTGCCAAACGCCAGCGCCGACGAGCGCAACATTGCGCCGCCAGACGAGCGCGACGCGGTGCTGCGGTTGAAGCGCAACATGTTCCACAGTGCGTTTTTGCTCTGGCCTCGCGTGGCGGCTTCTACGCGCAAGGTTTCGTCGCGCGACACGGGCGCCGGAACGATGTTCTTTTTTTCGCGCCATTTATCTAGTTGCGCGCGCGTCAATGTCACAGAACGCGCGTACGTAGCGAAGTTGTACTTGTCGTAAACGGCACGCTGCTCTGCTGTAAGCGACACGTGCATGGTCGGATGTATCGCTATACGTTCTGTGGCGGCTCTAACGGCAGATTGGCAAATGCGTTCAGCAAGTCCTCCGGCACCGACCACTCCGCGGTTGACAATATATTAAAATATATGACACATTTTTTTTGCGGTAGCAATTCTAACGTTTGTTCTTTAGAAAAATTTATAGACAGCACTAATTGGCGTTCTTCTTTGTCGTACATGACATTTTGCACTTTAAACAATTGTTGGTCATTAATTTGCACGCGAAACGTTGAAGCCTTGGGCAACGTGTTCAGCATCTTTAGGTCATCGTTTTTAAACAGTAAGTTAACACGTATTTTTGAACAGTAAATTTTTAAAATGTTAGTATGAGGAATTTTTTTATATTTTATTGGGTACGTGGGATGCGCGAACGCCACCACAAAACTTTGTACATTGGTTTCATTGAATATTGACGGTTTTTGCTGTTCGTATACAATTTTTAGGCGTTGGTCCAATTCGATTGTTTTCGAGTTAGATTGATTAATGTCATTGAACTTGACAAGTTGCTTTTTTTCGTCCCGTTGTTTGCGGCGTTTGCCATATTTCTTTACAGCCGCTTCAAATTGATTAGGACGTTCAAGTTTGACGCTGTGACGCGGCAATTTCTCGTTTTTTGGCATGTTATTTGCGAGCACCCATCAAAATGTTTCTTATTTCGGTAACCAGATCCAGCACGTCGTTTAGTTTTTGCCTGTCCGCGTCGCTCAAACCGCCCTCTATATTTTCCACGGCGACAAGCAGGTTGTTCAGCGTGCCATTAATGTTGGTGATGCTGGACGCCAAATTGGTCAAGATGGAATTGGTGTTGTTGAGCTCATTGCGCAGCGTTTGCGACACTCCGTTGATGGCGTCCGTGAGTTCTTTGACTAAATCTTCCAATTGGCTCGTTAGGTCTGGCAACGCGTTCTTAATTTCGTCGATTAATGTATTTAGCCTGGCTAAAAGCGCGTCTTTGGAAGTTTCTATTGCGGCCAGTATTTGCGCGTTTTGCGCGCGCAGCGCACTTAGCGCGTTGGACAACTCTAGAAATTGGTTGGATTGATTGAGCGAAATTTGGTTGACGCCGTTGACGAGCAAGTCGTTCTGGTGTCCAATTTTTTCCAGCGCGTCCATTATTTGTCTTTGCGCGCAATCAAACGGGGGCTGGGGCTGCGGCGGGCACGGCCGCTGACGAGTGCAGTAACTCATATAATTGTTGGCAATAAAAGTCGTAAGTAATTGGTCGGAAAACAATGAGGGGCATCGCAAAGCCAACACTGCCGCACCGTAAATGTCCACCATGTATTTGACCGTGTTATTGCCGGGCGGAAAGGGGCACGACGTGCCGATGTCGTTGATCATTTTACGATGCTTTGACGGGATAGAAAACAGAATTTGCTGAAACGTGGACTGCGGCATTTTGAGGTTTTGGAATATGTAGTCGGAATCGATCCACATAACCGACGCGTCATCGTACATAACGCTGTTGTTGGGTACCATACAAGACGTCATATTGATTGATATTGTAGACGCAGCGCAAAGTTTTTGATAATTACTTATCAGACAAGTGCCGGCGCCGCATGATTTAACAACAGGCCGTTAATTTTTTCGTCAAGGTTAGCGATTTTTTTGTTGTTTCTAGCAACGAGGTCCCACGTGCGCATGGTGTTGTTTTGCAAGTTGGACAACATTTTAAACGTGTCTGCTTTAAGTGATTCAATTTCGTCGATCACGCCATTGTAGCGCTTTTCTGCCGCTTCGTACGCCACTATTAGAATGGATTTAATCTCTTGCAGCTCACCGTTCAGATGGCCCGAGTACATTAAGTACGCTACCAAACACGCGCTAAAGGCCGCCCAAAAATTCATGGCTAAATTACCTTACTTATTAAGACAAACGAGATCCTTGATACTCTTTACGTGGTCAAGTATGGTGTCGGTGGCGAACGTCAACTTTTTACTATATTCGGAATGCAGCGACTCGACCAACTCGCGCGTTTCACACGCAACACCGGGAGCGGGATCGGCAGCCGCGTGCCCGTTCAGCGTCACTATCGCCTCGTTTAAACTTTCTTGAATGGCGCATAACTGCGTTTTTATTTCGCATAAAGGATCAAACGTTTTGCCCTGCGCGCCCATCATTAGGTCGCAGATTATGGATTTGATGGTGTAATATTCGGGCGGGTGTTTTTTCGTGTTCAAGTTATAATTTTGCAAATACTTGAACAAACCAAACACGTGCAGGTAGTTTTTGTTGTTTCTAATAAGTTTGTGCGACGGCGCCGCGTTTGTCCATAAAGTGGAAATGTTTTTTTGGAATGGCATCAACAAGCGCGATGCGGCGCTTAGTTCTAAATAGCCGTCGTAGTCGTGGGGCGTATTGGTGATTATTATCACTTCAAAGCTGCTGTCGGAAGCGTAATTAAACGTGCAAGTGTCTAGCAAATTGGAGTCTGCCATTTTATTACGCCGTCTTACAATAGTTGTATCTAAGATAATATGTTATAGATAATAAATTACAATCTGAGAAACAAATTTAATTTTGTATTATTAGCGATTTAATAAACATGTTGACGAATTTATATTGTTTGTTATTACGAAGATAAGATATAAATTATCTCAAGATTGAGGCGCATTGCGTCACGTACGCAACTAACGCGTTAATAAACATGGGTATATAAAGGCTTGCGCCGTTCTGTTAAATCAGTCGCATTGTCCTCGCCGCAAGAACACTACAATATAATGGTTAAAACTGCTGTGTTAATTTTGCTCTTGGTCCGATTTTCGGAGCCTTCTGAGCATTGCAACGCTAATATGAAACAGGGACCCTACCGCATTAAGAATCTGTCTATTGCGCCGCCCAAAGAGACGCTGCAGAAAGACGTGGAAATAGAGATTGTAGAAACGAACATGGACGAAAACGTCATCATCGGCTACAAAGGCTACTACCAAGCGTACGCGTACAACGGCGGCTCGCTGGACCCCAATACTAGCGTCATGGAAATAACGGAGATGCTGTACGTGTCCAAAGAGGACCTGCAGACGTGGGACGTTCGCCAGCAATGCGAAGTGGGTGAAGAGCTCATAGACCAGTGGGGCAGCGACAGCGACAACTGTTTTAGGAATAAAGAAGGCCGCGGCGTGTGGGTGTCCGGCAAGGAGTTGGTGAAGCGGCAAAACAACAACCACTTTGCGCACCACACGTGCAACCGTTCGTGGCGCTGCGGCGTGTCCACAGCCAAGTTGTACACGCGCCTCGAGTGTGACAACGACACTGATGAATGCAAGGTTATTATTTTGGACATTAATGGCACCAGCATTAACGTGACGGAGAACGCGGTGCTGCACCGCGACGGCGTGAGTATGATTTTGAAACAAAAGTCAACGTTTTCGAGGCGCACCGAAAACGTAGCGTGCTTGCTCATTAAAGACAACAAATCTGACCCGAACTCGGTCACACGCGAGCACTGTCTTGTCGACAACGACATTTTCGACCTCAGCAAGAACACGTGGCTTTGCAAGTTCAACCGGTGCATCAAGCGCAAATCGGAAAACGTCGTAAAGCAACGCCCGCCAACATGGCGGCACGACAAGGCCGCCAAGCACGACGAGGGCGCCAGCGCCACCAAAGGCGATCTGATGCATATACAGGAGGAGCTAATGTATGAAAACGATCTGCTGCGCATGAACCTTGAGCTGATGCACGCGCACATCAACAAGCTAAATAACATGCTGCATAATCTAATTGTGTCGGTGGCTAAAGTGGACGAGCGGCTAATCGGTAACCTCATGAACAACTCGGTCTCGTCCACGTTTTTGTCCGACGACACGTTCCTGTTGATGCCATGCACCCACCCGCTGCCGCACACCAGCAACTGCTACAACAATAGCATTTACAAAGAGGGCCGCTGGGTCGCCAATACGGATTCGTCGCAGTGCATCGATTTTAACAACTACCAAGAGCTGGAAATCGACGACGACATTGAGTTTTGGATTCCCACAATCGGCAACACAACCTATCACGAGAGCTGGAAAGATGCCAGCGGCTGGTCGTTCATCGCCCAGCAGAAATCCAACCTCATTTCCACTATGGAGAACACCAAATTTGGCGGGCACACCACCAGTCTCAGCGACATCACCGACATGGCTAAGGGCGAGCTTAACGCCAAACTATGGTCGTTTATGTTGGGACATGGGTTCAGCTTTATGTTAACAGTGGGAATAATAATGTTTTTATTTTGTATGGTGCGTAACCGCAGTCGCGCATATTAGTGTTGGTACATTATAGTGCGTTATTACAAATTATGTATTTTTTTTTTAATAAATCTCCGCGCTTGAAAGTAATTCGTTTTGTAAGCCACAAGCGTTTATGTTTTGTTGTACCCTAAAATAGCCCTGCTCTCCCCAGTCCACGCCCCACGTGTTTTTTAATATCCAAAATGGTACGTTGTTTTCGACGGCGTAGCCTACTAAAAGCACTGCATGATTCAACCCGTGGTTTGCACAGTATCTGATAATGCCGCGTTTGTAGTTTACAATATCCGATGCGTCAATGGCGACGGGAATTGGGCCCATGATGCGCAGCAAGTCTTTAAGTTTCTCTTCAAATACTGTAATGTATTTGTAGCATTTTTTTACTTTGACCACAAATTTGGCTGCATTTACGCGACAATCGCCGTTGTGTGCTTCGTATGGATAATCATTTTCGGCTTGTATGCCGCCCATATTCATGACGGCTTCGAACGCCGTGTGCAGCAAACCTCCGTTGCAGCCCGCGTTTACAAAATCGCAGTCGATGAGCTGTTGCTCTGACAGATTTATCAATTGATTGTGTTTGATTGCAAACTGGCTTTCTAAACTGCCAAGGGTGGCGAAGGCCCAACACGCGCCGCACATGCCTTGATTTTTCACATTAGTCACTTTGTTTAAGCGGCGCCAGTCAAACTCGAGAGGTCCTTTATCGGGCGGGCGGTCTAGCACCACGACTTCGCAAAAACTTTGTGTCTGTAGAGGAAGCGACAAGCCGGTGTATTTGGAGATGGTTTCGTCTTTGGACAAATCTGAAAACTTGTTAATTTCATACTGGGCCGTAGTGTCGTTGTGGTTCTTGTTAATGATCTCCTCTAGATTGTGCTGAAATATTTGAAAACGACGCAATTTCTCAGATTCGCTACTGTAGTTTTTATTGAATCTGTGCAAAAAATCTTCAAAATAACTGGGTGCCTTTAAAAGGTCATACGCAGCGCATTGGGCAGCTCCGTAGACCAACAAATACAACACAATTTTGTTCATAGTGTTACATTAAATAATTATAACTTATATAAGTATAAATAAGATGGTGCACTATTTGGTGAACGTTTTGTGGTTAACTGCCGCCGTTGCGTACGCGTCGCCTGGCACACCTGTCATCGACTGGGCCGATCGCAATTATGCGTTAGTCAAAATAAATTCCGACGCCACTGCCTATGAAAATTTGATACAGCGCAGAGATCATGTCAGCGTGCGGGTTTCTTGGAACGTGTGGAATGGTGGCATCGGTGACATGGCTTACGTGCTGTTTAACGATAAACAAGTCTGGAAAGGCGAAGCCGTCGCTAAAAAGGCCACGATCGACGTGTATAAAAGCGGACACTTTAGCATGCGCGTTAAATTGTGCGATGAGGATGGCTGCTCTGTGAGCGAATCGGTAATTGTCAAAGTTGCAGATACGGACGGTGGGCATTTGTCTCCGCTGGAGTACGTTTGGCGGGAAAATAACAAACCTGGCCGACGCCAGGACAAGACCGTCGCTGCGTATTTTGTGGAATGGAGCGTGTACGGCCGCAACTTTTCGGTGGACAAGGTGCCGCTGCCCAACCTCTCGCATCTGTTATACGGCTTCGTACCTATTTGCGGCGGCGACGGGCTCAACGACGCCCTTAAAACCATACCCGGTAGTTTTGAAGCGCTGCAACGTTCGTGCAACGGCCGTTCAGATTTTAAAGTTGCTATTCACGATCCTTGGGCCGCAATACAAAAACCGCAAAAGGGCGTGTCTGCGTGGAACGAGCCCTACAAAGGCAATTTCGGTCAGCTCATGGCTGCCAAGTTGGCCAATCCACACATCAAAATTCTACCGTCCATAGGCGGCTGGACATTGTCCGACCCTTTTTATTTTATGCACGACGCGGAGAAACGGCGCGTGTTTGTGGACTCGGTCGAGGAATTTTTGCAGGTGTGGAAATTTTTTGACGGCGTAGACATTGACTGGGAATTTCCGGGCGGTAAAGGCGCTAACCCGACACTTGGCAACGGGGAGCGCGACGCCGACACGTATAACATTTTACTGAAGGAATTGCGCGCAATGCTGGATAAACTGCAATTGCAAACGGGTAAAACGTATGAATTGACAAGCGCAATCAGCTCTGGCCACGACAAAATTGCTGTAGTGAAATACGACGTTGTGCAAAAATTTCTTGATAAAATATTTCTAATGAGTTACGATTTTAAAGGCGCATGGTCAAACACCGATTTGGGATATCAAACTACACTCTACGCACCGAGTTGGAATCCCAACGAGCTTTACAACACTGACCACGCCGTAAAGTCGCTCACTAACCAAGGCGTGGACCCGCGCAAAATTATTGTGGGCGTCGCCATGTACGGCCGCGGTTGGACGGGCGTGACCGGTTACGTCGGTGACAACTATTTTAAAGGCACAGCTGCCGGGCCCGTGACCGGCACTTGGGATGACGGAGTTGTCGACTATCGTCAAATAAAAAAAGAACTGAACAAGTATATTTACAAATTTGACACGATCGCTAAAGCAGCTTACGTTTTTAACAAAGACAATGGTGATTTAATTTCGTTTGACAGTGTTGATTCTGTATTGGCAAAAACTAGTTACGTAGAGCGAAATGGTTTGGGCGGGCTTTTTGCTTGGGAAATTGACGCCGACAACGGCGACTTGTTAAATGTTATGAATGAACACGTTACAATCAAGGACGAACTTTGAGTGTATAAAGACTGTAAATTAAATTATGTTTTTATGCATTAACGTCATTTTAGCAGTAGCAACGACCCCGCTTTTCGACTACGGGTGTTCTCGTAAGACGAGTGCTAATTTTGGACATGCGTCAGCGCCGACCCCGTTTTTCGACTACGGACGTTCTCGAAAAGCGAGTGGTAATTTAGGCCATGCGTCAGCGCCGACCCCGTTTTTCGTACGGGCGTTCTCGAAAAGCGAGTGCTAATTTTAGACATGCGTCAGCGCCGACCTTGCTTTTCGATTACGGGCGTTCTCGTAAAACGAGTGCTAATTTTAGACATGCGTCAGCGTCGACCCCGCTTTTCGACTACGGGCGTTCTCGTAAAGCGAGTGCTAATTTTTAATAGGTATGACTCATCGTCGACCCCGCTTTTCGACTACGGGCGTTCTCGTAAAGCGAGTGCTAATTTTTAATATGACTCATCGTCGACCCCGCTTTTCGACTACGGGCGTTCTCGTAAAGCGAGTGCTAATTTAGACATGCGTCAGCGTCGACCTCGCTTTTCGACTACGGGCGTTCTCGTAAAGCGTGTGCTAATTTTAGACATGCGTCAGCGCCGACCCCGCTTTTCGACTACGGGCGTTCTCGAAAAGCGAGTGCTAATTTTAGACATGCGTCAGCGCCGACCCCGCTTTTCGACTACGGGCGTTCTCGAAAAGCGAGTGCTAATTTTTAATATGACTCATCGTCGACCGCGCTTTTCGACTACGGGCGTTCTCGAAAAGCGAGTGCTAATTTTAGACATGCGTCAGCGCCGACCTCGCTTTTCGACTACGGGCGTTCTCGTAAAACGAGTGCTAATTTTAGACATGCGTCAGCGTCGACCCCGCTTTTCGACTACGGGCGTTCTCGAAAAGCGAGTGCTAATTTTAGACATGCGTCAGCGCCGACCCCGCTTTTCGACTACGGGCGTTCTCGAAAAGCGAGTGCTAATTTTAGACATGCGTCAGCGCCGTCGACCACGCTTTTTAACGATATGCGTCAGCTTTAAAATACCGTGTTATGTTTCGGGTACAGGTAGTGCGTTGATTTTTAAGCACCAGCTTATTGAAAATATAGTAGTTGTTATAATGGAACCGCCAAACAAACGCTGTAAGTTGTGTCACCAAACTTTTTTGGCCCTGCCGCATTTGCCTGTTGAAATAGTTGACAGAATTTTAACATATTTGCCGTTTAAATTGCACGTGGAAGTTATGGGCGTGAGCGCCGCGACGCGGCGCCGAGCGTTGCTACGCCCGGACCGGTTTATGTATTATTTTAAATACGACCCGTTCGTGGACGACGCGTTTGCGACGCATTGGGCTATCGAAGCTGATGACCCTGCGCGGCCATATTTAGGCAGGCTGTGTCGCTTTGAGTGCCCGCTTGCCGCACAACAGTTTTTTAACGAGCATGTGCCCCGTGCCGTGGCACTGTGCATGTTTGATGCGCCGCGCGTTGGATCGGAAAATGTGCTGTCGCGCCGTTGGGGCTGGTGGCGGCTGGCGCGCGCTGTGTTCAATCACGAAGCGCGGTGCGGCTACAATTGGCGCTTAACACGCGTGTGCGTTGATGCAGACGATTTGTGGATAGAAGACGACGTGGTGATTTTTGACTCGTCTATGTTCGAGTTTGACGGTCAACCCGATTCTACAGCTACTGTTACTATAAACGACGTCGAGATCGAATTGATTATATATAATGGGCGCGTACACAGAATTTACAAATAGTTTGCATTAATAAACATTAATCAAGACGATGTTCTATGCATTTTGTAATAGAATTAATATAATTAGATATAAACTTTGTAAAATAAAAACAACTTTTGTAAATAAAAACAACTTTTTTTAACAAATATATATTTTCAATTTTTCATACATAAGACTTTTCTTTTAACAATTTTTCCATTTCCACCGTGGCAAACGAAGGTGGTGGCGACGGGTCATTAAACGGCACCATTTGCACACGCTGCAAGTTGGAACCGGCGGCTTCTTTGCGCACCGCCCACACGATGGCGGTCAATAAATACGCAATGCTCAATAGAGCGGCCATGAGCAGGTTGTCGCACAATGGCCTAAATTTTATGCTGTTTGCGCCCACAGTGATATATGTGACGGCACTGGACACAAACAGTACCACAATGAAGCCGGCTTTGGCGTAGCGGTAGTCGTAATATGTGGCCAGCGCGTGGCCCAATAACACCGTCAACTCTACAAACAGCAGCGCCAGCGCGCAGCAGTGCACCAAGTTTGTGATTAGCACTGCGCTGACGGCGCTTTGTTCGGTGTTTATTACGCCGTAATGCACCAACGCGTTGCCCAAATACATGGCGTGCAGCATTTTAAGCTCGTAGATAATTTCATGTGCCTCGCTCGTTATCTGGCGCAAAAGCAACGTCACATTGAGTACGCCAGTAACAAAAAGCGACAATATCAGCCAAAACTGCAAAAACTGTAGCTCTGCAAACGTGGTGGCCGTGGACAGATAACCCGCGATGACGACGCCGTACGCGTAAATCGTTACGTTTACGTACGACATGGCGGCAAACGAAAACCGAATTCGAGTTTCACTTGTGTATTTGCAGCAGCGCGTAAACAAATTCATTGCGACGACCGTGCGCTCTTATACTGATCGACAAAAGAAGTGTAGCAAATGAAAACGCAATCCGTATTTATAGCGCCGCATCTTATCATGGCCGCGTCGGCTATAAATACAGTGCGAAAAGTAAGACGGCTTCAGTGCACAATGAGATTTCTTTTGATTCTTTTCGCGCTGGTAATTGCCGCGCTAGCCGACAAAGCGCTGCCCGACTCACTGGCGCCACCGCCGCAGCATGCCGGTCACTTCGAGGGTGCACCTAAAATGCGCACGCCCTACGTCTACAATGCCGACGAGCAAAAGTTGCGGGAATGCCGCTCCGAGCATATAACGTGGAACACATAATTATTTATACACTTTGTAAAGTTTGATTAAAATTCTATTATAAATTTTATTGTTTAATTCTTTTAGCAACAAACAACAATGCGTTTCCCTTTCAATCAACATCTTTGCCACTTGTGGAATCGGAACACGCTGTCGCAGCTGTTGCAAGTTGACAAGTGCAATATTTAAACAAACCCTTGCCCTGAACAAATAGCCCAATTTTACAAATATAGCGTGCAACTTGCACGCTTCGATTACTTGAGCTATGCTCATAGTCGTGTTAGCTTTGAATATAATACAAGTCTTATACATAATGTCGTGTGGGGAACGGTGCGGGTGATCTATATGGCGTCGATGTCGACGGCGTCCTCGCCGTCGTCGTCAACATAGACGCGCGGCGCGACCGTAACCGCCGTGATGGGTGTCGCCTTGCCACAATCGCCTAACACGAGCTCGAGCTCCTCAGCGCTGTCGCTGCTGTCCTCGGCCTGCTGCAGCCAGTCCAGGAAGGGCTGCGCGCGGCGCCGCACGTCCGCCATCTCCTCGCGGCTTAGCGCTTTGCGGGACGGCTTGTAAAACCACTCCACGATCGCTTTCTTTTCCACCACGTTCAAGTCGTACAGCAGCTTGAACGCGCCGGCCACTTTGGGCAGCAGCGCCTGGTCCAAAACGCACAGCGCGGTGAGCGCGGCCCGCTGCGCGCGCAGATCGCCGCGCGTAAACTGCAGCAGCAGCGCGCGGTACTTGCGCACGTCCCCGGCGAACGCCGCCGGCCTCACCAGCACCTCGAACAGCACCAGCGGCGCCTTCGACTTCACCTCCAGTCGTTCGGCCTCGTGCAGCAGCTCGGTGGCGATTGTAGCCTGCGAGACGTCGCAAGTGGCGTGCTTTTGCTTGATAAACGCATGAAACATCTTAATGCGCTGCTTTTCGTTCTTTTTTAGGTCTTCATTCAGCGTCATCGACTTGACGCCCTCCGTCAAATCTTGCATGCGCGCGCGCACGGCAGCTTCGCTCACGTCAACGGTCCAGGTGCCGTCGTTGTCGTCGTCGTCGTCGTCGTCGGCAAGCTTCTTCTCGCGGCGAGCTTTCACCGACGCCGGCGCAGACGCCTTTTCCTCCGGCTTGGCGTCGTCATTATTATTTTCTGAATTGTAATTCCCATTGGTGCCCGGCTCCGACCGCTTCGAGCGCTTCGAGCGCTTACCGCGGTTGCCTTTTTTCAGCGACGAGCATTGCGTGCTAGAATATTGTGCCGGCGGGTTTTTCAGTATGAAGGTGTTGAGCTTATGCGAGAAGTGTAGCGTGCCGTGATAACCGCATGCTTTGCAGCCCTGACAGATAATGTTCTTTTTAGCGGACACGATGAGCTCAGTCTCCGGGTTGTCACATTCCGGACACAACACAAACTTGCGGATGAAACCATCAAGCAGGTCCTGTAACTTAACGGAGTCGTGGGAGCCGTTGACGATGAATCGTTCGTTTTTGTAATCGACCTGCGTTTGCGCGCCCAGCTCGCACCCGAAGTACTTTGTCGGGTAAATGGCCGGACGTCCAAGCGCCTTGGCGATTTCGGGCATGTTGACGATGACAGTCTTGATGCCGTTGCCCTTTCCTTCGACCTTGGCGCAGATGCGCGGCATTTTGTAGCGGTAGAACGCGTCCGCCACATTGCGGTTAACGTTCACAGTCCCCATCGTGGCTGGTGTTACTTATAACTAACTACGCTTGCTATGCTAAAACTGCGTTGTAGGATGGGCAATATCAGTAACGCCGAAGTCTGCGGGCCGCATAATAATAATAATAATAATAATATTGGATTAATTTTAAAATAACCTGAATGCCGCGCGCCGTTACACAGAATAATTGGAAAACGTTTCGAGCACTTGTGTCAGCGAATCGATCTGTGTGCCGCTGGTCATGTCACCCGTAGTTACGACGCGCACCGTGTTGCGCTCGCGATCGTTGTTAAGGAAAAAGCCACGCACGCGCAGCGCGGCCGGCGCGCGGCTCCACGGGTAACGACCCGCGCGGCTCCAAATTTTTATGTTGGCGCCGTCGCGACTCAACACGCACCGCGATCCGGTGAAACTTTCGGCCGTCCACACTTGCGCATTACCGTGTCGGCGTATGCAATCATCCGAGTTGGCCACCACGCATCGACCTTCACCGGGGAAAAAGCATGCCGGCTGCGATGTGGCGCGTTCTTTGTTTTTAAACAGGCTAAATATGGACGCGGGCAGCGACGCGCTTTTGAGCACAGTGTCGTAGGACACAGATATTTTTAGCACGCCTATTTCCACCAGCATTATGTCGGTCACGTCGGGATGAGGCGTAAACAGCGGATACAGCATGGCGCGGTAGCGTTCGTCGCTAAGCTGCGCGGCGGTAGTTTGAAACACTATATCCGCGTCCGCCACCTCGTTGTGGTCGGGCCGCGCCCAAAAAAATTTGTAATCTACGTGCCGCAACGCCAGCATGTGCACGTTAAACGGCTGCAGGCACGCGTTGGCCGTGTTGCGGTCGCCGCCACGCACCATACCCGAGTCGGCGGTATGCCTGTTAAACACGGGCAGCAGCCCGTCGGCCGCCGGGCAGTTGCAGCCGCTCACCTCGACGTTGTCGGCGGTCGTGTGGTGGAACAGGCGGCCCGACGTGCGTCGCCCGCTGATCGGGTCCACTGAGCACGGGTCCACCACGCAAATGTCCTCCATTCGAAAATAACGCCGATAGTAATCGTTGAGGCCGGGGTGATCCAGGCGCACTTGCCCGTCGCCGCAAGGCGCGCGCGGGAAGAACGCCTCGTCAAAGAGCACGTCTCGCACCGTGCGCGACCGACAAAACGGCGTCTCGGTGGCAGCGTCGTAGTCACTCACGTAACCTTCGTCGCACACGCATCGGATGTCACCGCTCATGTTTGCAATGTGTCCGTGCGGCGCACACCCCACCGGCACGTTGCAGTCTTCATACATGTTGAGTTGCGTCACGAGCCCGGGCCGCAAGCAGCTGCACAGCAGCGCGAACCCCGTTTTGGTCTCGGCCAAAAGCCACACGCCCGTGCTGGGATTGCAGGAACGTGCGCGCTCGCGGTCCAGCGCGAAGCAGTACGACTCGCCCGCGCGAATATTAACCGTTTGCTCGTTGCCATCGACGTCGTGCATTTGCACGACCGTGTCCTCATCAAACAGTTGGCAGTTAGCTAGTCCTTCGCGACACGCATTGCAATCCGCATGCGTGACGCACGGCGTCAAAATCTTATGACACTCAAGGTCGTTGCCCTCGATTACGATTTCGTTCGGGGGCTCAATGAGTGGCACATCGCTTGTGTCGAACATTTGCAGCGGATGACGCACATTTTCGTGGTGCACGTCAATAAAGTTGACATACCCAATTGCCGTTGCAATGATTATTAACAGCAAAACGAATATCAAAATCGGGAGATACATTTGCTTAAAAATAATAAAACAGTTAATTTTATTTTATAAATGTTATTTTTATTTATTAATTTACTAATCTAGACATTCTATGGCAAAAAAAAACAACAAATAGTATTCGTATGTTCGACAAATTCAATAAAAATATTTCGGCATTTTTTAATTCTACGCAATACAATACTCTCTCGGTCACCATGTTTACGACACGTAAAATACTAATCTCCAAACTTTTCATTATATAATTTCACAATGCGATGTATCTTTGAGCGAAGCAAAACGACGTTCTCCACGCTGAATTTTACGCTTTCCAATATTTCCAAATGCGCCTTTTCAAACGTGTTTTTGGTATGCACGAGCTGCGACGAGCATTTTATTGTGTCATTAATTAACACTAATACCAAGGAATCCCCGTTGTAACATTGAAGCTGCTCGACAACGAAGCATTTTTCTAAATTAAAAACGTAATCTAATTTGTTAGACACGTATAACACGTTGGCCGTTAGAAACATGACAACTACGGAAAACGGGCGGATGTGAATTATATACGCGTGCCGAGAGACATCTTGTTTTTTTTTGTGAGTAACGATTTAAACATGGCCGCCACTTTAATGGCGTCATCTTCCGTTTCAAACACCAAATTGCGCTTGTTGCGCACGCGCAACTTTTCTTTAAATTCGGTTTCCACGTGGTTCACGAAATTGTTAAAGTCCACCTGCGGGTTGGGCCGCACTAAGTCGATGATTAGCTCGGCCGTGTTGGTTAGCTCGCGTTTCATTTTAGCTACGTGCACTTTTTGGCCCGTTATAGCGCGCAGACAATTAAGCTCGCGCGCCACGCACAGCATCGGCGTTTGGTGACTCTTTGCGGGGTATTGCACGGCACGTTCGGATAGCTCCAACAGATTGTTGTAAAGCTCCTGAATGCGATTGTCCTTGTCCTCGAGCATGGTCACGTACTTTTCTATTAGTTCGTTGGTTTTTCGCAATTGCTCATCTTTAATTTTGAGCTGATTTTCAATGCTGGCGATTAGTTTTTCCATTGGCGTTAGCTCTGTGCACGACATTCTCGAGCAAGCGCGCTGCTAAACTAAGTATGGCGACCGTGTGGCAACTATTGTTTTTGATAGTTGTTCTCGCAATTGTGTACTTTTATGCGTTGCATTTTGTCCGACGGTTCATGCAAGAAGACGCGGTCGAGCGGCAGATGGCGACGACGGCACCGCTTATGGAGTTTGCGTTTCAGCGTGCCCGAGCCGTAGATTGTTCATTAAATCGGCTGCCGTGTGTGACGGATCAACAGTGTAGGGACAACTGCGTAATCGCCAGCGCGGCAAGCGGTTTGGCTTGCGAAAGTGGTTTTTGCAGCGCGACCAACGCCTTGTCAGAGGCGCAGGCTCCGGACTCGGCGAATGAATGTGATCCTGCGTTGGGGTTGCTGCGCGTGTACGCGGCCGGCGGCGATTTTGTCGTTGCACAAACATGCGTGAGCACGTACAGGGATTTGGTGGACGACACGGGTGCCGCGAGACCTTACCTTTGCGACGGCGGTGCGCTGCGGCTTAACTTGGACACGACGCCGTTTTCCGCCGACGCGTGCACGTGTGCCTCCGGTTACGACAAGTTGCTGTTTCGACAAACGGCGCTGGCGCGCACCGTGCCCGTGTGCATACCTTTGCACATGGCAAACTTGTACAAGCGCGTGTACGTTTAATCGCAAATGTAAATAAGAGCGTCGACATGGCTACGCCGGTTCCGTATGATTTTGTTCAGCAAATGGTAATGGGCGAGTTGGATTTCTTGGCCCTTAACGTCAAAGAAAACACCGCGAGTTATTTCAGTAGCAACCATTTGGGCGATCGGTTAAAAAGCTTGCTTAACACTCTACATAATGTGAATAACGCTAATGCGTTTTATAAAAAATATGATATACAAAGCCTCGAGTTGCTTATCAACAACATTGATAAAATTAATTTTACATACAAAAAATATTCGAAACCCAAACTAAAAAAACGCTTGCTGAACATACTGCCAAACGGCAGTCAAATTGAGAGCAACTACGATAAAGAGTTAAACAAGGTGTTGAATTTTACATATGATTGTCAAATTGATAATTTTGATAACATAAAAATGACACATTTAAAATTGGCGTGCATTTTGTGTTATACCGCCATTATGCCCTTCAGAAACAACACCTGGTATTTGCCAAATAACGAGAACACGGCGTTTGTGAGTGCTTTTGAAAATTACTTGTTAAATTTTTTGGGTATGATGAAAAGCAAAGATGGTTCGCTGGAGAAAAACGTACGCATAACGTATCACGTTGTGCCATCGGTTTTGCATGATAAAACCTCACCATACGTGATTACCAAAGACAAGATGAACGCCAGTAATATTACCCTACACAATGTGAACAGAACGTCGTACCAAAACATGTTCACGGACATCGAAGTGTGCTACGCGCTTAACAATAGACTTTACTTAAACGAGCCGGACAGCCAGCAAACTGAACTGTGCGCCCAATTTTTGGAACTAAACGCCCTACCATTTTGCCTCTACAATTCCATCTTGCCAGACGAATTCGCCCTCAGCGCTCTTAACTTATACAAGTTGGATGACGCTAAAAGAAAGTTGAAGTTAGGCAACGTGTTGTTTGTCAACAAAATGCGCACGAGCGCTAAAGAAACAATAATCGCCACCATACGCGCATATTATTACGCGTGTCGACACGCAAAAGACAACAAGGTGGTACGCGTGGTCGGTAATTACAAGGGCTACGAAGAGAAACGCAACGAACAGTATTACAAGATGGCCGCGTTGGACTTTGCAATTCTTATGTTGGTGACTAACGCTACCAATTGCCAGCTGAAATATTTAATCATAGACGAGTACGAATTAATGTTTATGGAATTAAAACAACAACTGTGTCGTTGGACACCGCAAAAAGTTTACAACGCGATAATAAATTATGATATTGAAAGCGAGCCGCTGACCAATTTCAGCAAAGACAGGGATGACAGGGCATTCGATTAAACGTTGTCGGTCGTGCAACAGCATTTTTGCGGTTTCGCATCACGTACGAGTTCATTACGTCATAAAAGATTTAAAATAACGTTCGTGCGTGTACGGACGCCAAGGGGCTGGCATTTTTGGACACGATGCATTGCGCGCACTGCGACTACAAAAACGAGGCATAATAGATCGTTGTTCCATTGTGCAACATGGACTCATATGCATTGCAGCATTTTTATAACAACGCGCGCAAGCCGCTCACGCCCACCACGCTGCACAGCGGGAACATTTCCGCAGTGGCCTACGCAAACGTGACTTTTATTCGCAAATTGATGTGCAAGGAGAACGCAGTGGGCGCGCACGAATACAAGTTTTGCAACAATAGCCATTACAACAAGGAAAACTCTACAAAAAAACAATAATAATAATAATAAAGTGTATATTAAAAAAAAACTATATTGTTTCATTACCGTAAGGTCAACAATGAAATACTTCTTGTCCGCCACCTTTTTGATAATCATATTTTTGTACGCCATCTATTTTTGCGTGTTCATTATTGTAAACAATGCGCGAGTGCGACGCGACTTGTTTTACCAGTACAATTATATACCCGCCGCGCTTCTCAACACCGTCAAGGTTCACAAATTAAAGTAATGGCCGTTACAGTCGATCGTGGCGGCGTTTTGCACTATTTTTTATTAGCAGCTCGTAAATGTAAGAGGCCTATGATAATATGAGATGGAGTGTCCGTTTCAGATTAAAGTTTGCGTCAGTGACAGATTTTTTGCTTTTCCATACAATCTAGTCGAGCCGCAGAGCGACGTCGGCAATCGGCTCACGGAAAATCTAGTCGTGTACGTTCCTACGGAGGCGGACGTGTTGTACGTAGAAAAGCGAAATTTTCCGCGGTTTCGTTCGGTGTTGGTGTACAAGCATGAGCAAGATTACAACGGCAACAGCCAAGCGCCCAAAAAAACGGGCGCCGCCACCGTCGTGTACTGGAACCCGCTGTTGCCCATCACGGAGATTGGCGCTGGCGAAACGCGCGTGTTCAGCGTGCTGTTGACCAACAATTTGTTTTACTGTAACACGATGATCGTGCACCACGATAACCCCACGTGCCCCATCGAATTCACCTATCCCGGACTCGAGATGCAGCCCGCGTGCAAACTGCTCATGAACCCGAAAAAGCTTGTGGACATGCGCGCCCAGCCTCTAAATTACAACGACCTGCGACCTATTAACTGTGAACTGCCGCTGGCACATTTTAAAGAGTTGACGGAGAGCGACAAGTTTTTGTTGTGCTTTAACTTGGAAACGCCCACTATGGTTAAAATCTTGTGCCTTAAGCGCGTTTTTTGCATTTTCCAATACCGCAAGCTGCCCGCGCGCTACGTAATCAATTTGCCGCACGAAGAAATTGACAGCTTGTACAACAAGCTTAATTGGGAACGCACGCGCCGTTTGCTGCGCGGCGACATTCCGTCCAATTGCGCGACTGTCAACCGCGCCAGTTTGCAATACGTCAAAGACGCGCAAACGCTGCTGCACATTGCTAAGTGCAGCCAAACCGTTGTCGAGTTTGTGCGCATTTTCCAGCAGCTCATCTTTCCGTATCAACTTGTGCCCATTGTGATCGTGAAACTAAACTCGCTAAACACAAAAACCGGACAGACTGCAGACGTAAATCGCGTGCGCGTTTTTTGTAAAAACGACAGCGTGGCCATAACAACCACAGGATGCGTGCCAGTAAACATGCCCGACATGGCCCCAATTAACACGTTTGACAATACGGACTTTGACGACATCACTCACGTGAAAAGGGCGGCCAACCGTGTAGCCGTTGACGGCGTTTTCACGAGCGGCGTTGTCGTGCATCCCGTAAAGTACAACTACTTTTTGTAAGAATGGCCACACCTTCGCACGTGGTGTCGCGTTTAACCGGCGGCCGCGCCGGTAACCCCATTGTCGAAATCATCCGCAACAACGTTACGCCCACCGACGGGGACCAGCTCGAACAGTTTGCGGCACGAAACCGATCGCTTATCAAAGAATTTGTGCTAGTTTTGTGTGGGTTTTTGGTTGTTATCATAATTATCTTGTTTTTTACGCTATTAGTCGTCATTCTGATCAACGCGTACGCTGTGCAGTCTGAGCGGGTGCAATATGAACAGGCGCTATTAAAAAACTACGCGCCGCCCAGCGCGTGAGCAGGCGCACAAATTTACAGCGTAAACAATGGTGCAAGCGGCGTTTGACGCTCCGAGGGCCGTAATGCGATCAATGGCGCTTTTTTTGCAACATGCGCAGTTTTAGGTGGGGCTGCAATATTGGCCCCTTTTAGGTGCTGCGACGCTTTTGACTCTTCCAATTTGCGTTTGCGTTGATTAATCACGTCGCGTAACAGACAAGTTGACGGCGCAGGCATTGGTATGGGGTTAAACAGATCCGTGTTTAGCTTGCTGGTTGTCAGTTTGATTTCGTTAGTGTTGGCGTAACTAAACTCGAACGCTTCAATGAATATTTTGGTGGCCACTTCTTTGCCGAACGTAATGAGGTGATGCTCGTCGGTCACTGGGTTGTCTAGGTTTTCTAAGCACTCGTTGTAGTGCTGCAGCATGGCGCGCGGAGAGCTTTTTAAGTCTGGGTTGATTTTATTGAGGCGCTTCACTGCCACCTCGATCAGCTCCTTGTACGAAGGAAAATAACCGGAGCCTCGATTAAGCGCAAATTTAAACACGATAAGCAACACGCGTCTGTTAAAGTTTTTATAGTCTATCGAGTCGTCCATGTACTTGGTGCGCAAAAACAAGTTTTTAACATAGTCGTAATTTTTTGGCGAAGGGTCTTCAAAATACTTGTCCCTCGCCTGCTTAACAACATGCAAAATGTTGGCGGGCAACAAGTTTTCTGTTTCGATCAACTCACTGCACTTGTCCGTGATTAACTGGCGGGCAAAAGTGTCAACGTCAACGACTTTATAATTGGCAGCCATTGGACCGGTGTTTACGCTAACAGTGTCTTAAATAACATACAGCAAATGAAAGAAATTTATTTGTGTTTTTTTTATTTATGTATTGTAGGCATTAAAATTTTCTCATTTCATGGTTTATTAAATTTTTAAGCTCATTTCTTTGTTGTGTAAAAAGAGTTGTTGGGCTGAAAAGATAAGATTTAATCAACAAGATCTATTACACGGACAACTTGAAATATTACGCCTATAAAATTCAATTAGCGACGCTTTTATTGTGGTTACGCAACGCGAGTTTTGACAGGATTCCGTAGTTTGTAAAGGTTCAGTTTAATTATAAAATAAACTTTGATCACATGACTGCAGACTTGTTTAATTTATTATTTAAATTATATTAAAATCGGCGTTCATTAATTGAATGAGGCGCTGTAAGTGCTTGGGATCGCGTCGATTGTCGGTTTTTCGAGTTATGTTATACTGCAGTGTGTTGAATGCTAATTTGACAATTTTGTCGCGCATCACCAGCACGGTGTGTATTTTGATGTCGGGCTGCCCCCTTAATGGCAAACTGTCAATTTTACCAAAAAAAGCTTGCAGGTCGCACAAGAAATTAAATTTGATCACAAACATAACCATTGAATCGATTTGCACAAACGGTCCGTATTTGTTATACTCAGTGCGCATGCGGTTAAAGTTTTTGGCGCAGTTTAAAAAATAGTTGGTCGCCGCGAATATGTAGCTGACGATTCGGTTGGTCTCGTCGTTGTAAAGTGTGAGCGGGTATAGTAATTCGTAAAAATTGACCGTCATTTCGACGTGACTAATGTTGTAGGTGTTCAGCCGTCGCAGCAGGTTGACAAATGCCGCCGCGGCGGGCGTTCCGTTGATGGTGTTTTTGCAGTCGCAGTAATCGTAAATTTTCTGCATAGCCCTAGTGACCTGCACGATTTTTTCCATTCGCTCGTTAACGCCGGCATACTTGGACAGTTCCAACGCTTTGAGACGCAAAAAGTTTTTGTCCTCTTCGCGCCGCCGGTTTTGCTCACGTTCGTGATCAGGCTCGTCCTCTTCAGAAGAGTACATTGGCGACTCGTTGTTTGTTTTCGAACGAGGCGGTGCTTTGTTAGTTTCTTCTGCCGAATTCGCTCCTGGCGCTGTCAGCCTTCTCCGCTTTTTTGCGCTATCGTCCGAAAACATTTCAATTACACGTTGAATAACTAACTCCGGCGAGGGCGTTTGCCTATCTTGCTGAGGCAGAGGCGACGGCGCTGAAAACGTAGGCGTTCTCAAGCTCTGTTCAGATAAAGCCGTAGTGTAATCAAACGTTTGCAGCGGCAATGAATAGCTTGGCTCAGTTACAGACGCCGTGTATGCGGGCGTTAACCAGCTATTTTCAGGTACAGGCGTCTGCGCCGTGTACGCGGGCGTTTGCGGCGTCAATGACCAGCCTTCCTCAGTAACAGGCGCCGTGTACGGTGGCGTGCCGGCCATTTTGTCACGCCAAATTTTTTTCGCAAAATTGCGTATATCTTCAACGCTTTTGTGTTTGTCAAAATCAAATTCCTCTGTGTAGTTGTTTTCAATGTAATCGGTCAGTTCGGGAACATCTAATTGATTAAAGTCCTGTTCGTTAGTAAATACGTACGGCTTTTGTGACGCATTAATTTGTTGCGCTTCGTTAGAAATACGATCAGAAGTCAATTCCGAACGTGACAATTCGCTTGTCATCGCAAAGTTTTTTTCAGCTCGTTTTACGAATTTAGTAATATTACTGCGCAGTTCCTGGTACAAATCTTGTGCGCGTTCTAAAGAAACATTGCTTAATTCCGTATTATCAGCTGCAACATATGTTTCGTAATTACGAAGCGCGGTTTCCATCGCATTTAAAGTTATTCTAGAAGCTCCCAATTGGGGTGAGCGCAACAAAAATGTCACCGCAATCTGAAGCACGCGGTGGCGCAAGATAAAGTCTTGCGCCATCAACACGCTATTAGCTTGTCGCTGCACGTCGGGCTGAATCGAGTCAACCAGTTCCGCGATGGCGTCCAATTTTTGACCGATCGTCAGTTCGTGGTTTTTCATAATAATGTTTATATCGGTGGGACTGTGCGTCAAAATTTCTCCCACCAGCGTGAGGATGCGTATTGAGTTTTGCTCGTCCATTATAAGGTTATATCGAATGCAACATGCACACTTACAAATTGTTTTACAATTTGAGGTTTAGTACGGTGGACCAGTCGGTCCACCGTTTTGAACACGTGCGCTTTGAAGCACAAATGCACCGTCATGAAATCGATTCTTTAACTTTTTTGCTGGCAAAATATTTTGACCAGCACGAGCTTGTCGACGTACCAGGGCTGACTTTCTTTACAGAGTTTAACAAGTGCATAATTGCGATCAAAACCAAGTTTGAAGCGCAGCCCGATTCGGAAAACTTGCATGGCATTAAAAGCATTATGAGTATGTTTTTGCGCGACGAATTTATCAAACAAGTGCCGCACTTTAAAACCATCATGGAATATTTAAAAGTGTACTACAATCCAATAACGACGCCCGACGCGCACGCTTTCATGTGCGCTGAGCATTGCCGACCCCTCGGCAAGGTGTCCTGTTTAACTTGCAAATGTAATTATTTGTCAAACGCCCTGACCACACTCGACGCGAGCCTTCAGGAGGGCTGGGACATTTTTTTGCGACCCATGTTTGGCATGCCGTTGATGATCTACGTAATCCTTAAAACGTCGTTCACGTCCCAACCCGACGTAATTAACGAAAACAACCTTATGACCCAAATGTTCGTGCAATTTTTTTATAATCTGATGTGTGACAAAGCGTACTCAATGCACACCAAACAGAAAGCGTGCGAACCGTTAGTCAAGGACTGCAAACGTGTTATTACACTTTTACCGGTTAAAGACCGCCACCGTTTGTTGACTATACTGAACGAGCAGTGTAACAATGCGTCCACGGGCGCGAACGCGCCCAAGCTTTTGATCCCCTTTAAAAATTTTATGATAAAAATGGGTCAGCACACAAAAATCAAAAAGGTTAACAAGATGGCGGCGACTGTGCTGATAGGCTTTTTTTTACGCCACTACATCGAGGGCATGCCCAGTCATTATCTGCAGAACATGCGCGGTTTCTTGAAAAACGAGCACAACGACACGCGTGACGAGCCATGTTCCGCCGGCGAGCTGGAGCTGCTCAACGTGTGCCGGTACATATTTAAACGGTACGCGGACAAGGACGTTGCAATTGTTGTGGAGAAACTCAAAAAAATCACAATAGAAATGATGAATGTATTAATTTTTGAGAAGATCGTGCCTGAAACGTTTATAAGGCGCATTATTGTCGATTACCAATTGGACAACGAAATTTCGCTGCTGCTTGATCTAAATCATGATTGCTTCGATAAGCGATAGCGCGGAGCTGCCGCGTCGCTCCGCGCGTTTGCAACAACGCAGTCAATCGCCCGTGCAGCTGGCCGCCGCTGAAATGTTGCACAACATGAACGGCGTGGAGACGGCAGCATCGTTTATTATCAAAGACGCGTCCGAAAACAAAATTGCCAGCCTTACCACGTTGGGTAACCAGTCGATTGCGGCGCGTAAGCTAGTCGAGTCGCTACAGGGCAACGTGCCCACAATTAAGTTGAATCGCGAAGACACCGCTAACGTGCTACAGTTTTTAAGCGACGTTTACTCTAATCAGCTGGAAGTGGTCAACATTTCATAAGCCACCGCGCCGTCGCCATGAGCGTGACCGACGTGCATAAACGCATCGATAATCTGCGGCGTCTCATCGACGAAGACATGCAAATGGAAATCTGGCCGCAATTGTTACGTATGTGCAGCGACACCGTGTCTGACATTGACATGAACACGAACACTCTAATGGCGTTTTTAATTACGGTGGCGCGCAAGTCCCAGACCGCGTTCGCGAACTCCAACGCCGCTACGGCGTCGCAGTTCGCGGCGGGCGGCCCGTTTGCACGTGTTGCTGCGCCCGTGTCCGCAGGCGCCCAAACCGTGTTCAGTGGATTGGCGCCCGCGCCAATTACGGAGCCCGCTCTGGTTGACATGCGACGTTATCGCGCCGCCGCGCGCCGGCTCATCCAACATTACACGCTCAATACCACCACGTCGAGCGAGTTCAAGGTGCGAGATGTGGTGATGACTATGATATTCCTGGAACGTTCGGAAGGCTATCACCCACTTTTCAAGTTGCTGGAGACGACAATGGACGAGCTCGCGTGCCGACCGCAGCTGACGGAAACGCAAACCAATTCGCTCCTGCACACGTTGCGCACGCTTTTAGAAATGCCGACCACGCCCATCGATATGACCACGGTGGACGTGATACGCAGCTCGTTCACACGCTGCTTCAACAGCCCCGTGCTGCGTTACGCCAAAATTGTGTTATTGCAGGGCGAAACGGTCGGCCGCGATAAGCGCACCACGCTGGAGGAATTGCTGGTGGAGCGCGGCGACAACATTCAAAAATTGCAACCGCAACAGTACGTTACGAGCGGAAGCGAGATACCTTTTTGCGACGACCCCGAGTTTATTAACAAGCTGCTGAAGCACCTGGACCCGTACCCGTTGTCGAGGATGTATTACAACGCGGCGAATTCCATGTTTTACACCACCATGGAAAACTACGCGGTGGCCAATTGCAAATTCAATATTGAAGACTACAATAGGATTTTCAAGGGTGCCGAGAGCGTTAAGAGGCTAGCAAATAAAACGGTGGAAGACAATGACGATTTGGACATTTATTTGGGCACGTCCGCCAAGCGTAAAAAATAATATAAGGTGAAAACTAAAGCTACATTGACAACTTTTGCATCATGGTCTACCGCCGACGCCGCTCCCGATCCGCCGATGGTACCTACAGGCGCCGCCGCAGGAGTTCTGGCTACAGACGCCGCCCTGGCAGACCGCGTACCTACCGGCGCAGCCGGTCCGGCACTCGCCGCGCGGGATACCGCAGGCGCCGATATTAAGCCTGCATTTGACACAGTTCGCAGTATTGAATAAAGGACACCATTTCGTCGCCGGCGCGCGTTTGGCGCTCGACAATGACGAATTTGTGACGGCAGGGCCTAAGGCTCGTTCCGCTTGGGCCTTGCAGCAGCAATTTGCAGTCGTCGAACATCGCGTTTTTGTCGTTTAAATAAATTATTCTATCGTTTATTAGTTTTCGTCGTTTTATTTTTTTTTGCCGCTTGACAACGCATCCGACTGTGCATTTTTCTTTTTTTTTTAACCATAAGGCTTTGTAATTTAGCGAGTACTTGAACAATATAGTGTCAAACGATTCTTTTTTAAACTTTGGCGGCTTTATGTCAAAAAGTTTACAATTTAGGCTGTCGACGTAATTTTTGGCGTTTCGCTTGCTTTGTTGCAGCAACAAACAGGGGCAATCCGCGCCACCGTGCGTGTCTATAAAATTAAATAGTTCCACGTACATTTTAAAATCGTTGGTAGTGCTTTTGAACAGCCGCACTACGCAGTCGATTTGCAACCGTATCTGCTTGCGCTCCTTCACCAGTTCGCTGACGTTGGGGACGAACGCGTAAAGCGAATGAAAAAGGTGGCCGGTGCCCGCAAAGTTGAACGTTTTGTTTTTTACGTAACACGCAAAATTGCCAGTCAAAAACTCTATTAGTTTCCTATAATTTCTACTGGCCCGAAACTCGGCAAACACCGTGAATAAGGCGCGAGGCGTCCATTGCCCAACATGAAGTGCAGTTGGGCGTGTTTGCGGCTGCACGACGCCTTTTACAAGGGCCATGTTTTGCTCGTGGCCGAGTACGCGGACCTCAAATACTTGGGCTTTCAAAAATACGAATACTTTGAATACGTGCTGTTTCACCTGAACAACAATGCGCAGCTTTGCAGCGTCATAGCGTCCAACGAGCGGTACTGCTTGCAAGTGTTTAACGCCGACGACGACATGCGCAACGTGCGGCACCACTTGAAAATTGCGTTTAAGACTCCGGTGCTCGGCCACATGTGTGTGTTTCAACACAAGCCGGCCATGTACGCGTGCCTTAAAGAGTGGCACACGCTGTTCGAGTTCCAAGTGCCGCTGCTTCGCAGCGAATCGTTGGTGTGGGACTTTCCGCACGTTATCGTGTTCGACTTGGATAGCACTCTGATTACGGAACAAGAAGAGGTGCAAATTCGCGACCCGCAAATATACGACAGCATGAGCGAGTTGCGCGACCTGGGCTGCGTGTTAGTGTTGTGGTCATATGGTAGTCGGGAGCATGTGGCGCACTCGCTGCGCGCGGTCCAGCTGGCGCCGTACTTTGACGCAATCATCAGCGAAGGCTCGGTTGCCGAAGACGTGCCCGCCGCGTCGGTTGTAACGACCGATGCCCAAATGCAGAGTTGTTATGTTTCTTCGAATTTTCGGTTCGACATGCACGCCCAATCGGGCGACGACCTGCCCAAATCTCCAAAGGTTGTAATTAAAATTTTGGCCGACAAGGGCGTCAATTATTTCAAGTCAATCACGCTAGTCGACGACCTTCCTAGTAACAATTTCGCGTACGACTACTACGTGCGCGTTAAACGGTGCCCCGTGCCGTCGCGCGACTGGCAGCGCTACCACGACCAGATTACGAACAACATCGAGGAGTACGACAGCGTGTATAAATTTTAACACATTGATCTCGGTTTATATTTACAGCCGTTCTTGCAAAACGTGTACATTATTACCCGTGCGTCATACAGTACTAACCCGTGCGTCATACAGTACTGAATTATAAACTGTTGAAAGCAACCATTTGGGTCAGTTTGTTTGAAAACTTCAAGATGTCTACATCACTGTACCGTCAAACCTGTTGGCAGTATCGTTTATTGAAGTATATTGAACCGTACGAAGAATGCTGGAATGTGTTATTTATAGTGTCGCAATATCTAAAAAATAAAATACGTCAGAACGCGTTACAAAACTACATTAAAGTAAAAACGTTCGATTCATGCATTCGAAGCAAGTGCAGTTTTTTACCAAATCGTGTGATGTTATGTCAATATTATAATTTGCAAGAAGAATTGTTAAAATTTATCGACATATACCAATTATACTATGCACCAACAGTGCCAAAACATAATATAGGCGCAATAATTCATTCTAAAAAAATATATAATTTTTTTGCAATGATGGGTGATTATTTTGAAATTGTGGAAATGATGCTGAAAACGTTAAAATATAATGGAGAGCGTTTACATTACACCAATGGAATGATGATGGTTGATTTAATGAGATTATTTGAAAACAATAAATTGTTTCACATGCATCGGCTGTTACAAAGGCTGCTATTATACTGTTCTCCATTACGAAAAACTCCCGAAAGTTTACTTGCACAAACCGCACGATCGATTTACCGCAGAGGCGGTCGTCCATTATGGCAATTGCGGTACATGATAGACACAATGGATATGCCGTTTAAATTACGAGTGATAGAGCGAAAATGGAGCGACGATTGCATGCTAAATGAATTTTTAACACATTACCAACACCAGCTGAATGAGTTTTCAACAAAATTTGAACCTGGTCGGGCTTTAAAAAATTATAAAGTATGCCTTGCTGAAATTAGATTTAAAGATCAATTTTCATAGATCTTGGCTATTAGTGAAACCTTACGTTTTAAATTGCTTGTTTTACAAGTGAAATTGTAATTGAAAATCAAGTTTGGCGCTGACTCATAGCTGAACTCTGTAGCTATAAATTGCTAACGCGCACGTATCTAATTTAGTTTGTTTCTAAACTTGAAGATGGCCGCATTGTACTGTAGTTGGAGTTGCTGGCAGTATTATGTGCTAAAGTTAATCGAGCCGTACGAGGACCGCTGGGACAAGTTGTTTGCAGCGTCGAATTATTTAAAAAAACAAGTTTATCACAACGCGTTGAAGAATTACATCAGATTAAAGAAGATTGAAGACATTTGGTATTATCATACAGACGAATCCATGTGTTTATATAAAAAAAAATTAAATTTAAAATTTTTGCATTATGATAATTTTAATAAATTACTGTATAAATTTAGTAACATTTGCAATTTAATACAAAATGAATTTATTTGTGTTCATAACAATAATATATGTAGTAGTATATATCTTAATCAGATATATATTTATGAATATGAAGTTATAGAATTTTTTAGAGAATTGTATAATTATTTTGTTAAAATATTGTCTTTTTTGTATGAGTTACAGGAAAATGGACAATATTTACATTACCAAAATGAAATGTTAATGAACGAGAAAATAACATTTTTTAAAAACAGTTGTTTGTTTCACATGTGTTGGTTGATGCAAAGGTTGCTGATGTACTATCCGTCGTCGTTATGTAAAACTCCCGAAAGTTTATTGATATTGAGTGCGCGATCTATTTACTGCAGAGGCGGTGGCGCATTGTGGCAACTGCGCTATACAATAGATACACTACATATGCCGTCAAAGTTGCACACATTTAAGCGGAAATGGAGCGACGACGAAGTGTTAAACGAATTTATAAAACATTATAAAAAGCAAAAGTCGCACTTATGTAATATTCGTAATTTTGATCCTACTGATATTGCGAAACATTATCTTAATAGTAAATTTGGTCATCGATTTCAAAATAATATATGTGCTAATGAAATTTCTTTTATAAATAAATATAGATTAAATTGAAAAAAAAATGTGTTTTTTATTATGTGTTAACAAACTTTTGATCACGCAGTGTGCCTAAATCAACGTAACCATTAAAAATTAAAAAATTAATAATGTCCATGATTGTAAACTGAATCTGTTCGGCAGCGTCCAGCACGAGGATGTAATCTGGCAAATTGTTCTTGAGTCCAACAAAATGATCAATCAGCGTTAGGCTGCCGACGGATGTGCACGCTGTAGAGTAGACGCCCGTATCGTTGATGGTACTGATGGTCGCGCTCGTGAATTTGGCCACGGTGTACTCGTTGGGGCAGAACACGTTGCCCGAGTCCAGATAATAAAACAGCGTTTTGTCAAAATTATACAGCACGACGTTTTCAGGCGCAATAATAAACAGTCGTTCGGTGCGCGCGGGTGTGGTTAGATCGAAGATTCGCACGTGCGTCCCGTACAGCAGCGTGTTGTCGAAGTCTTGCAGCAGCGTTTGAATCCTGTTTAAAAATGGATGGTGGTTTCGCAGCGACAACGCGACGTACATAAGCAGCGTTACCACGAACACGATGGCCAACATTAGAGACAGCATTTTGTCGCGCCTATTTAGGGACGTGACGAATGACGAGGAGTACGCCGTTAATAGTTTGCGCGACGCGAACCGATTGATAATTATAGACACCAACACGGGCACTCGCAGGCTTTTGGAACATGTGAGCAATTTTCGCCAGTTCTTAAACACAATCAGAAATGACACCGCCGGCGCATGCGCACTGCACCAGCGCGCGGCATCCCACAGAGAGGAAGACGAGGAGGATCCGTCGACATCGGAAGCGCGCGTGTCTTTTGCCGGCCACTCGCTGGTACTCGAAAACAACGATTTTTGCGTGTTTGTCAAACCGTTTTTATTAAAAAAGCATCACGACGTGATCAAAAACTATCTGAAGCTGGACAAGTTTTTCAAAAGCGAAAGCCCAGAACACACCAACAAATGCGTGCAGGCCGGCGATTATTGTTACTGGCCCAACTGGCCCGCATCGCAGGCTGTATCTTTTACCGGCTGGCGGCTGTACTTGTATGAGGAGTTTGGCATCAGCGTAGAATCAACGATTCCCATTATACACAACAGACGGTTGGGGCCCGTTGACCTGTTTGTGTTTAACCCCGAAACGTTTTTAAACATTGAAATGAGCTTGCGCACCAACGAAGCGCCGCCTGTCAAATTGTTTGTCAACGGCAAATTTGATTTCGAAAAGAAAGGGCAAGGGTCCAAGGCGGTTGAAAGTCTGTTTGAAATCAAGATGGCCAACGGCGCCACGGCCACGTGCAAAATGATCGCCAACTTAGTCAACTCGAATAAAAATGTGTTCGAAACGATCCGAGATAATATTAATTTGGAAGAGTGCGTCACGACCCCCAAGTATCGCCACATCATTGACGTGAATTTGACCAAACTGCGGCAATTTTCAAGCGACAGCGCGGTTTCAACGCCGATTACCGAGCGCGCATTCCAGCCGCCCGCCGTGACAACCATCCTTTCCGCCAGCAGCGAAAACGCTGAGGTTATTCAGCTTGAAATAGACACGGCGTTAATAAAAGTGCGCGAGGGCATGGTAACAGTGATGGCAGAGTTCAACCGATCCGACGACCCCAATTTACTACAGACATACTTTAAAGCGAGCAATTTCAAAAATTTTCATTTTTTGCTGTTCAACGTTTGGAAGCAAATAATAAAGCGGGACAAGAAGAGTTTTCGAGAAACCGACATGAAGCTGTTTTTTGAATTAATGTGCGAAACCCTGTTTGGTAACGAGCGGGACGACGCGCTGGCGACGGCGCTTGTCAAGTGCGAGCCGTTCATGACGCGCAGCGTTTCCATTTTCAACAGCCTTTGCGACCATTGGCACTGTTTCAAGGGCGTGAACCCGTACATCTTGCTGGGCCAGTATTACGGCGCCCACTATTTTATCTATTTAAAGTGTACTAGCTGCGACGCCAACGAGTGCGACGACCCGTGGGCTTTTACGTACAAAAACGCGATGGAATGTAAAGTACCGCCAAAGGTGCTGGGGGAGGCCTTTTTTATCAAGGTGGAAAACGTGGTCACCCAAGTGACGCTCGTGTTCAACGGCGAACACTATCAAATTGTCAAAAGAGACGACGAACTGTTCAAGATGGTGGAGACCAATCCGTACAAATTGCAAAACATAAAATTCAACAACTGGAAGTACATGTACCACACCAAATACGGCGTGTACAACGTTATCACGGACAACTTTTACTCCAACTGCCCGTTTTTGCTAGGCACCACAATGCCGGGCACATTTAAACGGCCCAAAGACCCCCCGTATCTGCCCGAAGCCGTGTTTGCGCACATGCTAAGCGCCAGCGCCGAGGAGCGTGACATTTTGCGCACGTACCACATTGCCAAATTGTGCCGGGACGTAAAAATGGTGAAGGTCAATTTGGGCACGGTCGATTTGTTGGGCGATTGCGCAGCGTGCAAGTTAAACGCGCGTCTGCGGCTCAACGACTTATTTCGCGAATTGTGGAACCTGGAAGACGAGAGCCTTGTGACGCTGGCTCTGTACGTGAACAAGCTGAGAGTGGAGGATATCGTGCACAACTTTAAGTGCACCGCGTGCCGCGCCGGTGTTAAGGAACGAAAGTGCAGGTGCATCCAAAAAATCAAGATAAACCGTCAAGCGTTCAAAGTGTGCCTCGCGTTTGATCTGTTTGTCGGTGACCCGGAGCTGACGCAGCTGATGTGGATGCTTATCTTTGCCACTAACAAGCTGTACGTTACCACTGCTTTACTCATCACAGAAAGTGAACTAGTTGCGCAACACGCGCATTTTTTCACAAAGGAACACGTTAAAATTGCTACGGTTTTGCACCGCGATCTGCACAAAATCGAGTTTGTGGACACGCTGATGACCGACGTGTGCAATCGGGACGCGTTTTTGACCTACCTTCGGCAAGCTGCGGCCAGTGAGCCCGCTTCGGCGCTTAACGCTGACAACGTCGTGGCCAAGTTTTACCTGCATTACGCAAACGCGACCAACATCTTGCACAAATATAAAAACCTGTGGTGGGACAAGATTATTTTGGCGCGCGATTCGGACACGCTTTCCAGCTGGCTGACGCGATTTTACCTGCGCGTGATCATGTCGAAGATGAACGTTCAAAATTATCCCTTGTCGTATTTAGCGCAAGTTGTGGAGGGCTATTTGTATTTTAAACGTTACACCAATTTCAACCACGCCAGCTCGTACATGTTGATGCACTTTGCGGCTAGCTTGTCGGCGCCCACCGATTACGGGCGCAAAGCGGTGTACTTGCCGGGCGTGCCGTTGTCCGGAAAGTCGACGTTTTTTGAACTGCTCGATTTTTTGGTTTTGATGCACAAGTTTGACGACGAGACGCACACGGGTGAGTCCAAAGAGACTAGCGACAAGGAAGTGAGTAAACTCAATTCGCAGTTGTACACAATCAACGAATTGAAGAAGTGCAGCGAAAGCTTTTTTAAAAAACACGCAGACTCGAGCAAGAGCGACTCGAAAAGCCGCAAATACCAGGGTTTGCTCAAGTACGAGGCCAACTACAAAATGTTAATTGTCAATAACAACCCGCTGTACGTGGACGACTACGACGACGGCGTGCAGAACCGTTTCCTGATTGTGTACACGGACCACAAGTTTATGCCGCACGTGCAATTCTCCGGATCTGTGTACCACCATATTTTAACCAAGCAATATCCGCAAGAGCCCATGGTGGTAGACGCGCTTAAGGACTCTGTGCGCGTGTTTTTGGCGCACGTCGTGAGGTACCAGCGTGAGCCGCAGACCGGCCTCGTGCCGTACAAGACGTTGCTGGACAACGACCCCGTGCACCAGCACAACTTGACGCGCCTCAGCGTCAACAACAGCCCCATGTACGCAATTGTATACATACTGAACATCAAGACGGTTCCACGCAGTGCCAACGTGTCCGTCACCGAGCAAAAAATGCAAGAGATGATTGGTTACGCTACGCAGCATCTCAAGTCATTCTTGCATCCTTCATTTACGCAATACAACGCGGCCAAAAACATTAATGCCGGCACCGCTAGGAAATTTGTGTTTGATGAAAATATATTGTTGCAGCAAATAAAAGACAAATTTAAAAACAACTACGATGAACACGGTTGCAAATTTAATAATCTGACCATGGCGCTCAACAAACTAGATATGAACATTAATGTGCCCCAGTTCAAGTGCTGATATAATAATAAAAAATTTCTAAACAATTAATTAATATTTTGTTTTACATCCATTTCACAATTCCCTGTAAGATTTTTGGTTTTTAAGATAGGCCGTGTGCTCGGCGTTCACCACGGTGTAACCGTTCTCCAGTAAAAGCTGTTGCGCCGCCATATTGCGCGTGTATACAAGCGTGCACGCGGAACGACGCAGCTCGCGCATGTCGCGCTCAGAAAGCGGCGCCGCGTTGGCATCAATTAGACACACATGCAGCCCATCGACGGTGAAGCATAACATGTTGTCCTCTTTAGTCATTTTGCCCGGGGGCAGTCCCTTGATGACTATAAACATGTTTTTATATTCTTTTACGTCAAAATTGGCGGTTGTGCGCGTGACTGTCACGTCGTTGGACGCGCCGGGCGCGTTGGGAGAGCGCACACCCTGGTCGTAAATAGTGCCGATGAACACGGAATTGGCGCCAACGCGCGCGTTGCCCTGCTTTTCGATGTCGTCCATAGACATTGGCTTTTCCGCCACATACACCTGACTGACTTTGTTGTCTCCGTGCGCCACACGCATGTACGTCAGTTTGTTATTATTCAGTTTCACATTGAGCTGTTCCGTTGCCGGATCGACTTGCACCGAGTCGCTGCTTTGAGTCAAGCTGGGCGAGGACTCGTTAAGCGAGTTCAGGTTTAATTTGCCATTATACCAGAGGTAAAACAAAAAGGCTAGCAAGATCAACAATAATAAGGCGCCCCACATGTTGCTATTGCACAATGTCGATCGCTATTAAATTTAAGCTGTGCAAATGTTTCAAAAGTACACTTAAATTATCGTTTTCCCAACCGGGCGGAACCAACACCACGACGCGGCTGCCCAACCCGAACACCTCGAATGCGCCGGTGATAAACTGTTCGCAGTAATGCAACACGTTGCTTCCAAACGCGGACTCGTCCGCCAGTTGCACATACGTCTTATACATGACCATCAAATCAAACAGCACGTGATGCTTGTTGTAAGCGCCGTCACTCTTCAACACCATGTGTTTGTATAGTTTTTTCATAAATAAGGCTTGTTCCTGTTTGAGCTCGGCAAAGTACGTCAATTTGTCGCACGACGCGTCCGTGAGACATTCAGTGATATTTTCGAAGTAGATCATCGGCTCGTCGGCGTCCGCGTCGTCGACGCTCAACGCGACAGACGGCGGCACTTGGCACAAATATAACCGTACCACTTTGTCCGCCATGATTCCGCTTACGCCGCTTTTTTCGCGATACAAAGACAGTTATTTGTTATACGCTTTCAGGCTGATTGACTTGTTGCGCGCGTCCAAGTCGGCGCACTTGACCAAACTGTTGTCCTCGCAAGCAACTTATTTATACCATTTTGCGTGTTTGATGAAATACAAAGACATACAAAAATACGAAGTACAACAGCTCATAGAGTGGGCCGCAAACGCGTCCCCCGACATTGATTTGCAGCAGTTTCGCATTGAGTTTATGGACAAGACGGCCGAATTAAATCTGCGCTCTTGTCAACCCAAGAGTTTTATGTATACGTTCACTACAATTTGGGACACAATTCATTTTCTAAGCTTGATCATCGACGACATGGTGATAACGCGAGAAAGGAGCAGTCTGGACCTTGTAGCACAACAGTTAAAAACTATGAAAGTGCTATTCTACAACATATTTTTTATATTGCAATGCGCCATGTGCCGCGACCATTACATGAACGTAAAGGGCTATATTATTTATCATATCGAACGCATAGAACTGGCATTGGACAAAGAACGCTACGGTTCACCTATTATTTTTACAGAATTATATTGCGAAGAAACAGCTGAACAAACGCAAGAGTTAGAAAGCGCAAAAGGAGTTAACGAAAAAAATGTGGACGAATCGTCAAACCTAATAATGAAAAACCTAATGGCGTACGTCAGCATGACGTTTCACAACCATATTAACGAGTACAAATGGATTCAACGAAATCAGAAACCGCCTGTTCACCAGGAACGCATGACTTGGCATCAATACAAAAAGTTATTAAATTTGTGATACATTTTATTTAAGAATGATAGTTCTTTTAATATTGTTGAATTTTATAGTAATTATTATACTAACATCATGGTTGTATGTTATAATGAAACAACATAATAATGAACCGACTACTCCGCCAACGCCCTCGCCAACACCTACACCTTCTCCACCGCCAACGCCCTCACCTACACCTACACCTTCTCCACCGCCGACGTCTCCGCCGACACCTTCGCCAACGCCTCCGCCGACACCTTCACCGACGCCTCCGCCGACACCTCCGTCGACGCCTCCGCCGACACCTTCGCCGACGCCTCCGCCGACACCTTCGCCGACGCCTCCGCCGACACCTTCGCCGACGCCTCCGCCGACACCTTCGCCGACGCCTCCGCCGACACCTTCGCCGACGCTTCCGCCGACACCTTCGCCGACGCCTCCGCCGACTCCTCCGCCGACACCTTCGCCGACTCCTCCGCCGACGCCTCCGCCGACACCTCCTCCGACGCCCTTGCCATTAGGAGAACCTATGTATTTTCCTTCCGATATCACCACAATTGAACAATTGCAAGATTATATCAGGCCGATGTGCAGCGGCTGGACGCGACCTCGCGAAACGTACGCGGTGCCGTGGGATTGTCGTCGGATAATTTACTGTAATTATTTTAGTATACCTCTACACACAGTGTCGTGTGATACGTTAACAGATAACGCCTACTCGTTTACGGCTGACAGGTGCGTGCCGCATCATCAGTCCGATTGTCCGTTTTATCCACTCAACATACTTTAGAGGGTATAATTCTGTCGGGACGACATTTAAGAACGTTAATGACGGTGTCGGTGACAACACACTCGTATACGGTTCCGTGTTTAAGTTGCAAATCCGTCACAATAGTTTTGTCGAGTAACGGTCCGTCGATAGAATTTAATGTGTTGGTTTGCGCATTGTATTCTAGTTCAACGGTCGGCATCCACTTGTATTTCGCATACTGCAGCTGTTCGTCGAGCACAATGTAGCCGTCTATCGCGACCGTGGTGTAGTGCGTCGGCACTAACGGCGGATCGAAAAATTGCTGGAAGCGCAGCTCGCCAAGCTGCGGCCATGCGATTTTGCCTACGCTACGATGCAATTGGTTAAGGCATTCCACTGCTACGTCCGCGCAAATGGGATACGCGTCGTGGAGGCCGCACTCGTATTGAGTGCGGTTGTTGTATTTGTAGCGAAACACCTGCAGTAAATCGGTGACAAAAATATTGTTTGCTACCACCTCGCATTGGAACGTGACAACGTTGTTAAGGGCAAAAGGGTGGGCTATGTGAGCTGCGTGCAACTGCATGTCGTCCGTTTGCACCATGCAAAACCCGCGCCTAAATGAGCCGCGGCCGCGCACGCCGTCCAGCTTGAAAGCCCATTTTTTGACGCCCGTACTGTCCGGCGCGCAAGCGCCGTAAATGATTTTCTGTTCCCGCGCAAACTTGCGCGGGGTCGCGCTGTCGAGCAGCGTGGTGTAGGGCAAGCACGGCGCAATGTTTTGGTGGTCGGCGATAGCTTCCATCTGGACGATCAATTCGCAAAACGCGTCCAGGTTGGCGACGGTGGGCGCAGACCCTTCGAACTCCAACTCCAAACGGATGCGCGCCAAAATAGCGTCGCTGCCCAGCTGCAGGTTTTGCGGCGGACGCGCGCATTCGGCGCCAAGCAGCGCGCTCTTAAGCGCGGCAATCTTGTGCGCCGTGGTGGACTCATACCGGTTGGCCGGGCCGCTCTGCATGTACACGTGTTCAAACTTGACGTCGATATTGTTTATTTTGTAAACGAACGTTTCTATAAGCGAAGCGATATGCCGCGAGACGCGCTCGCAAGGCACGGCCGTCTCGCGGTTTTCGCGCCACACCAGCGGCACCAGCGCGTTGGTGGAGCGCAACCAATGCACAAATTTTTCGTCGCGCAAATTTGTTTTGTGCACACTGGCCGCGCTGTCGGCGGTCTGCCGTGTGCGCACATTGTTGACATCGTACAGGTCGATATAGCGCTCTGACGGCGTAGCGCACCGTTTCTTTATATAAGTATCTAAAATTAGATACAGCAAGTCTTGGCTAAAATTGATTGTATAAGAGATTTCTTGCTCTATCAAAAAGTCGGGTTCCATCGCCGAGAAAAATGGCACTCGTGTCACCCGGTGTGTTGTCGCGACGGTCAACCAACCACTGCATCTTCGGCGCCATTCAGCCGTTTGATGCATGCATCACGTACAGGTCGCCATGCTCGTCGGACGCGTCCGTGGACGATGGCTGGTTCATTTGCGACTACCACTTAAAACTGCGTTTTAAAATGGCCAAAATGGTGCTGCCCATTTACGACGAAGACGACAATCAGTACAAGCGAACAATCGCTCGGCATTTAGTAGGTAACCAAGAACGTGAAGAAAAGCGCATCTTAGTTCCAACTGTAAACAATTACACAACAGTGTTTAATTTGACTGGTATGATGTTAGCCGAACAACTGATTTTTCATTTAATCTACAACAACCAAGAAGAGGTCAACCGTATTTGCAATTCTTTACAAAACAATGAAAATTTTATAGATAACACCTACAGCGTTGTCGAAAACGTGTACAATTCGACGCGCAACATACTGTCGCTTACAGACCCGCAGACGTATTGCTCACGCGTTGCCAACGATGACCTACGATATTTTGACACAACACCGCCGATCGCTGGGAATGAGCTGGGCAACGGCGACACGGTGTTTAACAACATGCCCGGATTTTTGCGAAACTTGATTAGGCGCGCCGTGGCGCCCGAAACGTTACAAATAGATTCACAAAATTTGCGTTTACGAAATTGTAGCACGTGCAGGATTGACAACACCGGCCTTGTGGCCACTATCGACGGCACCGAGTTGTACAACCCGGTGCGCAGTACAGACATCATTAAGACGCGTCCCAACCGCCTGCAAATTAGAAACATTTTAAAGTTTGAAGGTGACACACGCGCGCTAGAGCGCACTTTGGGGCGATACGAAGAATATCCCATGTACGTGCCTTTGTTCTTGGGCCACCAATTGGTCGATGTGCAAAACGACATTTTGCGCGCAAACAACTTTTTACCGTCGGGCCAAACAAACAACGGAGGTAACCGAAACGCCAATAATGCAAACAACAACAACAACAACCAAAATAACAACGAAAACAACAACCAGAATAACAACGGAACTCAGGGAGGTGGCGCCACGGCCATTTAGTTGCCATGAACAACACTAGTAGTATTGTAAAACTTCAATGTAGCATATGTTATTCGGTGGGCGAAATCAAAAATTATTTTTTGCTACCCACCGACACGATTACCGTTTTGCCCATTGTAGAACTGTACACGTGCAAGCACCAATTGTGCGCCACGTGCGTGCGCAAGATTGCGCAGCGCGGCAGAGACAAACGCGTCGAATGCCCCATGTGCCGCCGCAAGAACGCGCACCTGAACGTCTATAGTGTTAGTCGAAATTCGGTGGACGCGCTGCGGTGCGCCGTATCCGACGTGCGCGAGTACGGGTGCTTCAACGGGCTGGTGGACGCTGCGTCGTTGGCGCGCCAATTATTTGAACAAAGCCTTCTTGACGCCGAGCCCGCACCAGAAAACCCTTTTAAACCAAGCGAATTGCAAAATGTACTTGAACGTTTGCAGACGCAAATTGATAAGCAAATTAAAGTCAATTATGAGATACAATTGCGAGCGGACACCTTAACACAAACCTTTGAAGAATTAAAGGAACGTCTAAACAAAAGCCAAAGCGATTACAACGACGTTTGCAAACACATGGAAGCGCTTCGCAATGACAGGCTGCGAGAAGAACGCGCCCTCCAAAAGTTAATTAATGAGCACGCCCAATGGGCAGACAAAAATGCTAAAATGCAGCGCGAAAACGACAAGTTGACAAATGAAAACATTGGTTTGATTAAAGACAACTATTTATTTAAACAAACTCTCCGTAGCGTCCGTTTCCATTTCATCCTAGTTTGTTTAATTGTATTTGTGGTCGAGACAGAGAGATTCCGCATGGTTAATTGTTAATTTTCAATTAAATATTGTTAGTTAACACGAAGTATATTGGATTATAAATTATAATAAAATACAATATTATATATACATTTAGTTTTATTTATAATACATAAGTTTTTATCTTGTGACATATGACGCCACTTTTCCTCCATTTGATGCGCGTGCCAAAAGTATGCTTGCCGCTTTTCTCCAACGCAACAATTTTCAGATTAATCAGCAACGTTATTGTTTTCAAGTTTAACAGCGTTAAAAACTTTAAGAATTTTAATAATTGCGTCACATTAATTTATATTACCCAACCAAGGTCGCCGCGATCATGTCTAAAAATACTACTTGCTTTTTCGAGAACACTCGTATTCGTAAAGCAAGATTAGTACTGACGCATATAGCACCCGCTTTTCGAAAACACCCGTATACAAGCGGTCGTTGCTAACGCAACCATTATTGTTGCATGTTTTCTAAATAATACAACTTGTCGGCTTCCGCGTTACACGCAAACGCATCATCGTCATACAAGTGTTCGGGACATGCCATGTACCGCCCATCTTTAACGTGCACATGTTTGTTATAACGGACGCCGTCGTTGGATTGCGTTTGTAAATTTGCATACACGTAAGTCGGCACGGGTTCTTTTACGACGGCGACGTCCTCACCGTCAAAAACGGATCGGCAACCCACGTTGTTGCCCATGTACGCGTACGCGTTTAACACAAAGTGAAGGTCTTTGGCCGGTTCGCATTCGATGTCAACCTTAACGTTGGTTCGCAACTGTTGCAACGCGTCAACTATCACGTCGTTTTCCGCATGGCAACTGGTTAGTTTAAAGTTAGGCAGTTCATAAAAACAAGAATAAAACAAATCCTTCTTGTCTAAAATTAACGGTGACGCTTCGGGTTCAGGTTCGGGTTCGGGTTCGGGTTCGGGTTCGGGCTGTGTCGGTGGCATCTCAGGTACAAAGTGATCACCGTCGCCGCCCGGCTCGCTGCGCCAAACGCCGTCTGTAAATGGGTCAAACAGCGCCCGCGCAAAGCCATTTTCTTTGTCAAACGTTTGTGTCGCAAAGGGGTCAAACGCTGGTGCGAAAATCGTAGCGTTTTTGAAACGTATATTTTTAGCATATACTACCATATTTGCAGGCCGTTTTACGAAAGTGTAGTTATATTGAAGCGGAGTTGTAGTATATTTACGTGCCAGTGTAGTATATTTTTGGTAAATCGTAGTGTATAGATTGGCGCAAATGTCCGACTGTAGTATATTGGTCAATATACGTCGTTGATAGTGATCGCTTTTTACGATTTTTAATGGGTTTTCGTAGGATATTTTGCAAAACTGCTTGTAATCCGCGTCTAAACCTGTCAAATCGTCGCGAAAAACGCTCAAAAACGCGCCGTCACCAAACTCGATCGTTTTTAGCAGGTCGGTGCCCGACTCGGTGCAAACATTAGCGCGGCGAGCGTCCATGACGTCGTATAAATGCGCGCCGAAACAGTCGATGGGTTCGCCGGTAAACGGATTAAGGCCGACGGTGTTTACATCGCGCGCCAGCAGCACGTTTTCGCCAAACGCAGTGTCCAGGTCGGCGCCGGCAGTTAAGTTTGACACCATACTCGTCAACCCCACCACGGACGTTTGCATATCCACGTTATAATCGTTGGGCATGTTTTCGATCGGAAACGTGTCGTTTAACACGCGCACGTTGTCAAGGGTCGCCGGCGCGCATACGCCGAGGTCGAGCACCTCGCGTGGAAACTGCAAACCCAATTTGAATTTGTTTATAAACAATTTGTCGCGCAACACGTCGCCAGTATCGCATTCGATTTCGGACATGACCTCAAAGTTGTCGCAAATTATTTGCCCGCTGACGTACTCGAACGTGTCGTCGGTGTGCGTGCGAACTAGTTGGCCCGTGCCATCTGGCAAATCGGCGCAGCGCGCGTCGCCCGAACAAGCGTATTGCCCGTCGGCGCCGCGCACCCGGTTTATACACGTGATCAGTTGCGCTTCGTAGTTGTTGAGGCATTTGAAGAACTGCGTGTCACCGATGTCGAACGTGATGTAGGTGTGGCCCGCGCCGTTAAAAGCGCACGGGTGTGCTTGCACGCACGCCATCAGTGCACGATCAAAGACTTGATCGTCGGGACATTGCGCCACGACATGGTTGCCGTTTTGGCATTCCACAAACTCGTTAACTAGCAACGTTTCGGGAAAATAGGATAACACGAATCCGTCCGGCCGGCCTTCGCATAACTCGTTGACCCGACAGTCACCGGTCGCGGCGTCGAATGTGTAGTTGTCGGGGCATTCGCGCACCGCGTGCGAGCCGTCTGCCAGGCAATGCAAGTATAACGTGGGGTGGTACGCGGTGCCGACCGAGTAATTCTTGTCCGAATGTTGGTTGTGCACGAGCGTGTCAAGCAGCCGTTCGTCCATGGGATGGCGGCCGGGTTCGCGGAATTCACACGGGTCCACCGGCACGCACTTCAACTGGTCATAATCAAAACGAAAATGCTGCGGGCAATGCAATTTAACGTTGCTCACGTCGCCCGTCACTACAAACGCGTCGGGCTCGGCGGCTACGGGCGCGACGCGTTGAGTAACCGTCGCTTGGGCGGCGCTAAACTGTTGTTCCAAAAAATTAAAGACCTCCACCGTGTCGTCGTGCACAGTTTCGTGGTACGTGCTTAGGTCATGGGTCCTAAACCAGCTGACAATGTACGTGTGATCGTACACGTCGGACACGTGGCCCAATACATCTGGCGTCGGTTTGTCGGCGTTGGTGCGCTTTGTGTATTCAGTCAGCACACGCAGCCGCTTGGAAAAGGTCGTCTCGTCAAACTCGAAGAATATCGTGTAATATATAAGCGAAAAGATTGTCAGCAAAATAATGGCCAACACGAGCAGCACCACGTCGGACATTGTTGTCAAGGCGCGCGTTTTGGTCGCAGACGACGACGGGATGGTGCTGGAATTCGAAGCTGAAAACGAACACTGCTTAATGAAAGGCGCGCACGATGTGCGCGTGATCGCCTCGCCGGAGCTGGACGCGTTACACAACGGGCCTTACAATGAAATCACGCTCGGCGACTACACCTTTCATTACAATCTAATAGATTCAGACCGTTTTGGCGCGCAAGTCATGCTGTTTGTTAAAAGGAATAACATCAAAATATCCGGTGCCGTGTTCAGGCTGAAAGTGTGGAATAGTAAGATGCGCATCGTGGCGCCGCCGCAGCATGAAGCCGAACTTGCCTTTGCCGAGGAAGGCGCTGTCGCCGAACGCTCTGGGTCAGAACTTGGCGACGCACCGCCGTCGCCCAAAAAGCAAAAACTTGACGAGCACGAACAAGATTAAATACGACAGCGAGCTTTTGCTAAAATATTTGTATGACGGGTTTGGCGCCGACAAGTCGCACAGCAACACCAATTTAATCAAGGTGTACAAGGTAAAAGTAAAAAAAACAGGCGCGTCGATTTTGGCTCACTACTTTGCGCACATTTCCACCTCCACTGGCTACGAATTTGAATTTCATCCAGGCAGCCAACCGCGCACGTTTCAAACCGTGCACACCGAAGGGCTTATAATAAAAGTGCACATCATGTGCGACGACTGTTGCAAATTAGAACTTCGCAGATATATTGAGGGTGAAAACAGCTTCAACGTGGCGTTTCGCAACTGCGAAAGCATCCTGTGTCGGCGCGTCAGTTTCCAAACGCTGTTGCTGGGTTCCGCCATTTTGTTGTTGTTGTTTAACGTGGAAAACTTTTCGGCGCTAAACTTGTTTGTAATTTTTCTAATTTTGTTGGCGCTGTTCTGCCACAACAATTATATTATAAGTAACCCGCACGTTGTATTTTGCAATCATAAGAGCGCATTAAAAAATCATGAATGAACGCGATGGCTTTTATTCGACCCCCGCGCAAACGGCTCACCCGTTTGCGCCCACCAGCGCGACCACCACCCAGTCGCGCATGGACAGTCGCAGCAGCAGCGCCGCGTCGCTTGCCAAGACGAGCGACGTGGGCGAGGCAATTTGGTACAACAAGTGCACCGACTACGTGCACAAAATCATTCGCTACTACCGGTGCAATGACATGGCGGAGCTGACGCCGCTCATGATTCATTTCATTAACACAATTCGCGATATGTGCATCGACAGCAACCCCGTAAGCGTGAACATAATTAAACGCGTGCAAAGCGACGACGAGATTGTGCGCCACTTAATCGGGCTACAGAAAGAGCTGCGCCAGAACAGCGTGGTCGAAACGGTCGGTTCGGACTTCAACATCTTCCAACCGTCGTTTGTGCTCAATTCGCTGCCAGCGTACGCGCAAAAGTTCTACAACGGGGGCGCCAATTCGCTGGGCAAAGACGCGCTTAACGAGGCGGCCAAGCAGCTTAGCCTCGCGGTGCAATACATGGTATCAGAAGCGGTCACGTGCAGCATCCCCATTCCGTTACCGTTTGATCAACAGCTGGCCAACAACTACGTAACTTTACTTTTAAAACGCGCAACGCTGCCTGACAACATGCAAGAGGCCGTTAAGTCTCGCAGTTTTGTTCACATCAACATGATCAATGACCTTATCAACGCGGTGATTGAGGACCTGTTCGCCGGCGGCGGCACCTATTACCACTACGTGCTCAACGAAAAAAACCGCGCGCGAGTTGTGGGACTCAAGGAAAACGTTGGGTTTTTGGCGCCGCTCTCGGCGTCCGCGGACATCTTCAATTACATGTCTCAATTGGCCACGCGCAGCGGCAAGCGCCCCGACATGTTTGAAAACGCGGCGTTCCTTACGTCGGCCGCCAACGCTATTAACTCGCCGGTCGCGCATTTAACGCAGAGCGCGTGCCAGAAGAGCTTGTCCCAATTAGCGGCGCAGTGCGAGACGCTCACGCGATTTATATTCATGATTATGAACCACCACACAACTGCGGTTAACGCACCAACGGCGCGCGGCGAGTTGTAAGCTATGAGTTTATACCGTAACAAGGTGTGGTGCGTGTACATTGTGAGACGCAACGACGGACAACTATACACAGGCATCACGAGCGACCTGAATCGGCGGCTGGGCGAGCACGCGCGAGGCGCTGGCGCGCGCTGGCTGCGCGGCGCCAAACACTTACAATTACTCTATTGTAGCGCAAGCGCGTACGACTACAAGACCGCCGCCCAAATGGAATACAATCTTAAGCGTAAACGCGGCAAATATTTTAAATTGCGACTAATCAAAGCGCAGCCGCAGTTTTTGCACCAGTATTTGTTGGCCGACAAGCCGCTGCGATGAACCTGGACATGCCCTATTACCGTCTGGGCAACCACGAGCGCGTGGAGTACATCCCGCTCAAACTGGCTCTTAGCGACGACGCGCCGACGCCTACCACAGACGAGCACGCCGAACCCATGACGGCCTACAAAATGACCAACGAGATGGAGGCGCCCGCGGGGCAAATGTCGGCCGCATTGATTGTACTAATTAGTTTAGTCGCGTTTGTGGCATTGTTTCTTTTGCTGTATGTAATCTACTATTTTGTAATACTAAGAGATCGACCGGAATATTCTGACGATATTGACAACGATCCTTCTTTTGTGTTCAACAAATTCGACTAGCATGGACGGGCTGGGCGTTCGCAACGAAAACGCGTTCAACGACTGGAAAGCGCGCATTCAGTCGGCGCCGCGGTTCGAGCACGTGTTTGACCTGGCCACCGACCGCCAACGCTGTACGCCGGACGAGGTGAAAAACGACAGTTTGTGGAGCAAATACATGTTTCCCAAACCGTTTGCGCCGACCACGCTTAAGAGTTACAAGTCGAGGCTTATCAAAATTATTTTCAGCCTTGTCGAAGAGTCAGATTTGCAAAATTTGTCATACGACTTGGAAAGGGAGTTTGACTCGGTCGAATTTCAAAAATTGCTTGTTAACCCTAAAGAGTTATGCAAGCGCATGCTCGAGCTGCGCTCGGTAACTAAAGAAACGCTGCAGCTCACCATCAATTTTTACACCAACGCTATGAACTTGCCCGAGTACAAAATTCCGCGGATGGTGCTGCTGCCGCGCGACAAAGAACTTAAAACCATCCGCGAGAAAGAAAAAAATTTCATGTTAAAGAACGCCATCGACACCATCCTCAATTTTATTGACTGCAAAATTAAACTTATGAACGGCGATTATGTGCACGACCGCGGCTTAATTCGCGGCGCCATCGTGTTCTGCATAATGCTGGGCACGGGCATGCGCATCAACGAGGCGCGGCAGTTGAGCGTCGATGACGTCAACGTACTTATTAAAAAGGGAAAGCTGCGCAGCAGCACGATCGGCCTTAAACGCAAGCGCAGCCGCAAAAACACGCTAAACAACATCAAGACCAAACCGCTGGAGTTGGCGCGCGAAATCTACACGCGCAACCCCACCGTATTGCAAATTTCAAAAAACACCTCGACGCCGTTCAAAGATTTTCGCCGGCTGCTGGACGAAGCGGGCGTGGAGATGGAACGTCCACGCAGCAACATGATAAGACACTATTTGAGCAGTAATCTGTACAACAGCGGCGTGCCGTTGCAGAAGGTGGCGCGCCTGATGAACCACGATTCGCCGGCCAGCACCAAGCCGTATATCAACAAATACAATTTTGACGAAAGCAGCAGCAACAGCGACGAGGAGGAGGAATCCGGCGTTAACAACCGCGACTCGTCCGCCGGCTCCTCGGCGAACTCATCTTCGCTGTACTACCAAACGGGCGATTAATAAGGCGCAAAATGAATCTGTACTTGTTACTGGGCGCACTGGCCGTGTTTAGCCTGGTGTACGACAAGAAGGAAAACGGCATCGTCTTCTATTTTCTCATTCTCGTGCTGGTGTTTGTGTTGATCAGTCCGGCGTTAATAAGCAAAAATACGGAATCGGCCGCGGACGACCTGCCCAGTCATAAAGCTAAGAGCGTGCGCAAGAAACTTGAAATTGAACAGGCGCTGGACGCAATTCTCAACAAAAACACTAGCTCTTTGGACTGACGACATGACAAGCGGCCTGCGGGGTCTTGTTGCCGAGTTGAAGAGGTCGACTGAATTTGTCGCCAAGGTGATTTTTGTTAAAGCGCGCCTATCCGAATGGCTAAACAACCAAGTGTACCCGGACGAACGGTTTTCCGCCAAGTGGCGTGGCGTGTTGAAAATGTTCATCGCCAAGCAACTAGACAACGATTCTATTTATTGTTTGGTTAATACAATCGACCCGTCCAAGCTGTTAACCAACGGGCAAATCGATCACCTCGCGCGCGTGTTTCTTGCCAACCGCAAAATGATGAACATTACACAAAAATTTGTAGACGGTTACAAATTGTCGGACGATGACATCAGCGAGTTATCAAATTTTTTAGTGGCCCAAGTGGACGAGGTGTACCAGTTATAAGACCATTTCAACATGAGTGGCGATAATAACGAGAGCCTTACTACCGTTGCCGTTGCGATCGAAAAGCCGCATCGTCGAACGTTGCGCGCCCTGCAGGAAAATTTCACGGTGGACGGTTTGAGGCTGAAGCCCGCTTATGTTGAATATTACAAACAGTTGCAAGAAATTGTAGAGCTCTCCGTTATTGTCCTCAGCAAGCAACTGAACATAAAAGAAATGCAGGAAGTGTACTCGCTAGGTCGCCAGTTGTACGAAATACTGCGTGGACTGTTTGTGGACGAACCGTTTAAGCTGTGGCTGGAAGCCAACGCCGCGCGATTAGCCGCCGACGCAGAGTTGAAAAAAAGCACGCACAAAATCTTGCAAGACCAATTGCAAACGGTCAGCGCCAAAACCAACACGTTTAAAAATGAAGTGCTTAATGTGCTTAACAACGAATTAATATGCAGCGCCAATCTATACGACGTTAACGCTGGCTATATTAAGCCGAATTGCATTGTGCTAACGTTTACTTGTTGCGATTTAACATTTGAGTTATGACAGCAGCGACGTCCCGAGTATTAAAAGGTTTGCAAGATGAAGCGCTTGATTTGTCGTTAAAAACCAACGACTTCTTAAATAGCAATGAAAAGAAAACGGATCTGGAAATGCCCTTGACAAATTTACTAATACACGCAAACAATTTGACATTCGAAATATTTCAATTTGAACAGTGGAAATTAAACATTATAAATATTGTAAATATATTAATCGATTTAATTCAATTAAAAATAAACATGTAAATACAGTTTTATTTCATTAATTTACCACGTTATTAATGTAGATAAAATTGCAGTTGTTGTTGATTTGTATGTAACGGTCGCCGTCGGCGTCCTCCGGAGCCACACACCTGCACAGCAGGGCGGAAAATGTCTTTGACACGCTTTTAACCAGTTTGAATTTGCAGTAGGCAAATAAATTACCAGACATACAATACGAAAAGCGTGTATAGCTTACTAAAACTATTGCGGCAAAGTGTTTATGCGGCTCTCAATTTTGCTGTTGCACACGCAGCAGCGTTTGCAACGCTGCGAGCATTTTGCGCACACGACCAGATGCCGGCACGGCAGGAAACACACCGATTTTTCGTTGGCAAAGCACACCTTGCATTCAGACATGGCGGCAATGTCGGGCGGCGCGCTGGCGGTAACGGGCTCGAGCCGCGGCGGCGCCAAGTCCGACTCCACTATTTTTAACAGCGCGCAATTGTCCAGGTCGAAATCGACCACGTGCCGGAACGTGCACGTGGCGGCGTGCACCCGTTGCGCGTCGTCCACCGAAACGTACGTAGCCACGGCTTTGCAACCAGCGCAGCGCAGGCGTGCGCGTTTGCCGAAACAGTAAAAGCCGCGGCGACTCAACATGTCGACCACCCTGATTTGTGATTTGAACTGCCGCCGCGCCCATTTGAAACTAAAAAACGATTGTCTGCGCAGATTTTCGTTGGTCAGCAACGCGTTCGTGGCCGATATGCAGCTGTCGGAGTACGTGTGACGCTTGGCGCAATGGGCGTCAACTTTAACCATGATCATTCGGCACCCGATGCATTTGATCAGGTTGTTGTGAAAAAACAGCCCGGTCCTGGCCAAGTCGAGTTTTTGAGCGTGGTCAAGCGACATGGGTGACATGGTCATCACGCGCCCGTGCGTGGACAATAGCAAATAATTAAACTTTTGCAATTCCATGCTTAGTTTTGTCCAACTCACGCAACAACTCGCCAAGATGACGGCACTGCGACGCACAGAATTTGCGAAACGCGCGCGTCATGTCAACAGCACCGTCGGCGCGCGGCAGCGACAGCTTGCCGCGGCACACGAGATACCGCTCCGAGTTGGACGGACGCGACGACGGCGGTTTCACCAGCCGCCAGCTGGCAAAGTGACGCGCAAACTCCTCCAGCGCGCGCAGCGTCTCGCCGTGAAACGCGTCAAACACCTTAAGCACGCAGTTGCCGCCGGGGCGGAGACAAATCAACGCCAGCTGCGTTTCGCGCATGATTAGCGACGCGTTGAGCAGTTCCTGTTCGTTTTCGCGGCCAGCCGCATCCACGGCCCCATCGGCGAGCACCAAATCGCACGCGTTGCCGCAAACGACGCTCAGATCGAACAACACGTTTTTGTCCAGCACATCGCCCGTTCCGTCGGGGCCCAGCACTGCGGTGAAATTGGCGTGCGCGCTAACCGCGCGCTTGTACGGCGCGTTATTAGCCAGCGTGACACCGAACACGCGGCAAAGCGGGCTGCGCCAGAGGAGGTAGGCAACGAACTCGCCCGGGCCGCCACACAGGTCCAGAGCCGTGTTCACGTTGCGGCAAACGCTAAACCGTTTGTCTATCTCGGCAAGCTTGCGCCAGCAGCGCGGACGGCGCTCCGCCGGACGATCGAAGAGGCGCGCGCGAGCGCGTTTTATTTGCGCATCCCTAAACGCGGAGAGTCGTTGTTTAAGTTGTTCGAGTTTTTGTTGCGACATAACGCGGATCGGGCCAGGGCAAAAACACGACCAGCACCGTTAACAGCACCGCGACAATAAATAGTAAAAAAACGTGCGCTGTGTTGGCATTGATCGTGCGGTAGCTGCGGCGAACGGGTCTGTTGAGTGCTGCTCGTAATCTTTCGTTTAACACGACTAGTTCCTTGGTTGTGACATTGTACACGATCGGCGTGTTGTAATCAAAATTTTCCAAGTCGGCACGTTGAAACATTGTTCGAAACGTGTATTCGAGCGGCGTGTCGCGGGCCACGTTGGCGATTAACTCTCGCCAAGCCAGCGCGCGGTGCTCGGGCGCCACTTCCACTTCGTCCGAACTCAGCACCTGCCATCGGATTGTATCCCACATAATGGCCGCTAAGCGCGAGTACGTCAACGATTGCGGCGGCGACCCGCCGCGCAAAAGGATGAAAGAAAACTACAAACGCGTGACTGGAAAATTGCTGAACAAAATGACAATCAGCCTAGAGAACCACCTTTATTACACGTTTACGTTTCGCCTGCTAAACGACAACAAGACGGAGGCGTATTACGGCAACTTGCAATGTTTTAAGGATCTGGTCGAGCAAGAGTGTTACGACGTCAGCTTAAATTTTGTCAAGACCAAATGCAACGAGCGCATTGAGATTAACGAGTACGTCAAATGCGACACGGCGATTGATGACAGCGTGACTGTCAAGCAAAGTTTGACGCGCGCCAACTTTGAGAATGAGGAAACCGTAAACGTTTTGGCTAAGCTAAAATGTGTATTTAAACGACTTGCTGCCAACAACTACAAAATGGTGTTTGAATTCAACATGCGGGACGCGGGCGGTTCCGTGTGCGTGCAGCAAGTGGAATGCTTTGCCAGCTTAAAGATGCTGGCGAGCGCCGCAAAAGCGCATGTAAAAAATTTTGAAAATTGTAACGAATTGATGGATTTTTATTTTAAACATGCAGACACGCTGTTTTACGTGCACAACGTTAGATGCCATTACACGAGCAAAGGCCAAAACGTGTTTCTAAACTGGACAGCCAGCCCGTCAACAAGCTTGGAAAAGGCCATAAACACCGACGATGAAGATTACATAAACCTTATGTACAGCCGTTCAATAAACAACATCAGTCGCGCCAACAAGCACCTAAAATGCTTATCGTTGGCGCAGTTTAAAGCGGAGCAAAAAACTAACGACAACGGAAAGAACAGCTTTACTGTTCAATTTAAAACTGTAGACTCTATGGAGGAGGACGACAACAAATGGAACAAATGTGTATATTATGTGGACAGCAATAACAACAAAGAGGACCCGAACGACATTAACGCAATACAAAAATTGGCCATGGACTTTGACCAGCTTGCCACCTGCTTGACCGACGGACTAACAAAAGGTGCCATTTTTGTGACTATAGACAACGCGGACCCCAACACGATGAATATGTTGGGATTGCTAAAGTACGATGAAGAGGAACGCGAATACCATTTTATCTAAAGCTGCTCTTCGGCCGCAGCGCGCGCCAGCGATTCGTACACTTCGAGCATTGTCGTTTTCCATTTGTTAATGTCTTCCATTATTGAGTCGTGTGTTGTTAATAAAGAATTGATTTTTGTAATGTTGTCATTTAATATGCTCATTTCCGCCTGGACACTGGTGTTTGCCATCTGTTCAAGATTTAAAGCTGTAGATTCTTTTAAAGCTTTAAGCCTATCTTCGGCTTTATCCACTTTCATACGAAGCTCTTGTATAGTTTCATTATCTAGATTGGGCGTACTTTTCACCAACTCGTTGATAGCATCCACATCTTCAAAGTTTTTTTTACAATTCTTTTGCAACTCTTCAAATTTGTTTTGTAAAGTTTTAATTAATGTTTTGTTATCTTCGCTATACTTAATGTTTTCTTCTGCCAGCCCTTGATACTCGTTTACCAATCGGGACACGGCGGAAATAAGCGTAACTTCGTCAATATTGGCAATTTCTTCGTTTTTTAAAATGGTTTGATTATGTTTTTTTGATACCATGTTTCTCGGAATTATATTAACGATTTGTGATTTGAAATCTTTAAGGGACGCCAAATTGAGGACGTCGTTTTGCGTCAGATTTTGTTTTAAAATGCCAAACCACTGGTCCAACGCGTCTCGCTGATGCATCGCTAAATCAAATCGCAAGTCGTCAACATTCTGCGACAAATCTATGCCGCCCAAATTGGGGTCTAAAAGCTTTGCGTGTTTGTACATAATGTTTACGGCGCTAAGCAAATATTCAACTTCTTCCTCTAAATTATTACCTTTTTCCGTTTTTATGACATTAGTTTGCAGAGTCAACTGCTCATTGACCTTTTCCAGTTGTTGCTTTAAATCGATAATTATTTGATTAGCTACATTTAGTCGATCAATGGCCTGATCGTACTCAACCTTACCTTGTTCAAATTTACGATCTTTGTTGCTTAGTTCTTGTCGTAGCTCGTCAATTTGACTTTGGAGGGTTTGTAATTTCAATTCATTCGTGTCGCGCTCAGTTTTTAATTTGGATATGTATTTTTCAGCGGCGCTTCGCACTCTACCCGCGTAATCTTTGTCTTTTTTATCCATCGCAATAGCATGCTCTTTGTCACGTGTATCGAGTTGTGCTTCCTTTTCGGTCAGCGACGCGGTCAGCTGCGAAATCGTGTTCTGGTGTTCATTGTCGGCGCTTTGGGACCGCGTCTCTTTTATGTCGCGCAACTGTTGTTCTAAATCCCTTCGTTTTTTTTGCTCCAGTTGGAAATTTTTTTGTGCTTCGGTATATTCTTTTAGGTACGAGTTATTTGGCGCACCGACCGGTTGGTTTTGTGATTGGATTTCGGCTTTTAGACGTACATTTTCCGTCGTTAGCTCTTTTACATTAAACGAAAGCGCTGCTAAATTTTCCTTTAGCGGCCGCAACGTAAGTATTTGTTGGTTAAGGTCTAGATTTCTATCATCAACCGTTTGGCTGCGCAAGTTTGCGGCTTCTAAACGTTGCTCAATTTCGACATTTTGTTTTTGCAAGTCGGTATTATTTGCGCGCAGCGCACGCATTTCCGAATGAAGGCGATCTAGTTCGGCGTTGTTTTGCGCCGCATCGGGCGGCGGCGCCTCTACGAGCCTATTCAACTCGTCGATTGTACCGACAAAATGGTCAGAAGTTATGAAAACAAATTCGGTCCGTTTAAAGTGCAAGTAAATTTTAGCAAAAAAATAAAAAAGTTTAATGACAATAATTTGCAACGAATCGACGCTATTAGTTAAACTTTGCGCATCAACGTAAGTAAAAGGCATCTTGTATATCAACTCGTGGGTTTTTTGAAAAAATCGAATAAACGTCGCGAAAACACGACATAGGTATGGTGAAATTTCAAAGCGCAAAGAAGTCTCTGTATCCACACAGCGCAAAAACTCGTCAAAATCATAATTAATTAACCGCTTAACGTTTTGCAAAGCTGCTATCGTGTCAACTAAAAACGTGTTGTTAATAATGCGCGTTTGCATGATATGCGTCACGGTGGTAATGAAAGCGGCAAAATGGCTCCATGTAATGGTTTCCAGCTGCATGTTTAACTGCAGTTTTTGTAGCTCGCGTATTTCGTCGGCCGACAATTTTACCTGTTGCACTAACGCTGGCGGTGGCGGAGGCGGCGGCGACGACGGCGGCGGCTGCTGCGGCGGCGACGACGACGACGGCGGCGGCGGCGGCGGCGGCGGCGGCGGCGGCGGTTGTTGTTGCTGCGGCCAAGATTGCCCGTAGGGATAAAAGGGCTGTAACGGAGGCGGCTGAAACGGCAGAGCACCGCCGACGTTGTAATCGTACTTGTAGTTTATGTTGTGCGTGGTATTGCGGTCCGTCAAGTCGGAAAAGAACTGCACAATCAACGCCGGCATGGCGTCGGGGTCCAGCACTTGCAAATTAAAACTCGGACGCATCACCACTATAACTTTGTGTATCTCTCGCAGAGCGTGCTCATACCGTTCCAGCGCCTTGATTCGCGCGCTCATGGAATTAATCGTGCTCAACAAATCGCGCTGCATTTTAACGAAATGAAAATCGTTACTTACAATCAGTTGCAAAACGCGTTCCGCGACTACTCGCCGCGCGATTTTGCCATTTCGTGCGACAACGTTTTTCGCGTCATGCGCATACACTATAACGAGACTGTGGGTGAGCTGGTGGCGTTTTGTAACGCGCAATTGGACGGGCGGCTGGCGCAATTTTATTTCATCATGAAAATGGATTTGTACTCGTACAAACAATGCTACAACAGCCACATATTCGCCACTTGCCGCAACCGTTGCTCCAGTTACAACACGTTTGTGGCGCCGGGCGTTAAAAATGTGTACATGGACAAGATCAACGTGATAAAGTTTAAGCGCAACGGTTGTTCGTTAGGCGAAAAAGCGGCGGCGCTGGACAAGTTTTTGCACAACGCCAACAGAGTGCACATGCAAACGCCCGTAATCGAGGGCACGTACTTGCGTTTTCGCCGCGCGCAGCGGTGCCGCAGCCACTGCGTTGCGGACGACGCGCGCCCGTTCGAGTTGGAATGTTTTGCTGAGGACTTTGATGTTGTGGACCCAGCCGCGTTGTCAACCAAAATTGAGCCCGTAATGGCGTGCTACGACATCGAGACGCACTCAGACGGACACAACAGCTCCAAATCCGAATGCGACGTCATCATGTGTATCGGACTGGCGGTGTTCAAAAACGACCGTTTCGACGAAATATGCTTTGTGTATCACAAAGAACCTGTTGAAATCCCGCAAACCGACAAAGACAATCACGTGGTTGTGTTTAACAATGAAAATCACATGATAGCGTCGTTTTTTGAGTTTATAAAAATCATCAACCCTGACGTTATCCTGGACTACAACGGCGATGTGTTTGATTTGCCATACATCCGCGGTCGTTTAAGAGGCGACAAGCCGTTGTTAGGACGGTATGACCTGCCGGCGCTACAACCAATCACAAAGCTGTTTATCACCAAAATTGGCAACCGGACCGACACTTATTACTTCAACTACTACATTCACATCGACCTGTACAAGTATTTTGGTGTGGACGCCAACAAACGGGACGTGGAAAATTTTGAGCTAAACACGCTCAGCCGGTATTATTTAAACGACACCAAAATCGACTTGAACTGGCAGACGATGGTGGCAATGTACAACAACAAACAGCTGGGCACTATTATCGAGTACAATATGAAAGACTGCTTATTGCCAATTCTTTTGTTCAACAAACTAAAATTGAACGACTTTATGTACACGCAATGTCTCATGTACCGCTTGTGCACCGACGATTTTATATGCAACATATCTCATTTGATCAGCAGCACGTTTTTCCATCTGGCGTTGACCAACACACGCACAGATGCCGTCACCGGACTCGTCGTGTGCGACCCGTATTTTTTCAACAAAAACGACCTCGGGCTGATGTCCATTAAAAACGCGGGCATGGCGCGGTTGCAACGCAAGCGCATACCGCTGAGTGACGTGCCCGCCAATTCGATACTTTTGGGCGCCATCAACGAAATTGTCAAATACGAGGGCGGCAAGGTGCTGCAGCCGCGCGCCGGCGTATACGAATTTGCATTTTCGCTAGATTTTAATTCGCTCTACCTGACCATTATGATAGATATCTGCGCATGCCTAACCAACTTAATATTGTGCGAGGACGGCAACGTGTACCTAAATCAAAACAAACAGGCGATAAACGTGCAGCTGTTGCTCAAACTGCTGAAGCAGCGCAGTGAGTTTAAAAAGTGTCGCGACAACCAAACAGATTCCGAGTTTTTGTACGACCTGTACGACCAAATGCAGAATTTGAGCAAGCGCACGGCCAACAGCATCTATGGGTATTACGGTATTTTTTGCAAGTTATTGGCCAATTACATTACAAAGGTGGGCCGCGAAAAGCTAACTGCGGCCATTGACATAATCGAAGGCCTCAGCAACGATTCGGAGCTACTGAGCACGTTCGGTCTGTCCACGCTCACGTTTAAAGTGCTGTACGGTGATACCGATTCTACGTTCGTGTTACCAGTATTTAAACGCGACGAAGTACCCGAAGAGCGCCGCATGGTTACGCTCAACCGCATTTGTGCGGCCGTAGAAACTCGCGTGAACGGCTTGTTCACAAATGGGTACAAGATGGCGTTTGAAAACTTGATGAGCGTTTTAATTTTGTTAAAAAAAAAAAAATATTGTTACATAAACAGCGCTAATAAAATAGTGTTCAAGGGTTGGCTAGTCAAGAAAGACATGCCCGTATTTATGCGCGTCGCGTTCCGGACCGCCATTGAGCAAGTGCTGCGCTACCAAGACTTGCGAAAATGCCTAGACAACCTGCTGGCCAACATGTTGATGTATTTTGATGCATTCGGCACCACCAAACCGCTTACTGACTACAGCTTTAGCATGACGTACAACGACGGCGCCGGCAAAGCGACCACGGATGGGAACGAATCGGCGCTTGCAAAACGGCGCGTGGTTACCATCGCGCGCCACTGTCGCGAAATTTTGGTGAATAAAGGCACAAATTTTGTGCCCGGCAATGGCGATCGCATCCCGTACATTCTGCTCGACATTCAGGGCAGCGTGACCCAAAAGGCGTATCCCCTGCGCTTGTTTGACCCGCAAACTATGCGCATTAGTTGGTTGAAACACATGACCATTGTGAACACCTTCATGAACGAGCTGCTGGAAATATTCGGAGACGAGCACAAGAGCGCATTGATCGAGTGCTATGACGCCATCCTTGCTAAATACATGCAGCATCAGGTGTACGATAAAAAGCGCGTCACGTTGGTCAAGATTAGCGCAGCGTGTAAGCGACAGATACTGAGCGATAACGACGATGTGGCCTGCAATAAGCGCGCCCGCGCTGAACCCAGCGCTTCACGCAAGCGAAATGTGAACAGCAACGATGCGAGTACAAGCGAGGACGATGACGGTCCACCCGAGTTCAAACGCTCAAACAATACATTCAAGTTTTGTCTATACAAAGCGTAATAAATAAAGATTTTTTTTTATAAGTAATATACATGATGTGCCAATTAGGCGTAGTTTTGTTTACACTGTTCTTTGCGCCTGCAGTGCGCTCGCACGGATATTTATCGGTGCCGGCCGCCAGGCAATACAAATGTTTTATGGACGGCAACTTTTACTGGCCCGACAATGGCGATGAGATCCCTGACGAGGCGTGCCGCAACGCATACAAAAAAGTGTATTACAGATATCGCGCTGTGGGTGCGCCGCCGGGCGAAGCCGCCTCCGCGGCGCAATACATGTTTCAGCAGTACACCGAGTACGCAGCGCTGGCCGGCCCCAACTACCGCGACTTTGAGATGGTCAAGCGCGACGTGGTGCCGCACACTTTGTGTGGCGCCGCGTCCAACGATCGCGCCGCCCTGTTCGGCGACAAGAGCGGCATGGACGAGCCGTTTTGCAACTGGCGGCCCGACGTGCTGTACATGAACCGTTACCAGAACTCATACCCCATGGACGTGCATTTCTGCCCCACGGCCATACACGAGCCCAGCTACTTCGAAGTGTTTATCACCAAGTGTACGTGGGACAGGCGCAGCCCTATTACGTGGAACGAGCTCGAGTACATCGGCGGCAACAACTCGGCGCTGGTGCCAAACCCGGGCGACCCGTTGTGCAGTAGCAACCAAGTGTATTCAATTCCCGTGTCAGTACCGTATAGGTCAGGCCAATTTGTAATGTACGTGCGTTGGCAGCGCATCGACCCCGTGGGCGAGGGCTTTTACAATTGCGCCGACCTCATGTTTGAGACGGAGAACGACGAATGCAGGTACGCACGTGCCGCCAGGGCCGTGCGCGATCAGCTGCGAAATCAAGATCAGGATCAATGCGAAGATTGCGAGGGCGATGACGCCGAAGATGTGGGCGACGGTAACGGCGGCAGCAACGGAAACGGTGATGGTCCCGAAGAATCGTGCACACGCACACGTCGCCGTGGATATTACAATTCGCAAGACGACAATGGTCAATGGCACCGCGGCCACGGACACGGTCACCATCACAATCACAAACAGCGTCGAGATGGCACGCGCGGCAAATGGAACAATGACCCTTCCGTCCGTGAGACCATTGACGAGTTGTGAGCGCGTCATTGTGTTGTTTGCGGTCGTTAATTAACAACGTATGTTTAATTAAATAAAATGACTCAAGTAAAAATTGGACAATTTAAATTTGGCGAGGACACATTTACGTTGCGCTACGTGTTGGAACGCGACCAACAAGTTAAATTTGTGGCCAAGGACGTTGCCCAAAGCTTGCGGTACGAAAAACCGAGCGATGCCGTTAGCAGACATGTGGATGTCAAATACAAATTAACGTACGGCGAGCAAGGTCCACAAAACGCGGACCTTGCTGTAAACAGCGCGGTCAAACAGGGCGACCCGCTGTACTTACACCCGAGTACAGTGCTCATTACTAAAGAAGGTGTTATTCAACTTATCATGAAGTCCAAGCTGCCCTACGCCGTAGAATTGCAGGCGTGGCTTCTAGAAGAAGTCATTCCGCAAGTGCTTTGCACTGGCAAGTACGCGCCAGCCATCAAAATGGAAACGGACGAAACGCTGTCAACGGCTTTAATTAAATCTAACACCGACTTGGCTGAGATTGCAAGGGGGCTCATGGCGGCCAACGAGCGCAATAACGCGTTGGTAATGCAAAACAACGCACTGATGGCACAAACGCAAGTGTTGACACAGGCGCTGATTGCCGCCACCGAACGATCAGACAAACTGGCCAACCGCATGGCGGACATTGTTCAAGACGTTGTTACCAAGCCGGCCAACCCACAATTACTTCATTCGCTAGCGGTGTGTGATTTAGGCGGTGATCAGTTTGCGTTTGTACGACCGCAGCGGCGCAGTCTTCAGCGCAGTTTAAATCGGTTGTCCGTGGGCGAGCGGGACATTGTGTTTCGCAGCGATTACGTGCCTAATTCTATGAACGTGCTCAACAAGGTAAAAGAATCGTTGCCGCGAGACAAGTTTAAGGCGAAACACAACAAAATTACGCTGCTAGACAATTTGACCAAGGAGCAGCTTGTCGAAGCGGTGCAGGCGTCCATGACGGAGCGACAGATTGCGCGTTTAGCTAATAATATGCAACGTTAGTTTAAAACAAATAAACAAATGTATTAAATAATATTGTGTTTTATTCATCTATAAACAAGTCCAACAAATGTTCGGGAAACAAATACTCGGACGGCAGTGCGCAGATGCTGGCGAGCTGCCGATCGTCGTTTTTGTAACAAATGGCGTTGTTTTTAATGTAAAGATTCTGCAAAACGGCCGTGTTGTGGTAAATGTCAGCGCCGCATACCTGCACCTTGTTATGTGACGAAATGTAACTGTTCAGGCTGGTGGTGGCGCGCGTGGAAACGGTGTCGATGTCCGTTGCGCGCGTGCGAGCATACTGGCGCGTGCTTTCGATTAAAGCGGCGCTGCCCTTAGCGCCGCTGTTCACCATGTCGGTGAACTGGCCCGCCAGCCCAAACAGCTCTTCGTCGCCGCACACCATCTCCTCGTCCTTAATCAGTTCAGTCAATTGCCTAAACAACAAGTAGCTCGCGTTCGAGCTGGCCACGAGGCAAAAGTCGCGCAGTAGCAACTCCAGACGCATGGAAAACTTGGCGTCGGCGTGCATGCGCCATAACGCGTGCGCCAGCGGCATCGTTTTCAGCAAGCGCTCCACGGCGTCGATGTTTTTATACAAGTAAAAAATTTGCTGCGTTACAAACGTCAATCGGTTTTTATCGAAGCAGATAAAGCTGTAGCGCGGATCGCCGTACAGCAGGGACTCGAGATCGATGAGCGAATTGGGCCGCGGCAAAAAAGTGATGATTTTCTTATCGCCGTCGCAGTCAGTGTTGGCGCCGGGAAAGATGCCCAACCCCACCTTGACGTTCCAATCGGTGTCGCGGTCGTTGACGCGCACGTCCGACACCTGCGTGCTCAGCTGGCTGATGTTGGGGTGGCGCGTGGTCCACGCGCGCGCGTGCGACACGTCGCGCCCAAAATAGCGCCGCACGCTGTGCAGCGGCGGCATCACCTCGTTGGCACCATTCAGACATTGCACGTTGGCGTAAAACGAGGCGGTGTTCAAAAACGTCGAGTATGAGTATTGTACCGCGTATCCGTTTTTGCTTTGCAGCTGGTCTTTGATGATGCCGTGGGTCAGTTTGATTTTTTGCAGCGCGCCCGAAATGTCCACCAGGTTGTTTTCGTGTTTAGAGTTGAATGTGTTGTTCAAAAACACGACAAAATTGTAGTCCCACAAAATAAAATTGGGCAAGATAAGGTAATCTATGGAATCGGTGAACTTGTTGGTCTTTAGTTTTTTCAAAAACACATTCGACGGTAAGTCCGTCACAATGACGCACGTGGCGTCAATAATTCGTACAAGCGCGTCGGTGTGGGCGCCTGCGCTTTCGCTGGTATACACATTAATCATCTGATCCATTAGGCTGTTAAAATAGTTGGGACGTTGATTTTTTTTAAGGTCGCCAATCAGCGACCTTAACACGGTCCTAAACTCGTCGTTAGAAAAAAACGCCACATTGTTTAATTTTGTTGGGTCCAGAATGAGGTCAAACTCGGTCGCGGGCTTGTTTAAGAACGACACCATGGCACGCGCGCGCTTACGGCCGTCCGCTCCGCTACTATAAGAGGGTTTACAATTATAATTGCGGCGCCATGGATCGGTTCGAACAATTAATCAACGTGGCGCTGCTCAAGTCGTTAATTAACGCGCAAATTGACGAATCGGATGACATAAAATCAATGAACGTAAAACTAAAGGCGTTGGAACGCGACCGGTTAAACGACAGCGTCGAGGTGTACGGCGTGCACGATGCGCGTCTGGACAGCAAGAAAGTGAGAACTTATTATTTGAAAAAAATTTGCGCGCTACTCGATCTCGATTTTAAACATGTTCTAGATTCTTTTTTTTACAAAAATCACATGGTGGTCAGATTGTGCGACGCGGCGCGCGCCAAAGAGTGGCAGAGCAAGTCGCGCGAACGACGTTTAAAGAACCACAGCCTGGACATTGACTACGACGGACCCGTTAAAATATTTGTGGCCGCGCCGCCCGAACAAAAGTTGTTGCTCAAAAAAGCGCGTGATGCGCTGCTTCCCGTCTACAAATACATTTCCTTGTGCAAGCACGGCGTGATGGTGCGCCGCGACGAAAAAAGCCGCGTATTTATTATTAAAAACGAGCAGCATATTCATTATTTAAAAAGCAACAATCTTTTTGCGTTCGACAAAGCAAACGCGTTCCAGGCGGACGGGCAACGCATGTTGGAAAATATAATTTAATAATAATTAGTGATCAAGTTGAATCTCATGGTAATACAAATTAGTAAATAGTAAGTGATCAAGTTGAATCTCATGGTTGTGTCTTGCCATTCGCATCCGTCCTTCGGGTAAATAAAAGCCATTATTAATAGGTACTATTGTCTTTAATTAGTATGTTACCAGAAAAGCTATACAATTTGCCGCATAATGGTAAGAGAATATTTTACAAATTCTACGATCGCAGTTTGCGCAAATTTGGCTCCAAAGAGATAGCTGTTAAATTGGCCGTTTGCGCTGTTCGCAAAAAGTACACGCAGATCAACGGTCAGTGGCAGCCTAAATCGAACGTCAACGACGCAGACACCACCAGCTCATCGTCTTGCGAGTCGTGCACCGAATCTGACGACAGTAGCGATGTACCATCTGCCCGACACGCTGTATGAAGAGGAAAAGATGCCGCGCCGCGCCAAAGAACTGTTTGTGAACACGTTCTCCCAGCACCACAAACTTAACGCCGGCGATGAGGGGGCGGCTATGCAGAAGGCGCGCCAGGCGCTAGAGGAGCGTTACGTGCGTGTTAACGACTTGCAGTGGATACCGCGACGGGCCGCATACGAAATAATCCGCGATGACATGTCTTCTGACAGCGACAATTCGCGCACGTTGCCGCCCAGCGAGCGCGGCAACGACAATCGCCTCAACAATGACAAACGCCGCGCCAAAGAAAGCATCAGTAGCGACAGCAGCAGCGCGCGCAGCACCGACGACGAGCTCGTCAGCATTGGCAAGGAGCGCACAAAGCCACCAACGTCCAAGAAAAAACGCGCCGGCAAAGTGGTAGCCAGTCAAAAGTTTGTTGACAAAAACGCGCGCTACAGCACTGACGAGGACGATTATTAGTTAACACTTTTTTCAGTTTAATGTTAATAAACTTTTATTCACACAACGCATACAGTTTCATTTCCAACTCGCGATCCAGCGCATTTCGCACGGCCGGGTCGCTTTCCACAGGAGCGGGCGGCAGTTCGTGTCGGCGTTGAAAGTCCAGGAAGCCGCTTGCGCGCTGATGGTAACGCTCGTCGGCGCGCAATTGTTTGGCCACCAAGATTCTAATGTTTGGCGCAAGGTCCAAAACCAGCGACTGGTCGCGGTCCGACGCGTTGAAAGTAATGTAGTTGATGAAATCGGGCGCGCGCGGTACCGTAACGCCGTTTATAGTCAATTGTGCATTTTCGTACAAATGCAGGGCAAATGTCTCCAAAGACATGTCGCAGGCTACACAAAAATTTTTGTAAAACGCGCGTTTCACGTTTAGAAACACAATGTAATTATGTTCGGGTGGACCGTTTAATTCGACTTGGCTCAAGTCCAAAATCACGTTATCAAACTCCAAACGTTTCGCGTGAACAGATTGTATCATCGTGAACGTCCACTCGACGGACTTGTTACTTGGCATAATAAACACGGCGTCTGCGTGAAAATCGTATTTATACAAGCGTGTAAACATCGTTTGCGTGTCAAACGCGTCTTTACATGCACAGCTTTAGGGTAAAATTTAGCAAATCACAACATAACGAAACCACAATATTTACGTAAACACATTTATTATTAACATAACGAATAGTCGTAGAGAGCGGAGCAATTTGTGTAATTTGACCAAGTTTTAGGCTGCGTTACAACCAAATTGTTTAGACATTCGTCGGCAAATTGCTCATTAAACTTTATGTGCCTTCTTGTGTAATCTGCGACGGAAATGTGACCGGGCGCGATAAAATAACACTTGGGACACAACACTACGTTTTCCTCGCAGCGCCGCTCCGCACTGGCGGGCATAAAACGGCGTTTAAGCGCGCGCAACATGCTAGCACTTTTTAATTAAATTGTCAATGGCAGTGTAGTCCCTGTTGCCCACGACCTTGTGCGTATTACTGTGCTGCCCCACACGAATAGACTCGAACGTCTTGTAGTATTCTCCGAGGTTCGGCCGTTTTTGGTCGGCGCCAAAGCGATACTTGTATTTTTCTTCCACAGTGCTTTCTATAATTTTTCCTAGTGACACTTTTTTCATGTTAGCGACTAGCTGTTAATCAGCCCAGATAACAATGTTTGTCCAGCAAATAGGTCAGCCGTTAAATACCCGCCAATTGCGTGTTGGGCGGCGCGCCAAAATAGTCCATAATCGCGGTGACAAAGTTGTCCCAGTCGAGCAGGATCAGCGGCGTAATATCTTCGGCGTGCAAATCACCGTTAATGTTCTCCCGTAAATCTCCCGAGCCGGCACCTGTTGCCGCGTCGGACGGTCGCGCAATCAGCGCGCTATAGCGCAGATCCTTATGCGGGTTCAGCGCCCAATTTACGTAGCTATAAATTTTTTTAACAATGGCGCGCGGTGGACACATGATGTGTCCCGGCGGGGCGCCACCGTAGCTGAGCTTGCAGCAGTTGACGCGCTCCGGGTTGTTGGGACATTTGCCTAAAGTGCGCAATATCACCGACGCGGAGCTATTTTCACTGATAATAAACGGGTTGCTCTGTTTTAATATTGTCGTGAGCAGGGTCGCGTACACTAAAAACGTTTGATAAATATATTGCGACTGGCGCTGCCACTCGTTGTATCGCTGGCCGTCGTCTTTGTTGACGACCGCCACGTAAGCTGGGATTACAATTTGGTTCCAGGGCGGCTCGACGCGCCGCTCGTCGTTGTCGCGGTGGTCGTTGTCGTCGCTGTTGTCGCTGTCCGGTTCGCACGCCTGCCGCAAAACGTATGCGTGCTGCGGCAATACGACGGCCCGAAATTCCGAGTAAACCAGGTCAATGAACAGGCGGTCCACGACCAGCAGATATTCGTTGGACGCCACGCAACCCAAATAACTCAGCAGCGTGATCAAAATGGTTTTGAGCGTACTCATGTTTGTTTCGCCCGCCTCTTCGATACTTTTGAAGTGCTCGCTAGGCGCCGGCTCGAGAAGCAGGCAATCATGAACCAGACCCGCGTTTAAAAATGTGCGGCGCGCCGCGGCTCCGTCGAATCGTTTGCGCAGCAGCCGTCGGTAATATGGCCGCGCGCGCTCGTCCAGAAAAATGTCGTTATACACGGTCATGTGCAGCAAACCACTTTCGTCGTTATGATAAGCGTTGCGAAGACGCTGAACTCGGCACGTCGCTCGCCGAGGATGCATCCAGCACTGCATCTTGGTGGCGCGAATGGGCATGTGCGGCACCAATTTCACCGAAGTACACGGATTCAAAGTGACCAGCTTCTTTGTTGAACACATTACACCTAATACTGTTGCCCACCAAAAACAAATTGTCTCTTAACACACACGCTATCAGGTCAACGTCCGCCGCCGACAACGCGTGCGCCATGTTTAAAAAAGCGCGCAAAGTCGAGCTCCACGTCGATCGCGTTTTCGGACGTAACCCGCTGGTAAACGACTTTGTACATGCGATCCATTTCATCGTCACCGATGAATCCGCGCGTGTATTCAAGCAGCGCCTTGCACTCGTGCACCGTTGGCGGCGGAAACGCAAAATAGTATTTGATGGCGCGGTTAAAGGGGTCACGGCTGTGCCCGCTTTTCCACCGCTCAATGCACTCGGGGTGAAACATTTTATCCAAATTGAGCAACCCGTTATCGGGCACGCCGACCACACCGCCCTCGGCGCCCAATGTTTCCAAACATATCCTGCATTCGGTTGTGCACGATGACCAGATCTCTTTAAACAGCTTGTATAAATAATACTGTTTATCTTTTAAATGGACGGTAAAAAACATTGTAGTTCCGTTCTTAAAGTAACAAATGTTACGCGCAACGACAGAATTGCCAAAAGAAATTTACATTTATTAATACATCAATTATCAAGCAAAAATAGCACGATATTTACTATATGTACTGCATAGCCAAACCAGTTAAACGATCTCGCATTAGTTTTATATCATCACTAATTTTTTTCATATTTTCATGCAGCCTTTTGCGCACATGCGTATTATAATATTTTGTTAACATATACTCTGTCACAGTATAACGCACTTGTGATGACTTATTTTCATTAATGGCTTTTTGCTGCCCTTCCAACTTTGCGTATTCGACTATAGCTGTATACCTGTTAATGTCGCATATATACACGTTTACGATATCGCCATAAACTTTAAAGTTTTCATATATGAGTTCTTTTATCTGTTCTTTATTAAAATTTAATTCTTCGTCAAACGGAGGCCACGTAATTAACACACGGTTTGCGCTGGTTGGCCTCTTTATTTTGACGCGCTGCGCAACGAGCCATTCTTCCAGCGCCTCCATTAGCAGATTCTTTAATGTAGGATTTAATGTAGGAGTAGTAAACGATTGTAATTTATTTTTGAATTCTTGTAAAGCTGATGACAAATCGTCACATGTACTATCTAATCTAAACATTAAACTGTCGAAGTATTTCAACTCTTGTGAGTTTTTTTTTATTATAATTTTGTCATATCGCCGTTTTTTGTTTTCGTTCATAAGAACGGACCGCGCGTGTTTAATCAGAATTAACACGTCGTTCACCACGTTATTAACATGCATATCCGTCACTTTAGGGTATTTGCGCACCTGTTGTACCACAATATTTGTATTTTTAACAACCAGCAATACAAAGTCGGCGTGCGTCATTTCTTGTTTCTCTTTAAATTCAAATTGAAGAGCTTCGTAATAATTGATTTCCCGTAGCGAACAAGTACCCAAAAAATCGGGGCCCAATAATACACCCTTCGTGCGTTTTTTGTCTTTCTTGACGATAGGTTCGGCAACGCGTTTGAGCGGTCGCGGGTACATGGCTATCGACAGTGCTTGGCGCGCTCGTCAAGATGACGGACGTCGTGCAGGATTTTAACGCGTTGTACGCTAAATTGGAGTCACCGCCGCACGATTTGCGGCTGGTATGGGAGTGCTGCGCGTCGGAATTGGGACCGCTGGATCTGGCGACAATACAGGAGCGCAAATCCTACACGTGCTGCGCCCTTAATAATCAGCGCAGCTGCGTGCTGCACAAATGCGTGGTGGTGGTGTTGGGCACCGCGCTGGACGCGAGGCTGCGAGCTGTGGACGTCGCGTTTGACGAACAAAACAACCTGCGCGGCACCTTTATGCTCGACGGCCGTTTTCTCAGCTTTCCCAACATCATGATGAATAATAACGTACTGATGCACAATTTTTACGACAAGTTGTACGCCAAACACTGCAAGCGCATGTTTTTGTACGGCAATGTGGACGCCGAAAAGCACATCAATCGCGCCATACAACTGGTGTACGACAAGCAAAACGACGCGCTGTTTGCTCGTGACGTGTACGCGAGTGACTATGTTGTAACCAACGACCTGAACGCAGTGCTAGAAACGTATTTGTCTTGCAGCGGCAAGTGGCGCCCGTTGGACCACCTGTTTCAGTACAGCAGAGCGCACAAGGTGCAACTGGTCGATCATATTAAATTGATTATGAACCACGATATTTGCTACTCCATAGACAATTTGGCCAACAAAATAATATACAAACATGCGTATTTAATGGAATTGCTCCTGACCTCGATAGTGCTGCAGCACTATCAAACCCGCGCCAACGAATGTGAGGCGCCGGCGTTGAAGCGTCGCAAAACGCAGACCGTTCTTTACAGCAAAGAGTCGAAGAAAATCATGGACAGCGTCGTCAACGGGCGACTCATTTACTGCGTGTCCAAAACGTTTAGCAAGCAGCGACGTTCGTTTCCCAGCCAGCACGACAATTGTAGCAACAACAATATCGAAATTGCCCTGCCAGTACTCAAGTACCGGCTGGGTAGCGAGGTCACGCGCATCACCAACGACAGCATGCGCCAAAAAATGCTCAAACAAAAAAAGGACTTTGTCAAGTTTATTGGTAGCTTTTTTCACGGTGAAATGACCGTAGCAGGCAAAAAGTTTTTTTTATGCCGTAACGCGCGGCTGCCTAACGTGGACTACGACATGGTAGCTGAAAAGTTTGCAGAGTTGCAACAATTTGATTTAGTTGCGCCGGTGCACGACTTGACGCATTGCGACGACGCTGCACTGCTGATTGCGTTCAATGATCGGCCCACCAATTTACAGTGCTCGCGCGCCGACGTGCCAAAAATTGTGTACCGACTAAAGCGCAACCGCTGCCCTATAGAGCTTAAAGTGTCCACGACCATTTTGTACGTGAACCACCACGAGGGCATGGTGTGTATAGCCAAAAAAGTGCGCATTTCCGCGCCTGTGAACGCCGCAATTAACGCGCTCCTAACCCCGTACGAGTACCACTACAAAAATTCGCTTTTCCATACGCCATCTGTCGGCGCGTGCTGCATCGAAGAAAACGATGACGTTCGCTGTCTTATGTCAAAGCTAGAACAATATTACTTTGCTGAGTACACGCACTTGTTTTACACCATTCCGGTGCCCAAAATGATTGTGGCTTTGACAAATTTAAAAAACGCAATGCCGGTGTTGCGTTACAGCACGCTCGGGACAATACCCGTCGGGCTGTCTGTGGCGGTCAGCGACGGCGTGTTGATGAACAACAAAATGGTCAAACTGTGGACGCTGGTGCGTGATTCCAAACTCATGACCGCCGAAGACCCGTACATACCGCACATCACATTGCCCATCCGCTTGTACAACCACAAAATTAACAAGCTCAAGGGCAAACTAGCGCTAGTCAGCAAGGCCGCGCCGGTGCTCAAATTCATCGCCAGCGCCGGGCCGCACAATTACGTAGTGTTGCCCGACAACATGGTGCAGTACTTTGCGGGCACAGTGTTGAGCAGCGTTAAAATCGCGTGGGCGCACGACGGCAAACGGTGCAAAATCGAAACGTGCGCCAACGGGGCGTATAATGTGTACAAAGTATACGCGTTTTTCCGACGAACGTGCAACCAGGCAGTCGAGTCGCTCAGCGCCAGCATGACGCTGGCGAGCGACGCGGTGGTAGTGCGCACCGCGGTCGTCACGTCCACTGACGACCTTGAGGGCGTTAAGGTGTGCAGTGTGCACGGGCAGAAGGGCGTGCTCAACCGTAGCGAGGACCTCACCGAGTGGATGGCCGAGGACGGCACGCACGCGCAAATTTGCTTATCGCCCGTGTCGTACCTTTCGCGCCAATCCAACTTTGAGCAGATAGAGCGCAAGTACGTGGTGCGCGGCGGAAACTGGGCCGACCCGCACGCTCGGCGCTATCCCATATTTAACATTCCATACATGCTGTTCAATAACACGCCCGACAACATTTACAAGGAGTTTAACAAAAACAATTACACGGGCCACGAAAAAGTGGAAGGCACACGTTTCGACCAGTGGACAAAAAACCAATCGTTCGTGGGCAACCGTTTAACGGAAAGTCTTCAGTGGATGCGCGGCGGCTCCAACCTGCCGCAAGACTGCGGCGAGTTTGACGTCATGTCCAGCCTGTTAATGTGCAACAACGCGGTAATGAAATAAATAAAAGATGAGTGACGCTACTGCCCGCAGCCACAATGGAAGCCGTTTTTGCGTCAGCCAGAGCGTTTCAAAACATAGTAGACGCGTTGCGCGGCATATTGTCGCACGCCACGTTCGACTGCGACGCCAAAGGTGTCAGCGTGCAGGGCATGGACGCCGAACGCGTCGCGTTAGTGGAACTGCGCCTGAATCGCGCCGGGTTCGCGCGTTACGAGTGCGAACGCAAAGTGTCATTTAGCGTGCCCGTGCGCGGTCTGGTCAAGATCGTGCACGCCGCCGACCCGCGTAAAAAACTGGCGATGCGCGCGAGCGCGCGCGACGACCGGTTACACTTTGAATTCGAAAGTGCACCACAGCGCACGGTCGCGTGCGCGTTGGCCCAAATCAGCCTTGACGTGGAACGACTGGGTGTGCCCGACAACGAGCACGACTGTGTGCTGGCCGTGTCCAGCGACGAGTATGCGAAAGTGTGCCGCGACCTGATGCGACTAGGCGCAACTAGCGTAGAGGTGTCGTGCGGCGCAGCGGGTTTGCGCTTCACAGCGGACGCGAGCGACGGCGTGCACGCTAGCGTGCTGTTGCGCGCCCCGCCGCAACGGCAGTTGACTCAGGTGTTTGCGTGTCGCTACCTTAACGCATTCGCCCGAGCGTGGACTTTAAGCAAGTACGTTGACGTGTGCATGACTGCGGACACGCCCCTACGGTTGCGATTTTGCATAGGACTGCTCGGCACACTCGATTTATATTTGGCGCCGCAAATGCGCATTATTGACGTTAGAGATTCGCAGTGAGATGGACGCTTTGCAAAGCCTGCGTGTGCGCGTCGATAAGCATTACGCGTGTCGCCGCGCGCTGTTTGAGACGCCTAATTGCGCGTCGTTTACGTTTGACCGAACAAAGGTTGACGCGCAAATTGCCAACATAGAAATAAGCGGGCTGCGTCAACAGTACGAGTGCTTCGGCAAAATGGTGGTCGCCGACAGCGTTGTGCACGTGCGCGAACGCAGTGTTAATGGTAAAATTGTGGTGCCGATCAACGGCGCCGTTGATTTTTTTACCGCTGTCCTCAAATCCGGCTTGGAATTTATCTACCTCAACGTGTACGTGATAAACCGTTGCGCGTAAATTGCAATTTCCAATGTTTGTATATAAATATAAAATTAATAAACATTAAAAAATTTATTGTTTTTATTACATTTTTACCTTGATCAGTCTTTTGAGATTCCTTTATCAGTCTTCAAGATATATTGTGCGCTTATTATTGTATAATGTCAAAAGTGAATTGCAAACTAGTGATGTCGTCTTTTAGTTTAAATCCATTGCCGTGCAAGTAGCAATTGTTGGGCGAGTACATTAAGCTAGGTTCGTTGATTGCATTAAAAGCATTTGTTATCACACTAAAAGGCACCACCACGTCCTCGTTGGCTGACATAAAAACAACGATGGCCTCTTCTTTTAACATTAGCCACGGATATGCAAACAGGGCTTTAACGCCCGTGCTTGTATTTACATAAATTTCTTCGTCGTCAACGCGAAATGCACGCAAAACGTCCGGATGGCCCTCTATGTTTAATTTGTAGCAGGCGGTGGCCGAAGCCGAATACATGCTTTGAACATTAATTATTTGTTCAACCAATTCCACATTCGCATTGGGGCTTCTCACGGTCAACGAGGGCACGTTAAAATTTGTAATTGGAACGCGATGACAAACAACTCCGTTAAAAGTTGTACCCTCAGATGAATTGTCGTTGTTAATCCTTTGAAGTTCAAATGAGAGGTCGTTTGTAATCACGGAGGTGTCGCGACTCAACACCACTACGCGGCCATTAACGTTATTGAGCGAGTCGGGCTCGACGCCAATGTTGTAGTACAACTGAAACATGCCGTGGTCGTAGAAAAGCGTGCACGACTTAAACTGGAGATTGTTCATTTCCGCAAAACGCGCGTTTATTAATATGGCGCCGGCGGTGCGCGTCTTGGCAAGCGCCGTGTTGCCCACAGCCGGCCTGAACGACTGCGTGGACGAGGTGGTGCTGGGCACGCGCAGAATGCCTGTTAGCGACTGCAGAATGACGCCCGACTCAAACGGCACAGTGTTAGCGTTGTAATTGATTACGCGCGCGCGCCGGTTCCAAATGCGGCGCGTCATGGTCCACAGCGGCGCCTGCGTATTGTTAGTGGGGTCGGCTTCGTAATAGGCTAGGCGCGTGGTGGCGCCCACCACGGCGCCGTAATACGTGTCCGACAACTTGGTAAGCACTTTGGACAAGTCGGCCGAGTGCACGGCGACGGGGTACTCAACAAAGTTGCCTATGACGTTGGAAAACAGCGTGCCGTTGCGCGACATGACGCCCGGTACTACCACGCCCTCCGGGCTACCCACGTTCTCGATGGCTCTTGTCAGGCCCGCGTTGTTGACCGCGTTCGAGCCGAACAGCCACGTATAGTATGCAAACGTAAAAAAGGAATTGATGAGGTAGCCGTATGCGCGCACGTCCAAGTGGTCGATGTAGATCGAGTCGAGGTGCAGCCCGTTGCCCTTCGACACAAACGGGAACGCGACGGTCCACAGCGTTTCCTGAACGCTCGGCTCTTGCGAGATCTGGCGCAACGAATACCCGCGCAGCAGCTGGCTGTAGACGTACGGCACGCCCATACGCATAGCGTTACCTGCCGTGCGGTGCCATCCCATAGAGTTGACGGCCGTCGGCAGGTACAGGCCCAGCCAGTAGCGAGTCAGTTCAGCGGCTTCCTCGTAATGTCGCGTTTCGTTTAGCACTATGGTGACGTTCATAAAAACCTCCGGCATGGTGATGGTAAAATGATACCAGTCTGCCACCGGCCCCCAGGGTGCTTGTTGGTGCGGCGCCGGGTCAGGCAGCCGAGCGCACACTATTCGTAATCCGCCAATCAAGTTGTCCGCTAGCTCGGACGTTTGGTATAAAGCGTCGGCGTGATTGTTGTAGCGTACACAATAACCTATTAACGTATGACACACGGTTCCAAAATCGGTGGCCGACGTCCATGGGCTTAAATTGTCGAACACTGTTTCGGTGTTCCAATTGCGCGTGGGGTTGGCCACCTTTTCCGCCTTTTTTGCAAAAACACGCGTTAGGTTATCTTTGAACCACTGTTCAAAAAGTAGCAGCTCGTCATCATCATACGTAACGGTGCTAAACTGATCGCTGTAATTTGAAACATTATTTGTGGATTTGTTGTCGACAGTGGCGTTGCTTTTACTGGCAAACAGAATAATAAACAGTAAAACGGCCACAACCAGAATCAAGGTGATGATCATATTAAAGGGCGCTTACATTTTTATTAAAAAAAAATAACACACAATAATTTATTATTTTATTGTTTACGAAACTTAAGCTTGTATTTTAATTTACATTTGCAATCAAAACACGTGTTGTGCTTATTGTACAATTCGTCGCAGTCTGTGCACAGGCATGAGTGGCCGCAGGGCAGATACGACACGGCGGGCGCCAGCGTCAAGCTGCGTTTGCAGCACGCGCACATGGAAGGCACGGTGTGCAGCGCGCAATTTGCGTCGGCGGGCAACAGCAAACTTTTATCGCGTAAATTTTTCAGTATGTGCGCTCGAATGCCGGCAAAGCCCACGACATGGAGGTTATAGCGACGCACCGTAATCGTCACGCAGCCTCCGGACTCTTTTGTGGTTTCAAAAGAACGACCATCGCCGTTTAGAATGGCTGCCATTGAGCTCTGAGTTGCAACGTTGGCACAGAACGACGCCGCCACGCACAATGGCCATGCGCTTACGGTACAACGCCGTTGCCGAAGGCGACGTGCGCTCAAACTGCTTTTTGAACAAGTACACAATGTCGTCGCACAAGTAGCAAGTTGCGTACTGTGTGTTCATGCTTACAAGCTAAAAAACTTTTTAATGTCCTCGTAGTTAAGCGCCGAGCGGTCGAACACTTTGTTGACAAACGTGAGTTTTTTGTCCTGGCGCGCTTTTATATAACGCTCAATGCTGTTTTCCTCGTCGACGAGCATTTTGTACACGTAGGTGCGCTTCTTCTGGCCCATGCGGTGGATGCGGTCCTGCGCCTGCAGCTCGATCTGCGGGTTCCAATGCGGCTCCAACATAATTATGTGATTGCCGCCGGTTAAATTTAATCCCACGCCGCCGCACTTGATGGACATTAGGAGCACGCGGTATCGCGAATCGGCTGCGTTAAATTGGTTCTCGACCGCGGTGCGTTCCTCGACGCGCAGCTGGCCCGTGTACAGCAGAATGAGCACGCCGCGCTGACGCAGCAGCCCAGCCACAAGTTGTAAAAACTCCACCCACTGCGACACCAACACCACTTTGTCGTTCGGCGTATCAAGCACGCGCTGCACGAGCTCCAGCACGCGCCGGCACTTGCTGCTTTCGTAGGCGGGCTCGAATATGCGCGCCTGCTCCTCAAATATGGCCGCGCACTTGGTCAACGCCGGGTGGCAGCACATTTGGCGCAATCGGCACAACAGCCACAACACGTCCTGCATGCTGCGCACCTTGTTGTCGCCGGCAACCGCGTTGTCGTATGCGCGCTGCGACTCGCTCTTAAGCAAATTGTACACGTGCTTCTCCGCCTGATTAAACTTGACGTGCACGTATTCCACGCTGTGTTGCGGTATGTCAAGTGTTATCTCTGTTTTTTTGCGTTTGAGCACAATCTTGTTCACCACGCTCTTAATGCGGTTAGTGTCGTTGTTGCGGTTTAACATTCGCCACACGCTCACGTTGTCAAACGGGCGACAGCGCAGAAAGTGGATGATGGCGTACATGTCCCAGTGCCGGTTGTGTATGGGCGTGCCTGTGATGCACCAGCGGTTGTCAGCGTTCAGCGCACAGGCTGCCGCATGCACGTCCGTGTGGTGGTTCTTTATGACGTGCGCTTCGTCGAGCACCACTCGATGCCAGTGTCGCGACAGCAAACCGCTGTCGCGAGCTTCCGTTTTTACCTGTTTGTAATGCGCGCGCAGTGTGTCATACGTAGTGACCACAACTCGGGGCTCATCAAAAGGCTCGTTCAAATTGCCGCCGCCGTGAAACTGGCGCAGGTCGATTGGCAGGTTGTGTTTGGCGGTCTCCGCAGTCCAGTGGTTGAGCAGCGACAACGGACACACGATCAGCGTCTTGTGCGCGTTGTCGTCGTCGTTTGCAATCAGGATTAGCATGGACAAGGTTTTGCCGAGTCCCATGTCGTCGGCGAGCACGCCGCCGCGCGGGCGGCCGCGCTTTTCGCGTCGCTGCATCCATTCGATGCCGCGCTTCTGGTGCTCAAGCAGGTTAGGCGCGTCCAAGGACGGCGCTTCGTCCGCCCCATCACCGGCGGCGAAAAATTCTTGCAGCTGAAGTTTGTAGTTGTCCATTGAGACGGCTATTCGCTAACTGACTGTGCAACGACCTCTTCCACGCACCGCTCAAATGGTGGCAGCTGAAAGTGTAGCGCAGCGTTTGTGCGGACGCACGCGCGGCCGCGCGCAAAGTCCACAAAGTAGGGCGGCCCGTCGGCGTGCAGATCGCCGACGTACACGGTCAACTTGATGGCAAGCACACCCTTGAACATCGCGTAGTTCATGTACGTGTAGCGCGGCAGCGAACCGGTACACCGCTGCGCCAGGCTTTCCTCGAACAAAAAGTGCGCCAACGCGCCGCACGGGTGTCGAAAGGCGGCGATGCGCACGCGGAAGGAAGCAAACGTGCACATGTCGGCGCGGCCGCACAGCCACGCGGCGGTGTCGTCCGCCAAGCATAGCGTGTTTGCGTCCGCGCGCGTGCACGCGCCATGCACGGCCATGAAGTCGAGCGTGCGCTGCATCATTGCCGCGATGTCGGCCACGTAGGCCAGTCGCGTTTTGAATTGGACATCGTTCGAAATGTCCAGCGAGTCCATGTTTGCGCAATCGCTGCACATCGTGACGCAGTTTTTGCCGGCGGTGTGTCGCGCGCACGACGAAACCCTTTTGTCCTACAATTTATACGCTAGCGGCGTAGACACGCGGCTGCCGCGGCGCGTGGTGCGCAACGTACAGGTAAACGCGTACGGGTTCGTGAGGTTCGTGTTCGAGGTCAAGGTTTTTCACATCGACTGCCTGACCGCCGTGGAGCATGCCACGTCCGAAGACGTGGACGATTATGTGGAAGTGACCCGGCCCGAGCTGAGCGCGCACGACGCGGCCATGTTCAAGCTTGCGTGCCGCGACCGATGGTGCAAAGGCGACGCGGAGCGGTTGCGCCGCATGCTGCGACAGCCATGCGTGGACGATTTGGTCAAATTTGTGTGCAACGTCATATGGGAACGCGGGTATGAAGACCACTACACACTCGGTCAGCAGTTGAGCATTTTAATCACCACCAAGCTGATCCAGAGCGGCCTGGATTTTAAGCATCAGCCCGACACGGCGACGCCGGCCAGCGTGCGCGGTTGGCAGGACGCGGCGTTTGAAAAGTATCTGTTGTCGCTGTCATCCGTCAGCGAAATCATAAAGCGACACGTGTTCTCTAAAAAGTACATATGTTTGGAGGTGGCTGCGGCGCCTTGGTGCGCCGTCGTGCAGGCGCTGCGAAACGAAAGTTTTCAACTGGTGTTCAACTCGCACACGCCGCACGTGCTCTTGATTTGCGTAGACGACGACAAAAATTCGATGCTTTATTTACGCAAACTGGCCCACTTGTTGCAAACTCGCGTTGTAAAATTGCTGTTTGTCACTGACGTCGAGTTTTACATGCGAGCTAATAACTTTATGTTCTATTTGTACAATTCGCTAAAATTTTATTATTATTGTTTAAAAAACAAATACGCTTTCGAAAGTGCCGACAAAACGACTCTCTTTTTGTTGTACATAATTATTTCGATGGAATGGTTCAACAAGGGCCACCTCAATTCGTTTACACTGGAAAAATCGGCGTTGTATAACCCGTTGGAGCTGGCGACGCGCCGCTTAAATTCTATTAAGCGGGCCGCGCAGCAAAACCGCGTCGTAGAATGTGACAGCGAGATTGGCATCGACTACATTCGCGGTAAACGGGTGCGAACCGGCACACATTACGGCCAGCGCATAGTGCAGTTTGAATCAAACTAATTGTTTATTAATTAATAATTATATATTTTATATATATATATATATATTATTATACACTTACATTAAAATTATATCATATAATAAAAACATTGTATTTTATTTTGTGTGTAAACCAACCAAGTACTCTAAAGTGCACAAATGCCTAATGGCTGCGCATTTGCGTTGCGCCAAGTAATCGGCGGAGGCGTTGGGCGTGTTTAAAGATCGCACCGCGCCTATGAACCGCTCGCTGTGTTTCAAAAAAATGTCGTAAGCGGCCGCGTGCGACGCCAAGACTTTGGCCGCCTCGTACTTGGTCGCAAAATAGGCTAGATCGTTGCGCGCGCACATGCGCTGCAAATCCTGCGAATCAATGTCTAGGTCTGAGCAGTCACGCGCAAACTCGAGCTTGTCAGCGTCCGACGCGCGGGCCACGGACAGCAACGCTTCCAACTGCTCGACTTGTCCGTGGATGTCGGCGGCCAGCATCAACATTTTTTCGCCGTCGTTTTCGCAAGGCTTGACAAAATATTTAGCGACCTTTTTGTCTTGTTGCTTGAACGCGGCGTTGAGAAGCGCGCGCTTTTTGTACACAGCCGCAGCAAGGTCGGTCTCCATTTTGCTTTCTTATTATGGTTCGAGAATAAGGTACAGCACCGGCTTGAACGCCAGCGAATACGGCTTTTCGCTAAACTTTCGCCCCTTGACGTCTGTCATCTGAATTTCTTTGCCGTACTTAACGCCGTCGATGCGGCCGCAGACCAACACCGGCACCTCTTGCGACGGCCCGTCCGTTTTGCCAATTTCAAACAATAGGTCGAACTCGTTCAGCGTCATAGGCACCACCTCTAGCGGCCGGTCGAGCTGTCCCGTAGCGTACAACTCCGGGTTGTTGTCGCGTCGCACCCACAAAAATTGGCGTGCCTTTGCCTCGCGCTCGTGCTCCTTCTCCGGCAGGTGCACACACACGCTCGATTCTAACTTGAGCGGGTATTCGTACTTGTAATAGTTGTCCATAATCTTGCCGAACACGCCGTTGTGTTCGTGGATGGCGGACCAGGTCGTGCTCAAAAATTGGCCAAAAGTACTTTTGGACCGGTGCACGCTGCCAAATTCGGCTATGGCGAACCCGTTGGGACGGCCTTTAACGCGCAGACCGATCGTGTAGGTGCATTTGCCCACGGCCGGTTCCATTATACACAGTTTGTCATCGGGCTGGTCTTGTGTGCGCCACTCATAGTAGTTCGACAACCCCTGCAATTCCGTAAACTTGTCTTTTAAATACTGCAAGTCGCTGTAATGAAAATTGATCGCCGAAAAGTCGAGAGCTTGGCAATTATTTAACACCATACCCTGCCAACTTATGTTTTGTGGCGTCCGCATGGCGTGGATGGGCGTAAACTTGCGCAACATGCCGTCGTTTTCCACTTGCATGGTAAAACCGCTGTTGTTGTACGGCAGCAGCTGTGATTCTTGGGCCACGCGCTTGCTCTCTTGCCCGTCGTCTTCGGAGTGGGCGCGTTTAGCGGCCATAACTTTTGTGCTGTGACTCCTCAGATATAAGGTATTATTATAAAATATGGAGGACGCTTTGCTAAACGCGTGCACAAGCGGCGCGTTTGAATTCACTACTGACAATTTGCTCAAAAATTTACCGTTTAACTCTGCCAAATGCGCTCCTTTCAAACTACACCATTACGCACAGCTCAAGCTGCTGAGCAACGGGGCAATAGACAAGCGCGTTAACGCAATAGACGAATTGAAAAAATTTAATTTTAAGATTGATCCCGAAAGGCGCTACATTTGCAACGTGCTCGACTACGAATTTATAGTCCTCGACCACGACTTGTCAATTGTACACGTTGTCGACGCCGACACGAGGCGAAAATTGGGCCACCTTAACGTATCGCTAAACCAAAACGATACTCTGTCTATTACGGCCACGCTGGCAACATGAGCGCGCCGTTGTACGTGATCAATGTATGCGAACACGAAGCGAGCGCCGAGCGCGTGTTCAGCATGCTGATCGAGCGCCACAACTCATTCGAAAATTATCCCATTGACAACGAAGCGTTTGTCAACAGCCTCATTGTAAACGGGTTTCAGTACGCGCACGTTGACGACGCGGTGATGTGCGAATATTGCGGCGTCGTGATCAAAAACTGGCGCGAAGACGACATCGTAGAGTTTGTGCACGCCACGCTGTCGCCATATTGCGTATATGCCAACAAGATTGCACAAAACGAACAGTTTAGCGAGCATGTCAGCACCCACGCCGTGGTGGTGTCTCCAGGCAAACCGCGTTGCGTGTATAACCGCCTGGCACACCCCAGCGCGCGCCGCGCCACCTTCGAGGATTTTTGGCCGGGCGCGTTACGCGCACTCACGCACGATATCGCCGAGGCGGGCATGTTTCACACCATGCTGGGCGATGAGACGGCCTGCTTTTTCTGCGACTGCCGCGTGCGTAACTGGCTGCCGAGCGACGACCCGTGGCAGCGTCACGCGCTTGCGAACCCGCAATGCTACTTTGTAATCTGCATCAAGGGCGATGGGTTTAACAACGCGGCCGCCCACCGCGCCGAGACCGCGCCCGAACAGCCTCCGCTTCCACAAAGTATGGGCGAAGCGTTGGAATGCAAGGTTTGCCTTGAGCACCAGCGCGATGCCGTGCTGCTGCCCTGCCGCCACTTTTGCGTGTGCATGCAATGTTACTTTGCGTTAGACGGCAAATGCCCGACGTGCCGCCAGGACGTGGCAGATTTTATGAAAATATTCGTTGCGTAATGGAATTGCTTTACAACGGGCAGATGTACAGTAAGCGGTTTTCACGAGAATTGATCACGCTGATGTGCGCGGACGCGCCGACATTCTGCGATGCCACAACCGGCGTCAATTGGCGTCAAAGTTCTCGACGGTGTTTGCGCGTGCGCGATGCGTGCGTGTTCAAACGCTTGCAGCGGTGCAGCGAGCGCTATTTTTGGCCAGACGGCAGTCGCTTTTGGTGCCGGCCGCGTAAACGGTGCCTGTCGCTGCGGCGAGCGACAAAATCACCAACTCGCACGTTAACGTCGCGCATGGACGACGCCGCGCTCGATGATTACGCCAAGGTGTACGGCTACGACCAAGAAGATGGCGAGCTCACGCCGCACGCAGTCGAAAGGGCATTCAAACTTTAAATAGAAATAAAAGATTTTAAAATTTACAATGTGTTTTATTAGAAATGTTGTACGCCAAAATTCAAAAAACTCTGTCTCGAATCCATAACACGCTTTCGCAGATCGCGCAATTCGGAAGTGTTTTTAGTCAGCCTATATATCTTTTCAAAGTGCTGACTTTCTACGGCAATTTTCCGTTTAAACTTGTTAATGTGGTCCAACTGCCGGGATAGGGATTGTTCTTTCACACGTAACATCTTGCCAGATCTGTGCATCTGGCGTAAAAATTCATCTCTTTTATGCCACACAAAACCTAAACAATATTCATCTGGGCGGCAATAATTCTCTCGTACACGTCTTGCACATAGTACGGGTTGTCGCGCCGGTACGTTTGTGCGTTCACGTTTTGTAAATGACGCAAATTAAAAGGACACACCTGTTGCGTGGCGGATAGCATGTTCCAGTTAAGAAGCGCGTCCTCGCCCCCGTTAAGCGTCATGCGTCGCTCGCAGGTGCGCGCCTCGTCGTGCTCGCGCTGCGAAACGCACGCCTGCACGAGCGCCATTTTGTGGTACGCGTCGCGCACGCTCATGTTCATCGGAATAAGGTGTTCGCTGTTTAGGACACATTTGTCGACGCGTACAAACTTGCCGTAAGCGCGCCATACCCTGACATCGTCACCGGCCGCAGTGAACGCGACGAGTGGCCCGTGCGCGCGATGCAGCGCCGGCAGGTTGACAAAGCGGTCGCTCTCCTGCAACCGGTTCCAGTCCAGACGTAATTTAAAATTGTCGAACAGAAACAATGCGAACGCGGCGCTGGCGGCGCTCGTCGTGCCGGAAGCGTATTCTATGAACTGGTCCCAGTAAGCGGAATTTACAAATTCGTGCTCGAACAACCACAAATTTGGCATGCAATATCGGAAATAGTACGCTGGCGGCGCGCAATCAGCGGTCCACGTAAGCACAATGGTCCAGTCTACGCGCAGCGTGTCGGCCAGCCCGGGGTATTCGTCGAACACGTTCATGTGTTTCGTCCACGGCACGCTGCCCGAGACCGCTTTTAGTTCCTGCACACGCCCCTCGCGTAAGCAATAAATAATCAACGCGTCGCTAATTTTATTTGTGTCGCGCATGTACACGTTTAAATCTATTTTGTTGATGCAGTGCGGCGTGTTAATGTACGACTTGTCCAGGTGCTTGTGTTTGGCCACGGCTATAAAATTGATGTAGTCGGATATGGGGCTTTCGAACCACTCCGGAATAATGGAGTGGCTGAACACGACGCGGTTCCAATTCAGCGCGGCCGCAAATTTTTGCTGCACCGCCAGCGACAGGTTATTGTAGTTGGCGCTCACAATTTCTAAATCCAAACGGTCGCCAAACTCGTAAATGAACTGTTGTCGCAGAAAGGTTTGGCGAGATATGAGTGCCCAATTTAGTTTTGCGGCAAACGCCCTGGCCGTGGCCATGGTTAGCGGGTTTGTTGAAACTTCGTCCCAGTTCACCTTGTCGCGAAACGCTGTCAAAAATCGGTCGCGGTTGTAGCAGGTGCGCGAGACGCGCGTCCAAAAGTCTGGATTTTGATAATCAAGCAAAAACGCCCGGTTCGCGCGTGATGTCATTGCCAAATCCGTTACGCGCATGTAGTCTTGATTGTTTAATGCGATGCGCAGCGCCCGGGTGGGTGCCATGCCGAAACCTGTGCAGCGAAACAACCTCTACCGCAATATACGCAAACAAACGAACCATTTACGCCTTTTAAGCAAGTTACCGCGCTGCAGGCTGCGGCGGGTTTGCGCAACAACTTGTTTGTTACAGCGCAAACGCAATTTAAACCGTATGTTGCAAACGACGACAGCGCGCACAACGCTGACTGAAATAGTGGCCGGCGTTCCTAACCTGCCTTTCGTCAACGTGCATGCACGCACAACGCTTTGTGGGTATGCTACATATGGAACATGTAAACAAACGCGACGAATTATGACGTTACACGTAGCGTGCTACGTGACTAAACTGGACGCAAAATTTTCGCAGAAACTGCAAAGCTGTGTGTCGCACGGCATCTGTATTTTAAACGCGTTAACAAGCTTAAAAAAAAAAACAATGTTATATTGTTTATTTATTTATTTATTTATTTAAAAATTGGGCAGAGACATTGTAGACCATGTTCCGTTGTTTAATTTGCAAAAAGCCACAGACGCGTTGCGAAACATTTGCAGGCCGTTAGTGCAGACTGTTAGACTGGCCAGTGTGAGCGCTATCACGTATAGCGTCACGGTCACGACAGCGGTGGCGACGTACGGCTCGTGACACTCTGTTGCCCAGCCAGAAAAAAGCCAGCGCGCGACGTGCAGCACGCTCAACGCCGTTAAAACGTACAGCGCGCTTAGCAACGCAGCGTCGTCCATCACAGTAGCTTGCAAGCGCCCAAAAAACAGCACGCCGGCGCCCACAGTCGCGCCGGCACAAAACTTGATTATTGCCGCGACCAGAATAAGTTCGCTGCAGAAAATCGTTATAGCGGCGGGTCGGAGTGGCGGCGAAGTAGTTAGCATATCCAGCAGCAGCCCCAGCGAAAAAGAAAACACAATAAACGCAACACAAGCGGTGTGCATTGTCGCGTGCGCAACGGCGGTGGACTGCAGCGTGCCGTTAATCCAAGCGCCGTTGGCTCCCACGCAATCTTGCACAATCATTTGCGGCGAACAAAGCAGCAGCGTCAGTGTTGGCAGGGTAGCTAGCATATTGATAATTAGCACTTGTAGTTCCGGTTCTGGCGTGCGACGCGCGATAAGCGGTATCATTTTAGATTACAAAATCCTTTAAATATACAGCGCGACGAACTTCGTTTGTCAAAAGCCGGCGGAGCGTACTTGTGCGCCTTGCAGAATGAGCACACAACCACTACTTGAGGACGGTGCTAACATGAAAGATGAAAATGCGCGCCTTGCCACGTACACAAATTGGCCGGTGCAATTTTTGGAGCCGCAACGAATGGCCGCCAACGGGTTCTACTATTTGGGCCGCAGCGACGAGGTGCGCTGCGCGTTTTGCAAAGTGGAAATCATGCGCTGGATGAATGGCGACGACCCGGAGAGCGACCATAAAAAGTGGGCGCCTCGATGCCCGTTTTTGCGTAGGAGCGACGTGGCGCAAGAAAGTGCGGGTGTACACGCGCCGCAAGAAAGTGTGGGTGTACACGCGCCGCAAGAAAGTGTGGGTGTACACGCGCCGCAAGAAAGTGTGGGTGTACACGCGCCGCAAGAAAGTGCGGGTGTACACGCGCCGCGAGAATGTGAAGCAACAAATAAAGTGTCGTTTCCGGTACCCGTACACCCCGAGTATGCAATAGAAGCTGCGCGTTTGCGCACTTTTACCGCGTGGCCGCGCGGTTTGAAGCAACATCCCGAGATACTTGCCGAAGCTGGTTTCTTTTACACCGGCAAAAGCGACAAAGTCAAATGCTTTTACTGCAACGGCGGTCTGAACAATTGGGAGCAAGATGACGACCCGTGGCAACAACACGCGCTTTGGTTCGGACGCTGCGCATACGTGCTACTTGTCAAAGGCCACGATTATGTACAAAAGGTCGTGACCGAATCGTGCGTAGTCCGTAACACAAACAAAAAGCAAGTTGTCGAACAAACAGTTTACGAGCCGAATACGCCCGATGAACAGCTTTGCAAGATTTGCTACGACGCTAAAAAAACAGTATGCTTTGTGCCGTGCGGGCATGTGATGGCGTGCGGCAAATGCGCGTCGACTTTGACCATTTGCCCCTATTGCCGCGCCAATGTAGAAACCCCTGTTCGCATGTACCAGGTTTAATTAATAAAATAGAAAAATGTTTTAAAATTTTATTATTAATAAAAAAATTATTTGTAACAACTTTTTTATTTACAATGCAATGTGGCTGAAACAATCCTGTTCGGGACACGTTAAAATTAGACATTGTGTCACACTTTGTAATTTGATTGATTATTTAGATATGCGTCAGCGTCAATCCCGCTTTTCGACTACGGGCGTTCTCGTAAAGCGAGTGCTAATTTTTAATATGACTCATCGTCGACCGCGCTTTTCGACTACGGGCGTTCTCGTAAAGCGAGTGCTAATTTTGGACATGCGTCAGCGCCGACCCCGCTTTTCGACTACGGCCGTTCTCGAAAAGCGTGTGCTAATTTTGGACATGCGTCAGCGCCCAATTTGTTTTATTTATCGGTGCAAACAAAATCCAAACGCGGCGGAGCACGCGCCGCTGCAGCACTCGTAGCTGTATTTGCAGTTTTTGCCCGTTTCTGTGCACGCTAGCGCGTGTTGCGCGCTCAGCGCCACAATAGTAGAAATGAGCAACAATATAGTTTTAAATTTCATGGTTATTCTTATCTAGTTTAGCTCATGCGGGGCCAGTCTCGAAGTGCATTACGATCGTAATATAAGCAGGCATGATGATAACCATACAAGTGCTTCCGACCATAGTACCGGCGTGGATCGGAAACGACCATACTTTTATGGCGGTCAACCACAATCGCTACGACTGCGGCATATACTTGCGCGCCGGGGACACAATACGGGTAAAAGTCTCCCACGACGACGTTTCCTTCAATTTGTGGAACGACGACAGTGAGACCGAACAAAACTTGACGTTGTCCGCGCACGACATGGGCGACCCAGACGATTACTTCGAGTACGTCGTAGAACACGACAGCGTGCCGTTTTTCGAGTGTTTGCTTAACGGTGTCGAGTACACGGCGCAAATTTGGGCGTCGACCACGAGACAGTTGCCCAAATTTACTCACGGCGTCTCCGACGGGTTCGAATGGCCCGACGAGGCGCCGTTTGCGTTGCTCAACTCAAACTACATCCAAATTTTGGTACCGTTTGTGGACAGACCGGTGCTGGCCGACGCGCTCACCATTAATTCAATACTGGCTTGGTACGAAGAAGTGATCACCTTTTACGACGCGTTAATAGGTCTAGAAGTAGACGTCGCGATCGTGCCGGACGACGGCGGTCGCGACAAAAATGTCAACAAGCGGTTTTTTGCCAAAGCCAATATATCGAGCCCAGGTGCCGCCTATTACGGTCAATTAGCCATGGGCGAAAGCGGTTCGTCCGTGGAGCGTTTCTACCTCAGACCGCTGCCCACCAATTGGGGCGGACTGCACGAAATTGCACACGCGTACGATTTCCATTTCGTTCGCAGCGGGCCCGTGCCCCTAAACGAGGTGTGGAACAACATTTTGTGCGACGCGTACCAAAGTCGTTACTTGGAGCTAGACGAAAAGTCGGTCAACTCGCCCAACGCCCTCACCATGGGGCGCACTATTTTGCGCAAAATTTTGAACAACGAAACTTTTGACAGCTACAGTTTATTTGAAAAGCTCGCGGTGTTCAGCTACATCATGGACATGGACGCTGGCGTATTTGCTCGCATCAACCGCGAATGGCGCGCGCACCGACTCGGCGAACCCATCGGCAACGCGCATTTTTTGCCCACGCTCCACTTTGTGCCGCCCATGCAAATGTGGTGGGCAGCGCTTTCGCAACTGGACCTCGTGCCCGTGTTTAGCACGGTGCTGTTGCCGTGCGATGATTGGCAGCTCAAAGAACGCAACCGTCTCGCCATAGACAGGCCGGCCGTAATATTTAAAGGCTTGTTTGACGCCGACGCGCCCGTGCCGCTGGCGCTAAAAACCATTCACGAAGACCCCAACGCCACGGGCGATGCCATTATCACCATACACATCGCCGACTTTGCGGACATTGTAGGCCAGACCATGTCGTTGGTGGCGGGCGCGCAAATTGCGCACACGTTTCAGCTCACCACGCCTAGCTTTACAATTCGCGTGGTGAGCGGCATTTACAAGATGTTAATGCCTCGAGGCAGGGGCAACATCACCTACACCATCACCACCAGCGACTATGAAAACTATTTGCTGGTGCAGAAAAACTATCGTCGTGAATGCCACGTGCACTATTGTGCACAGTACAGCTCGTTTTTGAGTAGCGAATTTGGTCGTTTTTACGGCCTCAACGACCGAAATGGCGGCTTCTTGTGCGTCGACTACACGGCCAAGCGAATAAAAATATTGTCTATAAACCCTTCCGTCAACTGGAACTTTAATGACGCAATTTACACTTCATTTTCCCTCCTCGATACCAGCGCCAACAACAAAGTGGAAGACGAGTTTCATATTGTGGCAAGAAACATGCCTTACACGCAGCACGTGTATGCCGACTTGAAATTGGGCGGCATCTACGCGTGGACAATTTTTCATGTACAGGGCAATATGGAACGCATGAATTTCATGTTGCAAAATTCCCTTAGAGTGGATTACGAGTTTACGCGGTACGGGGTAGCGCGACGAAATGTTGACGCTGCGCAGGCTGCTAAGCAGCATCTGCGCGACAAAATAAAAAACTGCGTGGACTACATTAACGAATCGCAGGTGCGGCTGTTCAACGTCGACAATTTGTTCGCCGATTCTATATACGCGGCAGTGAATCAGTTTGATGATGAGGAGAAAAAAATTCTGTTGTGCGAATATCAAAACTATTTGCCGCTCAGGTTTCGGTCGGCGGCGGCGCCAACCAGCCCAACGCTACTGTACGCACTTATTGCAATTATTGTGGCTGCGATCGCAATTATATTTTTGATCTTGTACAAAAGCATGGCGACTAGTGATTCATTTAACGACGACACTGCATTAAATTCGACTCACTAACATAAGTTAAACAAACATGAAAGCCATTTGCGTCATCGCAGGCGACGCGCACGGAAAAGTGTACTTTGACCAGAACGGGCCCGGCGACTCGCTGCGCATCACGGGCTACCTGCTAAATTTGCCGCACGGACTGCACGGCTTCCACGTGCACGAATTTGGCGACACCAGCAACGGCTGTACGTCCGCCGGTGAACACTTCAATCCCACATACCAAAATCACGGTGCGCCCGACGCCGTAGAAAGGCACGTCGGCGATCTGGGCAACGTCCGCTCCGCGGGCTGCACCGCGCTCACGCCTATAGATATAAGCGACAACGTGATGAGCTTGTTTGGTCCGCTGAGCATATTGGGTCGCAGCGTAGTAGTGCACACGAACCGGGACGACCTCGGCCTGACCGACCACCCTCTCAGCAAGATTACGGGCAACTCGGGCGGTCGCTTAGGCTGCGGCATCATCGGGATGTGCGCAAATTAATGTGAGTTAGGTGCCGAACACAAAGGGTTGTGGTGTAAAAACCATCATCGGATTAAAATGATACATGTTTTACATTACAAATTTTTATTAAAATATTATTATCATTACACAATGTTGATTATTACATTCTATATTTTACTACATCATTGTACAACGCGCCCGTCTTAATTAATTTTTCCACCATTGGCTTTTCCAGTTTGTAGTAGTCTTCGTTATCAACTTTATATTTTGTTAAGTGCTTCAACTGCGATTTGTGGTATAGCTTGGCGAAACGACCCAGCCATACTTTAAACATCAAAGGCATTTGTTTTTCCATAGTTTCAGATTCATCATTTGTTATACCGATGTCGTACAGATCATCGCGGTAACGAGCTATGTAATAATACATTTTAATTTTTTTTTTTTTTTTAATAAAAATGCGTGTGCTCAATACGACTCTCGTAACCGTGTGGCATGGTTTATATATGTCGTCGACACTTACGGTGCCTAATTATTTTATTTTGTTTTGGGCACTTTGAAACGCTGGTGTAGTTTAACGGTATGCGCATAATGAACGTGTGAGTGCTCATTTTACGCAACGGTCTGCGCTTGGGCAATTGCACGCGGCGCGGGCGGCCCTTGTTATTTAACGCCACGTATGTTTTTTTGCGGTTGTAAATTTTAAACATCACGTCGTAATTGTTGTCAAGTATGACTTCATTTAAAATACAGTCCATTGAGAGCGCGCCGGAAGCGTACATGGCGCCACACCGATCCAAGCACACGTGCATGCACGAAAAAGCGTTTTGCAGCAAGACACGGCTTTTGTGATAACCCACGCGCTGTAGTATGGTGTCCATAGACGCGTGCGTTGTGCCCCCGACGGTGCCATCGGGCCGCACGGCCAAATATCGGTTGTGAATAAACACTCGCACAAGATGTTGTGTGCCGGTGACGTGGTCCAGCTGCCGGCAGGTGCACAAAGAGGCCACAGTCGCCACGACTAATGCAAGTCGATGCATGATGCGTTTTAATATTGTGCAGCAGAGCGCACGCCTTATATACAAGCAATACATGCAGCTGTTTGCATTGCAATTGCATTTATAAAATAGAATGCAAAAACTTTAATAGCATTTACTTTTCGAAAACATTTTTAGAGGCAGTCTATAAATATCCTTATTTCAAATTTTACCTACATGGCAACTTCATTTTTCAAATTTAAAATAATCTAAAGTAATAGCTTTTTAAAAACGCCCGTAGTCGAAAAGCGAGGTCGGCGCTGACGCATGTCTAAAATTAGCACTCGCTTTACGAGAACGCCCGTAGTCGAAAAGCAAGGTCGGCGCTGACGCATGTCTAAAATTAGCACTCGTTTTACGAGAACGCCCGTAGTCGAAAAGCGGGGTCGACGATGAGTCATATTAAAAATTAGCACTCGCTTTACGAGAACGCCCGTAGTCGAAAAGCAAGGTCGGCGCTGACGCATAAAATTAGCACTCGCTTTACGAGAACGCCCGTAGTTAAAAAGCGGGGTCGACGATGAGTCATATTAAAATTAGCACTCGCTTTTCGAGAACGCCCGTAGTCGAAAGCGAGGTCGACGCTGACGCGTATCCAAAATTAGCACTCGCTTTACGAGAACGCCCGTAGTCGAAAAGCAAGATCGGCGCTGACGCATGTCTAAAATTAGCACTCGCTTTACGAGAACGCCCGTAGTCGAAAAGCGAGGTCGACGCTGACGCGTATCCAAAATTAGCACTCGCTTTACGAGAACGCCCGTAGTCGAAAAGCAAGATCGGCGCTGACGCATGGCCTAAATTAGCACTCGCTTTTCGAGAACGCCCGTAGTCGAAAAGCGGGGTCGACGCTGACGCATGGCCTAAATTAGCACTCGCTTTTCGAGAACGCTCGTATTCGAAAAACGGGGTCGACGCAGACGCATGGCCTAAATTAGTACTCACTTTTCGAGAACGCTCGTAGTCGAAAAGTGGGGTCGACGCTGACGCATGTCTAAAATTAGCACTCGCTTTTCGAGAACGCCCGTAGTCGAAAAGCAGGGTCGGCGCTGACGCATGTCTAAAATTAGCGACTCGCTTTTTCGAGAATAGTCGTTCTTTAAAAACGTGAATTTATTCGAAATCCATTAGCTCGTAAACGGACGTATCCGCATTTACATCAGAGTAGTTGTGAGCGGCCAAAAGGTCAGCCAGTGACTCAAAATTAGTAAGCGTTTTCAGCACACGTTTGGCTTCCTGTTTTTCATTGCAGGATGCTAGCAAATGATAGTACTCTTCGACAAGCGCCACCACGGCCATATCGCTGTTTAGGTATTCCACGTAAGTGTCCAAGCTAATATCACGCGGGCCGCGGTAAGCGTGCGTTTTATGAAACTCGCACCACAACCAATCGGCGTGAGTGTAGCATAACCTGCAATAAAAAAGCTTGTCGTGCTGTAAAAAATTTAGGTATTCTACTGTGCCGGGTCCAAGATCGCGTTGCTGTACGATGCGAAATTCATCGTCGTTTTTGATTAAATCGGGCATCAGTTTACTATGGCGACCCATTTGTTCGATCACGTCGCCGAGGTGCCCGCGCAATACCTTGCGGTTCTTTAATTTTTCCGTCAATTTGTTAATGTCGTGTTCGTAACCGCGCTGTTCGCGCGCTTGGACTAGCTTTGCCAGTTGATGTTGAAAACACCCGTTTTGCTTAGTAATAAATTTCATGGGCGGCGGCAACGGCGGTTTAACTAGCGCCATTTATAAGAGATTTAAAATGCAAATATTTGTCAAAACTTTAACCGGCAAAACCATTACCGTCGAAACGGAGCCTGACGATACTGTCGGCCAGGTAAAACAGAAGATTGCCGACAAAGAAGGCGTGCCCGTGGATCAACAAAGACTTATTTATGCGGGTAAACAGCTGGAGGATGCCAGAACAATGGCGGATTACAACATTCAAAAAGAATCTACGTTGCACATGGTGTTAAGACTGCGAGGGGGAAAAAATAAATAAGTTTGTATTTGAAAAGGGTTTTATTGCAAAAAAAAAGCTATTCGGACATGTTAGTGTCTTGTGTGTTGTCGCTGACGTACGTCGGGAGTGGCTTAGTGTCACGACGCTGCTTAACGGCAACTTTTTTGGGCGCAACAGGCGGTGCACGGCGTTTCTTGCTCACGGGTGTAGGCACGTAATTTGCAGAAGGAAGCTTCAGAGCAATGTTCTTAAACATCTCCATGTTCTTTGTGACCAATTCTCGCGTAATAATGTTGTCGTAGATGCTACTGGACGCGGGCGCCACCCCATTTTTGAAGGTTTCGTTGAGCACGCTGTAAAACTCGGAGTAAAGCTTGTCGCGCTGGTCACAGTTTTCCTGAACTTCGGCCACGTTGGTTACTACGGAACGCCGCCGCTTGTTGGTCGTCTCCGTGGAAGAGCTGGACGCGGAACGGTTCGTAATGTTCTTGCCCAGCTTTTGGGTGTGGTCAAACACGAGCACAAAGTCTGCTAGTTCTTTTTGCGCCTTTACCGTGTCCCACATGGTGGGGCTGTTGGGCCACTCGGGTTTGCGGATCTTGGTGTAAAAACTGTTGAACAGTATATACATATTATGGTTGTTCACCCTTTTGGGCCGCTTTGTCGCCTTTCGCTCGTCGCCCGAGCACGGCAACGCAACAACCGTATAGTTTACGCTTTTCTTTTCGAAAAAATTGATGCACGTTTTCAAATAATCAAAGTTGCTTCTGTTAAACACGCTGTTTTCTAATCTGTTGATTAGCGAGGCGTTGTTGCTGGCAAAAGACTCGTCGTGCACGGTTTCTGAGAAGTTGACCATCTTGAAGAACGATACACGTCCGTCACGGAACAGGCGTATTCTTTTACTAAATTCAGATTGAGCTCTATAGTTCTTTTGATCCGTCTGTGATGGTGGCACACCTTACGCTTAGAACATTTGCCGGTGATTACTGTAAAACGGCTCAAATTTGCTCTTATATAATCTTTAACATCGGCTGCGTCGTCTTCTAATAGGTGCGCGGACACGTTTTTGACTTGAAGTGTGCGCTTTAGCGAGTTCACCGCTTCGCCCCACAGCGCGTACAATTCACTGCGCGTAAGGCAATCAGTGCTGCAATTGTGATCATGGCAAGGCATCGCTGGGCTCCGCGTGCTTTAGCGAGGCGTGAAAAAAATCGTGCAGTTGCTTGTTATCGAACAGCCGTTTGACCTGCCGAACAAAATCAAAAAACTCGCTGTAGTTGCTGGACGCGTACGTGTTGAGCTGCTTACTGTTCATGTACTCAAAATACTGGTTCAAGGGCACGATGGCCAGGCTGCGCGAGATTTCGCAGTTAAAGCGGCGAGGTCGCAACACAATTCGGTAATCATTACCCAGCGCGCCAGGCAACAGCTTGACCGTATACGTGTTGGGCTTATATTTGACGTCGGCTAGCGCCCCGCGCACCACACCCACGTAAATAGAGTATTTGTAGGTCACGCCTTCGTCTGTCCAGTGTAAAGTGAACGGAAACTTGTAAATGTAGGCGCTGTGAAAAAAGCGGCCCGTTTCCTCCACGAATTCGCGCACGGCTGTCTCGTAAATTTTGGCGTCCGTGCAGTCGCGGTGTCCGCGCGGAATAGAAATTTTCTCTAAAAACGTGTCGTTGGCGACGGCGCCGCCGCGGTAGGCGCGCCGCGCGCACAGCAACACGGCCTTGTCGGGTTCTAGAATCATAAACAGGCCTGCCGAGGTGCGCATTTTGCACATCTGCACTTAAAAACGCCGCGCACGTGCAAACCGTGTTATGGTTAGCGCACACTAATCAAATAAAACACGTTTTATTAATTATATATATATTTTATTACAAAAATTACTTTATACAAATTTGTTGTTGGTTCGATGGATTTCCATCGGAAACAATAACGCTTTCTCGTATTTAGAAACATTATTTTGCGGCATGTCAATGTTTAAATTTGCGCGCGCGCTGTTCGATATGGCGACCATAGGCTGATAATCGTCATTGGTAAACGATACAACAACTGAGCAGCGCTTATGCATGCAATACCGTTTACACGCGCAATAAACTCCGAGAACACACAGCGCGCTAAAAGCGCCCGTCGCCATCAGCACTGACACTAGCACGACAACGTTTACTTTGTTTTGCGTCGGCGGTTCGTGCGCACCCACGTCGTTGCGGCGCGGTGAAAAATAGCTGTTGGGCGGCGCCGTGTAATCGCGAATGTAAAATCTGGATCGCAGCTTCTTCAATTGTTGCACGCTCAAATCAGTGACGGCGTCGGTTAACGGCGTAGAAAGCAGCGAAGCGTTTACGTAGTTATTGTAGTTGAAACAATTTTTAGGCCAGTAAGAACGCGTGTTGGTTACATTAGACCGTGTATCGACATTAAATGTGACCGCATCCCTGTTAACGCTCACTGAACAAATCAACTGCGACTGCGCGGTCACCAAGCCGACGCCCGCCGGCACGTTCAAAACTGCGTCGTAGTGCCCGTTGCACGAATAGTTTACTGTGGCGTTGTTTGAAAATGCGTAAATCCACTTGCGATTATTCACCAAGACGCCTAAAAGGACTTGTTTGGCGTTGTTATCCGCGATGCGCACGTTGCACAGCGAGTCAATGTCGTTTGCATACCGGCCCATAAACATTTCGATTTCACACAAACCCGAGTCTAAAGTGGCGACGCGCCGGCTTGCCGGGCACAAAAACTCGTCGTAGCTGGTGAATCGCTCGCATCGCGTTGTAGAATCGGCCGCCGGGCATAAAAGATCGTCATAGCCGGTGAATCGCTTGCATCGCGTTGTAAAATCGGCCGGCACGTAGGTGTAAAAATTTCGCGTGTTGGTCACTGCGACATAATTGGCGGCAGGAACCATCATCAAACACATAGAGCCTCTGCAGAACGGAACCGTCGCCACTTTGTATAAACTATACTTCAATGCCGCCGTGTCCACAAGTGGCATCGCGATGCACAACACTACCATGTTCTTGTTTGCGTACAAATGCAGCTTGTACGCCTGCGACAAATCGAACCGCGCATTCCTTTCGCGTTTAAAATCCACGGCCCAGCTGAGGTTGTGAGCGGTCAGATTTTTTTCTAATTTTTGCATCTCGTGCAATAGAAATTTGTCGTCAAGCACATAGTTAGTCGCGTTCAATTTGTTGCGCCCAGTTTGCTTGATTAGGCGATCTAAAGTGTTTACATAATAATTCTCTATAAATCTGCTATTCATTATACTGTGCATTTCTTTTAAGTACAAGCACTCGTTTGCAGCGCAGCGATTTTTGTTCATGCACTCTTCGTATTTTAAATATTTATGCGTCGTCACGTTATCGGCTGTTAAGATGGGCGTCAGCATTTTGACGTGTTTGCGCGAAGGGGCCGCGAGTACCGCTTTGACATCGGCGGCGCTAACCTTGCTCCAGTGAGGGGGGTTGTGTGCGTCGACGGTGTCCGTCTGTGGCGCGTCCACATATTCAATATTAATATCGTAATAGACCTCGTTATTTTGGCGGTCCTCCGAGTTCAGCGTGTATCTTACATACTCATTGTTTAATTGCGTCAATGAGCTTAAATATTTATTGATGCGGGCGATGGTGCCACTCGGCTTGCTCGGCTTGATCGGCTTCACTAGTGAACAGTCGGTAGCGTTGTTGCGCGTGTCCCGCGCAAAATTCAAAATCTTCGTAAGTTCCTGCAGCAGCGGGTCGTAGTCGATGGTTTGCACAAACAAGAAGCGCTGTTCGGTCACGTGGCGGAGAACGCCTATGCGTTCAAACATTAGCCCCGCGCTGTCGTCGATGGGCTCAAAGTTGATAAGACTGGTTGCGTATGCGCAGTTGAACAATACAACAATGCACGCTAGCACACAAGCCATGTTACTTGCCGGATATCAACTAAATTTGCAAGACGACGCGCTCGCTTTATATATTCTTGATGACGCACGTTGATAACAACTTGCGCATGTAAAAAGCTTACATTTTGTTAAGTCAGTAAGCCGCGCACGTCGTCGTAACGCACGCGGGACCGCGTGTCCAGAAAAAAACGGTGTGTGGGCTCATCTAGGCCGTTTCCGGACATCGGGTACGAACCGGGCACCTCGAACGCAAATGCCGCATCTGTGTTGCTGTCGAACGTGTCGCTGGGACACAAGAGTTTGTTGCTGGAAAAACGTTCAACTAAAGTGTACGTGTTTACACAGTCTACGCGAAACCTGTGTGACGCCGTGTTGACGTCCAGGCCGTCCACAATGCTGGCGCACATGGACGCGCTGTCGCCCGGCACTACGTGACGCACGCGCGTCACGGCCTCGTCGCCGCAATCGCACTCGCCCGATTCGAACACGGGACGCACGCTGGAGTGCACATAGTTCACGTTAGTGCACACGTTGGGCAAACATTCCAGAGGGTTGAGCGGGTTCAGAAACATGAGGTTGTTGTTGCTGTCGCGCGCGTTGCAACGCATTTCAAACCGCCGCGAACCGTCCTCCAGCAACTCGTCCCAGCTGCGGCGGAATGTGTTGGTGGCCACGTTGACCTCGCGGCCCAACAGCCGGTCGAACAGAATGTTGCGGTCGCTTTGACCGGGCAGTATGCGGTCAAAGTGCTGGCGCCCCGCTAGCTGTGTCATGTTGCTGGTGCCGGCGAAGTAGCGCGGGTCTTCAGCGATGCATGTCCATTGATTGAGGCTCATGAGCACGACGCTGGTTTCGCGGTTGCAATCGCGCGGTACGCTGTTGGTGGTGCAGTAACCGCCCACCGCCAACTTGTGCCCGTTGACCACGTACGTGTCGCCCGCGCCTACGAAAAAGTAAACCGCGCCTGGGTCTTCGCACACCTCGCTGCAGTCGAACAGGGGCAGGTCTAATTCGCTCACGTATAGAGGTACAGACATGCATCTTAGGGTCTCGCCCGCCAACGTGCCCAAGTTAGTGTCGAAGCGCACTGAGGGTAACGCTTCCATCGGCACGTAATGTCTCCGCCGCATAACCTTCTCAATGTACTCTATCCTATCGGTCAAAGTATTGTTGTAATCTTTTTGAGCAGAATGTATATGATAAAAAGCCTGATAAAAGGGCCACACTACTATAAAAAGCAGCGCAAACAGAAAAAGCACAATCAGTATTCGATACATGCTCTAGATACTTAGTAGTTGAACATGTTGGTGCAAATTAATTATTTTTTGCAGCTCGTGCTGGACGCGACGCTGTACGCGGTTTGTTCGGGCGCGTTCGTTTTTTCGTTTATGGGCACGATAAAGGATCAGTATGCAATTCTGTTGGAGTTGGAAGACTCGTATCATTCGGTCATCAATTTATCCTTTTTGTCAACATTTCTACTCGGCCCGTACGTGTTTACCATCATCTGGGCCATGTTTACAATGGCGCTGTGTTACAAACGACACAGCAATTTTTACATGAAGACGACGATCGCGTTGGCACACTTGTTGGCCTTAAGTTGCTGGATTATTTTTGTGCTGTTTCAGCCGCAGCTCTATAAAAACGGGCATTTGCCCGTGTTGGATGCGCTGGAAAGGGATTATGACCGTCAATCTTTGTGTTGGAGTAACATTGTGTTTATCAGCTACGAAGTACACGACGCCAGTGCCATAAATTACGATCGCAACTGCGTGTACCAGGATGATTTTTTGAAAAAGTGTGTGGGTTGCAGGTTGGAGGTAAAACATGATGAGCCCACTTTTTTCAACCAAAACCAAGGCGCTCTCATTGTGTCTGTGCTTTTTGCAATCGTTATGCATTGTTGGAACATGTATGTACAAATAAAAAAAATGCGCTTCAAGCCCGATGTAAAACAGAACAGGAAAAGCGCGTCCCTTGACGAAGCGGAGAGCGCGTACGACAGTGCAGAGGAAAACGAGCACCAAGACAACATAAGAATGTTACAGATTGTTAGCGAGGACCGAGAAATAAATTTTGATGGCCCGCCAACGAGTTCGTTTATTCGAGCAGATATGGTCGATACTATCTGCCCTTTGATCAATTCTTTTACACAACAAAACACCAGGATCTTATCGCCGCCAAGCTCGTCCAATAGTGGTCATGGCGCGATACATTACGACACACCCAAAGCAATATACAAAGTGCCTCGGAAAATTGCTGTGCCCGTCGCGCCTCCCAAGCCAGTAGCGCCTATTGCTGCGCAAACTCGCCCGGTTCCCATCCCGCCTCCCAAACCGGTGACACGCGTTGCTGTGCAAACTCGCCCAGGTCGTATCCCGTCTCCCAAGTCGGTCACACGCTTTGCTGCGCAAACTCGCCCGGTTCCCATTCCGCTCCCCAAGCCGGTGATACGCTTTGCTGCGCACAGTCGCCCGGTTTTATAAAGTTTAGTTTTTTGATTCTGATATTATTATTATAGTATTGTTTACGTGTCAGTATTTAATTGTATTATATGTTAATGTAAAAGTAGCTTTTTGCTAATGTTAAATGTTAATACAATTTATAAAGTGTTAATAATATTTTTCCATTAAAACCTCCAACATTTGATTAAGCAGTTGGTGCTGAACAGTAAATCCATCTCCGTTGGCAATGCAAAAGTTAACTAGACCGTTTAGCACCAGGCTTTTTTTAAACACGTTTCGTTCGAATGCCACTACTAAGTCGAAGAAATTGAGCAACGTCGGCCAATTTACCTTGTCGCCGGTCATAACCGAAATGATGAACGCGATGGCTCGATCGCAGTAAAGGGCGTGACCTGAAGCGGCGACCATCGAAACGGTCTGTTGCGCGCGCGCATTTGTCTGGTTCAGACGTGCAAATTGCATTATTGCATCACCATGGATCGCGTAACAAATCAAATTTATTTGGGAACGCTGCCTTACATTACCATTAAAAACATGGAGGATTGCTTGCGCAACCGCATCGCTGCTGGGGCGGGCGCGGGGTTCTTTAAAGAATGTTTTGAAAGCGTGGTGGCCGACAAGAGCGGCCTGTTTGTGATTGGCGGCGGGGCAGCGGCGGCCTGCCACCTTGACAATGACCGCGGCGTGCTCAAATGTCTGGACTTTGACTACTACAACTCAACTCGAGAATGGTTGCAGTTGGCGCGCTTGCAACGCCGGTTGCAAGCGTGCGTGCAAAACGCTTTTGAAAATTTGGCACAGTTGACCAAAAATGTGCATGTGCAAGACGACCTGACCGTTTTAAAATGTTTCCAAAATGGCGCGTTTCGTTTCAACGGGCCCGTGCAGCTATGTCTGTCGCCGCTTGTAGAAACGGTGCGCACCAGCTTTAACGATGAGTTTGATCTGGTGCGGTTTGCGCTACAGGTAGAAATGTGGTCATCCGGCGGTGTCGACGAGCATACTGGCCAGAGATTGGTCGTGGGCCGCGGCGCCGTAACCTTTAATGTGTTTTTTGTAAACATACGAGTGATGAAGGTCCCGTTTTCGGCGGAACGTTGTATCAAGACGCTCGCCATATTCGGCAAAGACTACCGCGTAGTCGTATCGCCGTTACAGCGCGTGCTTAACGACCAGATTATGTGTCTGCTCAAAGACATATTTACCGACAAGCCCAGTTTTAAAGTGGAGCGGCGCAAGGCGTGCATTAGTGCATTGCGTGACAAACTGCCGCAAAAAGCTTGCGACGAATGCATTAACAGTCACCACGATGTCGAACCCATTCGACGTCATAACGAAAGCATTACTAATTTTTGCAAAAAAACTTTGGACATACACGGATCTGCGTTGGGGTGTCGCAAGCTTGTGTATGCCTATTTCAAGACCAACTCATTCACAAACCAAGTACCTGATTACGTCGCCAATTGCGTCAATTATCCGCAGAAAGATTGCGAAGTCAAGTGGAAAGAATTTATACACTTTTTGTTGTAACTAAAGTTTAGTTTAATAAAACATCAAATTACAAACAATTTTTTAATCGCTTCAATCCTATACAACTAAAAACCACCTACACCTACCTACCTACACCAAATACTGTGTCGCCCACTATCGACCCTGTATCAAAAATATAAACAAATACTGTGTCACCCTCTATCGATCCTGTATCTAAAATAAACACATGTATTGATGAGAAACAAATTGTATTGAGGCTTGTTAATTAAATTAAAGTCAGTTACTCACTTATACTCAAAAAAGTTAAAAGCTTAGGCTTATTGTTACAAAATTAAATAGTAGATTCACTAAAAATTCAAGCAAGTTATTACATTATTTTTAATAAACATCCTTGCTAAAACTAAATCTAAAAGGCTGACAAACAAACAATATTATTATTATCTAAAAATTACCCGTTTAATTATTCGCAAGTGACAAACATTATTAATTAAATTTTATTATAAATAGTACAGTTAACAATTGTTTACCAGTTTTATAATTAATTGCAGGAACCCATTTAGAGGAATTGGCGCCTCTTGCGCTAATATGAGCTTTGTCTACGCTAACAAATTGAACTACATTATCAACTAACTTAGATTCATACTCATTGTCACTAAAAAATAATTGTCGCAATGCGCCCCAGACGCTTTTAAAATAAGCCTCGTTAATAAACATTTTCACCACCGTTTCTTGTTTCTCAATGGCGTCCACGGCGGCGCGGACACGGCAGCCCGCGGCGCGCGCAGCAAACAGCGGTCCAACGACAAACGGCACCGTGGCGCCTTCATCGTCGGGCTTGGCGAAGCCGTCAAACAAAATTTCCTGTTGGCCGGGCGTGTTGATGACACACACGCTGTCGTAGCGGCTACACACGGTGGCTTGCAAATGTTTTTCTTTAAAATTAGTAACTGAGATTAATACTTTAAATTTGGCAAACGGCGATCGGCACTTTACAGTCAAACAAAATTCGGTGTCGGCGCACACCGGCGCCAGTTTGAAGCGTTCACTACGAGTTGGTTCCTCAACGCCACGCAAATTAATTGGTACGAGCGTCATCGTGATATCCATTGTGCAAAACCTGCTTTATTATAAACTTTGCGCTTATTAACTTTTCCGCGTCTCTGATTTCGAAGCGCTTGTTAGTCGCGCTAGCGATCACACCCGTTCCTAACGAAACCGCCAGCGCTTTTGCAACGCGTAGCCGGTCGCGCGCACAATTGGCACGCCGCGCGCTAAATACTTGCTCGCCGCCGATTGCGCACAATTTCTCCACTCGCTGTTCCACAAACTTCTTAGACCCACTTGTTGTATACACTACGTTTTTGCAAATCGTTACAGCAAAATGTTTCGTTTTTGCGCATCTCCGCGTGTTCAAGCGCGATGCCAAGATTGCGATGACGCTGTTTTTTCTTCGAATAAGCTTTTGCATATTACGCAAGCGCTTTTTTTGCAACTGAGATAATTTGGAAAAATTGAGCCGGGTCTTTTGCAACTGCGCAATAATTTGCTCCATTTTTTCGTCGCTGTCGTTGCTTTTCGAGAACGTGGTGGTGACGACGGTTTTTACAAAACTGCACACCGCGTCCGGGCGACGCTTTGACGGTGCTTGTGGAATTAATATTTGAGCAGCCTCCATGTGTACGGCGACGTGTTGCGGCTGTGAGAGCCTTCGTTACAATAATGACTTGCTTTAAAAGTGAGCGTTTATAAAGGCTGGAAGTGCGCAGTCGCAGGGCGGGGCAAAAAAAAAACAGCAATAACAACAGTGATTCATGATTCATAGATTACAATGGAAATCGCAGAAAGTAATCCGAGTAAGCCATATTGGCAGATGTTGTTTTCAACGAGCGTTCCGGGCGAGTGATGTCATGTTTAAATTTAATCACGCGCTCCGTAAACTTGACAGCTTTTTCGGCCGGTGCGGCGTCGTGTTCCAAAACGGCGCACAAATCATCGATTCGCGCGCGGTACGTCTCCCCGTCGGCAATCACCTCGCCAATTGCCACTGTGAGCTGCGCCGCCGAGACGGCGGCCGTGTCCAGGGTGCGCGCCACACCGAACTGCTGCAGCTTGCGCGCGTGGTGGAACTGATCCCCCATCATGGGCAAACAGACCATAGGCACGCGCGACTGCAACGCCTCGTCGCTCGATTGGAGGCCTGCCTGCGTCACAAACGCCACTACGTTCTTGTGATGCAACACGGCGCGCTGACCAAACCATTTTTGTGTCACCACGTTGCACGGCAATTTTACAGAAGCGGCTACCATGTCGTCCACTTTCCACAACACTGTGTAATTGTTCAGTTGGCTAAACGTTTCCAACAACATCTGTATAAATTCGGCGTGAATAGAGTTTGTGTCGATGCTGGAGCCGAAGCTCACGTAAATCGCCCCGTTGACGGACTCGTTTAGCAGGCGCTCAAGCGCGGCGTCCAACCTTTGCGACGACGTTTGGGCCAAATGCAGTCCGCCGCCCAAGTATTGCACGCTCGGCGGCACCGGCCGGTTGTTATCGTACACCGGGTGCAGGTTGAGCAACAGTAGCTGCACGTTATCACGTAACTGGCGAATGGTAGGCGTGTCGCGCCCAAACTGTTGTTTCAACAACTCGTCGGATCGATGCGCCAGCAGCTCGAATTCGTTTAGCAGACGCCATTCGCTGAGCGCGCCCGCCGCCTCGCCGCTGAAGTTGCTGCGCCAAATGTTGGGGTAGTGGACTGGGTGGCGCGCCACGGCGCCGGCCACGTCAAAGTTCTCAGCCAAACCGTAGCCCGGGGCGATTTGTATTACGGCTGCGGGCCGGAACAGGTGGCCGAACACCAGCGCGTAGTCTGCGAACGATTCTATGACAACGGCGTCAAAGGTTCGGTTGGTGGCTAGAAAGCGGCGCACGTTGGCATTATCAAATTGGTCTTTGAACATTTCTATAAGGCTCATGTAATTGTCCGCAGTCACCGTGGTTTCGTCCGCCACCACGCCGCGTTTGCGAAACGCGCCCGAACCGGCCACCAGCTTCTTGTATTGCTCCGAAGACATGTCGGCGTCAATTTGTTCTATACGGCCGCATTCATCTTGTAAAGCGTAATCGAGTAGCTGCGGCTTTACTGCGGTTACGTTGTGGCAATTTTTTGCAAGCGCGTGCACGTATGCCCTGTACACAGCGTGGTGACTATAAGCCGGCGTGGGAAGCACCGCCAATATATTTGCAGTTTGCACGCCCACCGCGAATAATGTCAGAGCAATAATGACAACAAAAGCCATTGCAATTGCTGAATGCACTAAACGGTGTGATTAACTGCAGCGCTGGACTCGTTTTTATAGCCGTTCCATATGGAGCCCTGCAAGTACACTCCGGAGCGGGTCAACACGATGTGGAAAGCCATTGCGTACAACGACAGTCGCAGGCTCGCTTTTATGATTAACCCGCAGCGGTGGGTGCACGCCAAAAGCCCGTTCGAAAACTCGGCGCAGTTGTACAATTACATCGTTAAAAACTCGGTGAACGACGTGCATGTGCTACCGCTGGACGAAGGGGGCCGTGAGTGGGTCATCGACGCCGATTTTAAAGATTACGCCGACAAGACGGACCTCATGCTAAAGGTGAACGTGGGCGCCACCGCGCTTATGCTGTTTTTTGCCGACAAAGAAGATGCTGTTCAACGCGTCATGTTTAGCGGCAACCGCGGATTCCACATGTGGCTAAAGTTTTGCGGCAAGTTCAGAATGGATGCGCCGAAGAGTTTGCGCGAGCATTGGTTTGGCATGTTGAAAAGGCCTTGCAAACTGGACGTGAGCGAAATCAAACCGGGCAATTTTATCTATTGCGTCCGGCAGGCGGTGGACATGTATATTGAAAATGCCGACGACGAAGCGATATTGCGTTACTGGCCTGACGTGGACAGAGACGTGTTTTGCAACGCTAGCAAGCAAATTCGCGCGCCATTTAGCTATAACTATAAGGGAAGCGAGTATTCGCGCTGTTTAACCCAGCAATTGCTACAGCACATTGAAACATGTTCACCTGGATGTTCGGCGGCTGGTGGAGTGGCGCCGACAAGCAGCTGCCCTTAAACGCCGAGTTTGATGAGCAGGCGTACAAGCGGTACGCGGTCGACCGGCACGCGCATTCGGACCTTGTGCGCTGGGACGTATTCCGCTGTTACCCGTTCGCGTTTAAGTTTCGATACGTGACGGACGACAGCGCCAATCGATGTTGTAGCGTCGTCGATTTCTGCAAAGGCTTAAAAATTAGCCACGATCTTTTGCTGCGTTGTAGCTTTAATAGGCAACATGTGCGCCACCTCAACGAGCTAGTGCTCGGCGCGCCGCCCGCCGAGACCGATTCCTTCGGTAGCTTGTATGCCACGAAACACGGGCTTCTTCAATTGTTGCAGCAGTTGCCGTTGGACGCAAAGGAGGACGTGTTGCTGGCTATCAAAACAGACAAAGGCTATGACCGCGACGATATGCGCGACAAGATCGAGACGGTGCTGAAGCATATCAAAACGCTTAACGCCAACAGCGACAAGTTTATTAGCGCGCACAAGTCCTTCAAGCATGAAGTGTGCGTCCGTTTTGAACAGTTTGAACAGCGTCTGGACGCGCTCGACTCAAAGATCAACGCGCCGCCTGCGTCCACACAGGGGGCGCCCGTCGTGGTGTTTCCGCGCGACGTGACCAAACACCCGCATCTGGCAGTGTTCATGAGCCGCGCGGAAGATACAGGCAACACGCAAATCGCGTTTGCGCGCGGCCAAGAGGAGCATTTCCGTAAGCGCAAGTTGGAGTTCGAGGATGACATGGACACCATGTTTGAGGGCGTGCACCCCAATCCGCTGTTGGCCGTGCATTGCATCAAAGAAGAGTTTGCCAACAGCGGCTATAAAATGCGTCGTTTGTCTAAAAAGGTTATCGAGGTCAAATGCACCGTGAACGCCGCCAAGGACATTGTTAAAAAAGCAATTTCGTAATATATAAAAATAAAAATATAAGCAAAACCCGAGTTTATTATGAACCCCGACGCTAGATTTCCCCCCATGGACATTGACGAACAAGTCACGTATTTTCCGGTAAAGCGTACGGCGGCCAGCAACGCGTTTTACGACGGCGACATAGTCATGAAAGAGGTGCGCCAAGAGCAAAATGGCCCACCCGTGTATTATGCGTACAGGTGCCTGCCGCTCGAATTTCCGCTCACGCTAAAAGGTACCCAGTACGAGGTCGTTGCCAATTTGCCCGCGCTGCAAAAGGCCGAATCCAAGCAGCTGTTTACCGCAAAGCAGCTCGATGAGTACGACCCGCGACAAGTCGCCACGGAGAAGGCTGCGCCGGTTGTTCAACGTGCCGTAAGTAGCCTGCCTCTGCATAAGATGGGGCCACAATACGCGCACAGCAAAAACCTCAACCTGGCGGTGGTGCATCCGCGTATGAAAACAGTCGTGGGCCCGCGAGTCAATGGCGCGGCTAACAACAACGCGCATTATCGCGAATTAATGCAGTTATCAATTGACAATGATCTCGCGCACGGTCACATCAGCGAGGAAGAAGCCAACGCGCTCAGAAACAATCTACAGCTAGTAATTAACAATGACCTCGCGCACGGTTTCATTGACGAGGAAGAAGCCAACGTGCTCAGGGACAATATTATATAATAATTATAACAACACTATCAAAACAATATTTATTTTATTTACATATAAAATAAAAGTTGTCCACAATATAGTCGTAGCAGTCAACGTCGATGTCCGAAGCGTGAGAACAACACAACAGTTCAAACAGCGCGTTCTTTTGCCGGTCCGTTGTGGCGTGGATGTAAAGCGCGTCAGCGTGCGCGCGCAAATCTGTGTACGTTTCTCTGCATTGTCGACCAAAATTTTTAATCACGTTAAAAGAAGGGTGACGCTCATCCGCCGACGTCACGTCGTTGCGCATATACTGAAACAGTATATGCATACTGGACATTTTGTGGCGCGAAAAATGCTCGCGGCCAATGCCACTGAAGCGGCCGTACACGTAGGTCATGGCAGGCGCGAAGTTGCTTTCGTCTCCGGGCTTAACAAATTTGATTACTGCGTTTCGGAGGCGCATCATTAACTCTGCGGGCACGGCGCCGGTGGTTATGCGATGCATGTACGTAACCACGCAGAATTTATAATACCACCAACCGTCTGCTTTAATCGTGGGGTCGAACACATTCGCGACCCGCTCTAACGCGTTGTAGTACACAAATTCCATAAAGTCATTAATAATATGTTGCAGGTCGTCCAGCACATCGCTGGGAATGTCGGGAATCGAATCCAGCGCAAATATGTTAGCTCCGCCTTTGGAAACGCGCTTTTCGAGAGGAGCGTAGCGATCTATATTGGCCAACGCGCGCTTCACGTCGTCGCATAGGCCGGTTGCGTTGCCGCAGCGGTACCACGCTGCCAGGCGATCGGCGACCTCGCTCAAATCCAGCAGACGGCGCGCCTGATCGAAGCAAAACTCGCCGCTGTTTAAACAACGCGCCGTTGCAATGTCGCGCCGCACGCATGACGTGCCGTTCACGTAGGTGTCGGTTAAATATTCGTTCACTATCCTATACAAGTGATATGATCCGTTGTAGCGCTCATGCAGCAAATTGTACCCGCCATAATAAGCGTATACGAGGAGCTTGGAAGACAAGGACATGTTGCTGTTGAAGAGGTTGCGAACATTATGCTTAAAGCATCGCCGTTGGTCCATTTATATACATCTAAAAAACGTGCAACATGCGCCGCGATTCAGTGTAAGAGCGCGCGCAATGTTTCCCGATCGCTGGCACGAGTACACCGCCTGCGGCCGCGTTATCGAAGGCACCAGGCTGATATGCTTTAAGGTGCCTCTAAACGCGGAATTGTTCGAGTACGTGACCAACGACGAAGACCGGTGGACAGTGGCCAGTCTGCTGGCGCGGAACAGCGCGCTAGGCGCCGTGATAGATTTAACAAACACCACGCGTTATTACGATGGCGCGCAAATGATTAAGGCGGGCCTGTTGTACAAAAAAATCCGCGTGCCAGGTCGCGCGGTGCCGGACGAGGACACCGTGCAGAAGTTTTTCAGCGCCGTTGACGAGTTCCAGGACCGCTGCCCGACGATGCTGATCGGCGTGCATTGCACCCATGGATTAAACCGTAGCGGCTATTTAGTGTGTCGCTACTTGGTGGACAAACTAAGCGTGTCACCGGCCGACGCAATTATTCGCTTCGAAGAGGCGCGCGGACACAAAATTGAACGGGCCAGTTATTTGCAAGACCTTCTTGCGCGCAACCATGTACGACGCGAACCAAATTGACAAGAACATTTTTGTTGGTGGATATTACGGTGACGACGAAGCCATGCTGCAATTTATCAAAAAATATGACATTGGCAGTGTGATCTCGCTGATTGACGCGGACGTGGGACCCATCAGACAGGCGCTCGGCCTGCCCGCCGGCGAACACATTCACGTTTATTGCGAGGACGCGCCGACGTGCGTGGCCCTTCCCAACGCGATGTTTGCGCTCTACGAGTACATGACGCGCAGAATCGGCGAGGGCAAGCGGGTGCTCATCCACTGCTACGCGGGCGAGTCCAGGTCGGCGGCACTGGTGGTGTACTATTATATGCGCAGTCGGCAAATGTCGTATGAAGAGGCGTTAAGCCTCGTGAAAAACAAGCGCCGCGTAGCCATTAGCAACCATTTTGTGCGTTTTCTGGCCAGCAAGTGTAGCTACAAATTTGTAAATAATGTATTGAAAATACGAGTGTCGTAGTATAAAAGTTGTATTATTAAGGCAAATAAAAAAATTAAATGGCAATGTTAAAAACATTTTTGTTAATATGCGTTTCAAGCGCCGCACTAAGTGTAAAGGTGACAACAATTAACAATGTGCTATACACCGTAAATGACACGCAAAAAACGATTGCTGTTAAACAAGTCGACGACAAACCGGCTTTCATTCAAGTTATTCCTCCGCAAAGCTTTACCAAGAACCAAGAGGAATTGGATATGTTACATCATTTTCCAGGTGTAGCAAGCAATGTAATGTTTCCACGAATAGCCAACAACACCAAACTGACGGTGCTGTTAAACGATGGTAGTTTGGCGACGATAACGGTCGATCGTGTTTATACAAATTTTCACAGTCACAAAAATCGCATGATTTATGGCCAATTGTATTCGTTTGCGCTTAGCAACTTTTCGTTGGCCAACCAAATTTATATTGGCGCACCCATTTTTGAAAAAGAGCGTATGGTGTCCGTGATCACGGCGCGCCACGAGGACTACAAAAATAAACTAGTGATCTATCCCGTAACCGGTATCAGCGCTCGAGGACTGGTGTCGGGCCAAATCAATTTTGATTTACAAATTTTAACACAAAAATTGCTCGAAGGTTCATCGGTTTATGGCAAAATGCAGTTGCCGTACAAGGCGCTAAAAGATTATGCCATTAGTACAAATAGAAACAAAAACTTGTTCAAATGTTTGCCACGGAACGTTGCCGTGTTTCACAACGAACGCGACATTACCATCGCTTTGGTGGAGGGCGAATTTGAAATCGACAGAATTCGATTAAGCGGTCCTTTAATTTTACGTAACAATATACAACAATAATAAAAGTCAATAAATTTATCTAACAATTGTTTTATTCAAATTGCAAACTGTGGCGCGTACTGCGCGTAGTTTCCGCCACAATTATTTATTAACACTATCCATAATTGAACCATGTTGGTACGCTGGTCCGCTCCAACACGCGCCAAACTGGCCAATTTTTTTTTACTTGTGCCATGACGTGTGTTTTAACTGATCAACAATTGCGCGACAACTAAAGGTCGCCGCCCGCATTAATACGCTGCACCTCGAGCAGCTCGTTGACGCCCTCTTCCGTTTCGCCGAACACGTGAAGCGGATGGTCAATGACCAACAATGTGCCGCACTCGGCGCACAGATAGCGCGCAATTGAGTGGTCGTCGGGCGCAGGCACGTCGGCCACCGCGCGGCAGTTTTGGCACACGCGGTAATAGATGAACTTAGGCTGCAGGCGTATCGTACCGTCCGGCACGTACGCCTGGACGTTGACGGCCATGCATGCTGCCACGAGCGCGTCGCGGTGCAAAAACCCGTAGCGGCGCACGTCCGCGGACGCGATTTTGCCGTCGATCAGCGCGCGCAGCCGCCACAGATGGTCGGTGTGCGCGACAATGTTTTCTTTGTATTCTTGCGTCAACCGCAAACTGAACCTGACAAAGCGTGCGCCGGGCATAGTAAGTTACTTTCGTTTAATGCAACTTTACACAATAATATATATAATAATAATAAAATGAATCGCTCCACAATGAAGAACGCGGCTGCAATGACGGCCGACTACGAACGGGAGCAGCTCCGGCGCGACTTAAATAGCTTGCGCCGCAGCGTGCATGAATTGTGCACGCGTTCAACGACCGGGTTTGATTGCAACCGTATTTTGGACGGCGTCGATAAAGCGCCGGCTGTTATAGTCAAAACTGCGGCAGCTGGCCAACACTCGAGCTTGATCTGCGATAAGGTGTAAACATGGAGCGCCAGGTGTGGAACCCCGCCGCAGGCGCGGCTAGTGTCAAAAAAGCGTCGACGTATTTGATCGACCCTAACGATTTTGTGGGCGTGCTGGCGCTCACGCCGTACACCGTGTTCGAACGTGGGCTGTTTGTGCGCATGTCGGGCATGCGCCTGCTCGCGCTGCTGTCCGCACACAAACCTGTAAAAGCGCAGACGGCACGCCGCTCTTCGCAGCGCAGCAAACGCAACGTGTGCCTGAAAGAATGCGCAGACGGATTACAGAGCCTGCCCAAGTTGCTCACGGCGCGCCTCATCAACATGCCGCTGTGTATTAGCAAAATTATGGCCGACCTCGGCAACGCCCCGCGGGGTAACATGTACAGAAAACGGTTCGAGTTTAACTGTTATTTGGCTAACGTAATCACTTGCACCAAATGCAAAGCGGCGTGTTTAATTGGCGCGCTGCTGCACTTTTACAGGATGGATGCCAAGTGTGTAAATGAGGTGACTCATTTGTTGGTCAAAGCAGAGAATGTTTACAAGCCGTCCAATTGCTCAAAAATGAAGACCGTCACGAAGCTGTGCCCGAAAGCAAACATGTGCAAAGGCGTAAATCCGATTTGCAACTATTAATGGTGTTAGTAAGCTGTATTGCGAGTGAAAAATGGCCGCGTCACAAGAAAGCGAACAAAAAATTTTAAAACTGTTTTACCGCTGGAGCAGTCAAACGGGCGCGGCGTTGGACGACGAAAAAGATTTACACTGCTTGTACGATCTAGAACGGTTTGTGGGGGCGCATCTGAACAAACAATACGATGCGAAAACTAAAAAGAATAAATGTGCGGAAAGGGCGGCAGTGAAACGCGTGGAGATTGCGGCAGACCGTCACGCGCTGGAAGCTGCGGCTGTGCCGATCAGCGCCGACGACGATCGGTGGTCGAGGCTTAGCCAGGCCCAGCTAGACGAAATTGCACGCGAAAAGGACATTGTCGACCGTATTTATCGTTTGCAGCTGAAACAGGACCGACTGGACCGTTTTAAAAAATAATAATAATAAATAAACATTTGTCTCCTTCACACACTTTTATTTTAAAATAAGTAATTTGCTGGTTTTGTAGCAATTTTGTAATATAATTTCGTATAACT